AAATATAATACAAATATAATACAAATATAATACAAATATAATACAAATATAATTCGAATGAATCTATTAAAATATAAAAATGAAATATTATTTTTTTTTATAGTATTTTTTAGTTTTATTATAATATATTATGGTTTAGGAAAAATTTTGAATAAACAATCAGTTATAGAAGGAATTACAACTAGTGATAATAACAAATCAGTAGCTAAATCTACAGAAACAAGAAAGGATGAAGATACTATTGAGATAAAAGAAATGAAACAAAAACTAAAAATTATGGATAATGATATTACTAATAAGTTAGAACCTAAAGTAAATAAATTTTTAGAAAAAATAAAAAAAGTAACTGATGAAATTCAAGCCGGAATAAGAAAAAATGTAGAAACAAAGATAAATAGTTTTTCTGAAAAAAATAATGAAGCTACAGCGGTTTCATCGCAAAAGAAAGTTCCTCCATTTTCTGCTTCGGAAATAAATAATTCTATTTAATACTTAACTTAATATTTTTCATATATAATATTTTTCATATATAATAAATAATTATATATGTAAATAATTATATACATTAATAATAGATATAGACATGTCCAAAAACGAGCCCGAAGAAGTGGACAATAGTTATAAATATTATAAATATATTTACGCGCCGAAAGAGATGGGTATAACCGTGGGGGATAGTTTAAGTAACGTAGAAAATGGCGTGGCTGGTATTTTTAGTTATGTTAAATTATTAGTTGAAGGAAAATCGAATGCCTCGAAAACGGGCAAACCCTTGGGTAATAAATATTTTTTAGAGACTGAACAAAATTGTATACACGTAACCGAAACTACAAAAAAACAGGTAAAAAGAAGTTTATATATTGATAACGTCCCTACAGGGACAAGTGGAATTTTAAAAGATACTGGTGAAGATTTTTCGGATTTTAAAGGTCTTGTGCCTGGAGCAATAGAAGATGTAATGGCAATAGGTAAAATTGACTTTTTTTCTGCCTTTACTGAATTAAGTGTACCTAAATGTTTACCAGTTAAGCTTAAAACTATAGATATAAATAATAATCAAGGTAGTGATACACAGTATGTTACGATAAGCGATATTAAAGCCATAGGTCCTTGTAATTTTATTAAAGGTCCAAATGATACATTTCCTATGAACCCGATAACCAAAGATACATGTAAACGTGAAGAATTTACTGTATCTGAAGATGACGAAAATAATGCTGAATTATATAAAGATTATTATAAATTGAACAATGATGATGGTGATGGTGATGGTGATATGGATAATAAAAACATGAAATTAATGATGCCAGATGATGTATTTCTTAGAGTATTATTTTATTCTTTAGGTGGATTATCTATATATATTGCTCTCAAATTAATGGCAAACATGTATAAAAAACGTGATTAAAATGGTGTGTGTGACATGATGTATGTTGCGTAATATTTAAATTTATTATTAGTAATAAATAAATTTAAATTATGGTTATGGTTATGGTTATGGTTATGATTTGATTTACTTACGGTGGTGACGACGACGATGATGATGACGTGTTTTTCTTGATTTTCTTCTACTACCACCGCCCCATAAACCCATGAAACCTTTTTTTTCCGTAGGAGGAGCGTTGGGGTCAGTAGTAGGAGGAGGAGTAGGAGGAGGAGTAGGAGGAGCAGGTTTATCTTCTGAAACAGTGGTAGCAGGTTCGGTAGCAGCAGGATCAACCGGGTCTTTTTTTTTTAACCAGTTTAAGGGATTGAAAGAAAATCCTCCGGCTTGTTTTCTAGTTCCTACTCTTCCTTTACGACTACGTCTACCTCTACGAGTAACTCTAGTTTTATGTCTTGCCATGATAACGATGAATAATTATATATTAAACGAAGATATTAATATATAATTTATTTTAAAAATAAAAATAATGTTACAGTATTTGTAACACCAAAGCTAGTGATCATTTAACGGCGACCAGCGCGTTTGCGATGGGTTTTGCGGCGAGAGCTGCGAGCGCGTCTGCGACGACCACCCTGCTGGCTCTGGCGCTGGGATTGGCGCTGAGCCTGAGATGCGCGACGAGTGCCCTTTCTACCCTTTCTACCGGTGCGACGTCTACGACGACCACCTTCTTGTGCTACTGCTTGTCCTTCTGCTTGTGCTTGTGCGAGTTCTGCCATTTTATATATTACACAAAGAAATAAATTATTTTCTAAATAGATAATTATAGTTATTAATAAATAATAATAAATTATTTATTATTATTATTACTAAAGTTTTATTTTATGTTAGAAAAATGAAACTATAAAATACATTTTACAAATTATATTTTACAATTTACAAATTACATTTTACAAATTAAATCTTTTATATAATTCAAAGGCAGCCAAACCTCCTAAAATTTGTGCTAAAATATATCCGATTAATTCCTCTTTTGGTTGTTTACCGGCCACAACCATCATTACAGTAACCGCGGGGTTGAAATCACCTCCTGATATTTTTCCACCTAAATAAATAACTAACGCGAGGGCAGCACCGATAGCGAATGCATTCCCTGTAGCAATAATTACATACAAAAAGAACATTGTTCCTAAAAATTCTACTAAATACTTGTTCATCATCTTGATACTTCAATACTTATTATATATTTTTAAAATAAAAAAATATAATTTTAATATAAAATATTTTCTAAACATTTGCTAAAGATTATGAATAAATTTGTCTATTTCCTAAAGATGACAAAATAGATGAACCACCAGATTGAAAAGTATTTTCAATTGCTCCTTTCTTTTTTGGCGCAGTGCATCCTCCATTGCGGCACCTTTGTCGGCGAATATTACGAATAGTGTTATCATTATTTTTAGTTTGGTATGCTGCATCAGCAGGAAGACCCACTTTATACGCCGATCTACCGATTGCGTTATATTTGAGCATATTAATATATTGATCACCACATATGGGAACAGGAATTGGTTTTCCTGCTAAAACGCGTCGTTGGTAGTGACTATGAAACATGCTTGTAGTATAGTTATTGGGTGACGCGAGTTTGCTAGTAGAAGGTGTGTTAGGATTAGTAGAATTCATAAATGACGCACGAGCATTTGCTACATTACCTGTTTGATCAGTTGGATATTGTTGATTGGGTGCTGGAGCAACGCAACTTTGAATACCATTATTGCCGCGCTGTTTTATAAGGACTGTTGGTGATGGAGGACCATTAAAATAGTATTGAAGAGTTCTAACGGGTACAGATGTCATAGTAATATATATATAATATTTATAATATTATTATTATATATATACATACGATTGATATACTAGTTACTAAAAGTAAATATAAGGGTAGTATAGTATTTAAAATCTGTGAACTCTTCTCCATGCGGATTGTGATGCTGAAAAGTCATCACCACCAAAAGTGTAGTCGTTAAAGTTTCTATTTACAGCTTGTAATTTTTTAAACTGTATATAATCAGAACCATCATACACGAAACGCGGGTTACATGTCGACGATGGAATACCGGTATTGTCTTTATGGGGTTGAATAGCACCACCGAGTACTTTATAACCGCTTAATCCGCCGCGTACATTATTTACCTGATTTGAACCTCCAGATGTATAATTTTGACGAGAAAGAAAATCACCAGCATTATTAACAGCCCTAAAGGCTCCGATTTTGCGCCGATAACCATTTATTACACCTGTTGCTGCAGCACCATTCCATGCTTGTACCAACGAAAACCTATCTTGTGCCCTTTCGCTGCTACCAATCATTCCACCATTACCATTTTTGCCTGAACCACCTCCAATCATTGTTGGTGCAATACCTTGAAAACCACCTCCTAAGTTTGACATTATTTATTATGTATTATATATAATATATATTATATAATATATATTTTATAAAATATATTATAAAATATAATTCATTTTATCTAAACTTGTCTTAATCTTGTTTTAAACTTGTTTTACTTTAAATATAAACAAATAAAATCATAAACAAACAAAAATAAAAATTATCTACTAAATAGATTTATATATATTATAATAACAATCGTATTTACTATATTCGTTAACCTATGTCATAATTCTTGGCGCGATGTTCATAGTTTGTAATTCCTGAAATAGTAGTTTACATGCGTATGGTATTTCTACATATGCAAAACTCGTCCTATTATCACATGTTCGACAACAGTGAATTCCCATTTTATCATTATAAGCAGCAATCATACCACAGTCGCGACACACATGAACTTGGTATTTGTCTGATGCGTCGTATAAGCGACCGCGTGTAAATCTTGCCGCTCCATGTGAAACCATACAATTGTGTGCCACGATTCCATTTGCCAGAAACGAGTGTGTATCTTCTACGCTAATATCATATACTTGTTTGGGACCAACCGGGATTCTTGAGATAACAGTTAGATTCATTGTCGGGATGGAGCCACAGTCGCGTGTTACGCCATAGTTTCCTGCGTCGAGGTCGCTACCGCTACCACTACCAGCGTCATGTTCCGCAGCATCAGCAGTATCCACGGCATCATCCTCGCTAGAGAGACACTTAACGCTTTCATTCTTAAACCAATCTAATGCGCCGATTTTTTCGAGGAATTCTTCAGCGGTGGGGAATCCTTTTGCCGTGAATTTGCCGAATTCTGTTCCTTTGATGAGGTGGTCAGTAATATCGTGCGTGCTTGGGATAGCATATTCATGTAGAAGTCCTTCTGTTTTCTTCAATTCATCGACTGCTTGTATAATCGCTTTTTTAGTTGGTACTATTTTATCGGGAGTTTTTTCCTTAATTTCTTTGAATTTGGTAATTTCATTGACACGGTTTACTATCCAGTTGTGTTGGCGCGTCACTTCTTCACGAAGACGACGATATGATACTCCAGCTTCCAACCGTTGAGATTTATGACAGCAATATCGAAACCCGACTTTTTCAGAGAATGGGATTAGTTGTTCAATCGGAAGATGGAGCGTTAACTGAAAACTGCGCTCTGAGTTGTCTGCTTTATCTTTTTCTTCGAATTTTTTCTTTGAGCATGACGTCTCCTTAGCTTGTTGAATAGTTGTATTATGAATTCCGCATTTAGCAAATAGTTTCTGGATATCTTCAAACATTTTTTGTAAAGAGACACGATGTTCATATGTTTTTGATTTTGAAAATGAAACCGATGAAAGGATGTCGCGTTTTCCTCTATGCATTCCAAGAACACAAGTGTGCCCATCGCCACCGAACATCCCGGCAAGAAATTCACGCACAATGGGGCGAGGGCATTTTTCATCCAATATGAACTTGGGTAGAGTTCCGGGTTGATTTACCTTTTTGCCGCGCAATAAACCTTTTATTCCAAGAATATCATTCATAAAGACACTTGGAATATTAATACTATAATAGTTTCTAGATTCAAATTTTTTCTGATTGATATCGCAAAATAATTCCAAATCATCAATTACTTGTTTTACATCTAATATATGTCCAAGAAACAATGTTCCATAACCTTTAACACTTATACTTCCATCTGTAATAAGCAATCCAAGAATACGAGCGAATGCTAAAGATTTCATGAATTCTTCATGTGTATTTGTTTGAAGTATTCTTGCTCCAAATTCAAATTTCCATCCAGCACATTCTTCCATTTCATCTTTAATTTTCATAACAGGATAGCTTACACTTGTCTTGATTTTAGTAGAATTCAATTCGATATCTTTAACCTTAATCCATGTATTATCAGATGTCAAAATCGGATGGTCTTCAGTGCACGTAATCTTTCTACCATCCTGGAATGTTAATTTAACACATGGACGCATTCCTTTATCCATAAACGCTAATTGCTTAGAGGGAACCATTCCATTTTTTTCTTCACTCCAGCCAAGAACTTTGTTATTTAAATTTTCCATTTCTTCTATATTAATTGATAACCCCGAATTCAGAGAGATGGGTGTGCCTACCGGGAAACAATCCCTCTCCATTTCGCCAAACCGTAACCCTCCATCTCGCGAACGGCCCTCAGCCGGTTGTCGTGTAAGATTTACCATTGGTCCAATTGAACGACTATGTTGCTTATCATTTACCATATGTTTGAGACGCTGATAGAAGGCTGGTCCTATGAAAATATCCGACTCAATCTGTTCCCCAGTCATGCCGTTATATAGGATCTCATTGCCGTGACATTCGTGGCCGACCTTTAGCAATTCCTTTCGAATATCGTCCACAGCGAGCTCACCGAATGATGTGCCGTCGCCGAATAGACCGAGCTGGACGAGCACCTTTCCGAGTAGTGTTTCCTTAAGTTGCCCGATCGTCATACGAGATGGAATAGCATGCGGGTTGATGATAATATCGGGACGCATACCGTTGACCGTGAAAGGCATGTCACTTTCTGGAATAATATTACCTACAGTACCCTTTTGCCCGTGTCGCGACGAAAGTTTGTCACCGATAACCGGTTTGCGTGAAGTGCGAATGCGGACTTTTGCGATACAGTAACCATCACCATTGCGGTCGACGAAATTCTTATCAATATATGACTCCTCGGTGGTGCGGTGAATCTTGCTGTGGTCTTCGTATTTGATGAGCTTTGTATGATCGTTGCGATTTTCTTTGATTGGGACGACCTTGGCGATAATGATGTCGCGGTTTTCGATAAATGTATTTTCCGGTACGAGACCCTTGTTGTTTACCTTATCGTAATTGCCGAATTTCATACCCTTGGTCTTTGATGGGTCGGGCTTACAACGAATTTCCTCATCACCGTTAATCTTCTTGTCCTCGTCTTTTTCGGTGTGATAAATGGTCGCATTGAATAAACCGCGGTCAATCGAGCCCTTATTTACGAGAATACTATCTTCCTGATTATAGCCGGAGTATGTCATGATTGCGACGATGACAGCTGAACCAGACGGAATTTGGTCGAGTTTAATCATACCCATCACACGTGTATCAACAAGAGGGCGACTTGGGTAAGTAAGAACATAGGCGGTCTTGTCCATGCGTTCTTGGTAATTTGTAACATACATTCCCATAGCTTGTTTACCCATAGCACACTGATAAGTATTCCTAGGTGACTGATTATGCTCGGGAAACGGGATACAAGAAGCGAGAATTCCGAAAATGGTACTTGGGTGAATTTCGCAATGAGTAAATTTGTAAATGAAATTAGTGTCTTCTTTTTTGACGAGATCGGTGGGTTTCATGGCAATCATGCTAAAGTTTTGTTCCTCAGGATCGATATATTCCAGGATAGCTTCATCGATTTTTGTGTCGGTTAGCAGGTCATCCCATGTAAGATTTTCAGCATTAAGTTCCTTAATAACTTTATCAGTTATGAATACTTTGTTATCTTTTACGCGCAACACCGGTCGCGTGAGTCGTCCAGCATCATTACAAATACGAATTTCCTTATTTTTAATGTCAAATACAATAGATGTGTAAATATTAATGATGCCTTTTGATTTTTTGTCCTTGAATGTATTATACAATTCAATCGGTGTTGCTGTATTGCCAAGCCATGCTCCATTTACAAATACTTTAATATTAACAAACATATCTTTCGGGGTCAAATTATCCATACGTGAAATAAATGGCTCAACATGTTGGTGTAGTGATTCGGAGTTACTTGGAATCGTCAAATGCGTCATATAACTAATATTTTTTACGACACCTACACTTCCACCTTCTGGTGTCTCAGCGACGCACAAAAACCCCCATGTTGTATTATGGAGCTTGCGCGGAGCAATCAACTTGCCACTCTTATCAACTGGTGTATTGATTCGACGAAGATGGCTAAGACTTGACACATAGGTGAGACGATTCAAAACTTGAGCAACACCTACCTTGTTGCTATTCACATTTTTAATACCGAAATCTCCTGTTGATAGAGCACGCTTTATTCCATTTTCAATTGTAGTAGATTTGATAATTTTATAAATATTTGTTTTATTGACGATATTCATGTGGTCATCGGTGGAACGCCACGAACCTGTATTAATTTCTTTGATGATTTGCTTTGACATATCTTTAACAAGTTTGTTGAAATAGTTGCGGAATAAGTTATTTAGAAGAGCACCAGTCAAGTCGACGCGCTTATTTACGTATGAGTCACGGTCATCTTGTTTGGCCATATCGAGACTGCATCTCAGAACACGATTTACCATGTATCCCAGAAAGTATATTTTTTGTATAGCATTGTGGCAATGTGGGAACAAGTCGTTGTTGAGAACATCTTGAGTAAATATTCTTTTTTTAGCAGCGCCGGCTTCCTTATCCATATTCATTGGGGTATACATAACATTGGAAGTAATAATTTTCAGAGCATCTTCTTGTGACATAACAGTATTAGCGTCAATAATGGATGCTTGTAGAGAATTCAGAATCGGTTTTGCGCTTTCATCTTCAATATCCAATACGATGTGCTTACAAATATCTTTGTCTGACATAATTCCAAGAGCACGAAATACAACAAATAGAGCAATTGGTTGCTTGATGCGAGGAATTTGGACATATATTGGGCAACCGAATCCATTATTTTTATTTGCGACCATGACATTGATTTGTTTTGGCGAGATACATTTGAAGTCGGGTACAGATTTTATTTCTGCTGTCCATGACCATTTATTGTTATTTTTCGAGGTATTAAAACAGTATACGCGATTTTCGGCTGCTCTTTCTTGTCCTAAAACTGTTTTTTCGCTCCCATTAATAATAAAGTAACCACCGGCATCGTGTTTACATTCTCCAGATACATTATTATTAATATGAGTATATTGATTGAGTACACATATAGATGACTTTAACATAATCGGTAATTTTCCAATGTGTACTTTCGGTACAGATTTGTAAAATGTTTGGGCATTTTCTAAATTTTCTCCCGTCCTTACGACATAACGAATATTTATATCAACAGTCATAGTTGATGCATATGTGAAATTTCTTGACCGCGCATCGCGCGGGAACATTATTTTTGTAGCTCCGTTATTTTCATGAATTTGTGGACGATATAAGTTAAACTTGTCAAATGTTACATGTAATTCTAGTTTATTCCTTTTTGTTCTTCGACACATATCCTGTTCTGACGCAATTAGTACAGGATTGAACATCTCAATGGTTCTCTGTATTTGATTGTTTACAAAATCATTATATGATTCAATTTGATGACGAACAAGTCGCTTCAAGTGTTGATTTCTAAAATATGCGCCAATAATAGACCATGGCGTCTCGATATATGGAATTGAGGATGGTTTCAATGCTACTGCCATTGTATTGTCTATTTTTATACTTGTATCAACCACGTGCATCACTTCCATGATTGGATTTGATTGTGGCTTATTTTCAATAGTTTTCAAATTATTTAAATCGATTTTTTCACGTTTATTTTTTTTAACTTTTCCACCAGCTGTTAAATCGATATCAGTAATATTCAACTCTAAATTCCCCGAAGATTTTGCGCTGTCTTTTCCTTTTCCATGTACCTTACCACTTGATGTAAAAGCTTTTGACATTATTTTCTTTGAGGATTGAATTCTTATTATCGAATTATTGCTTATTTATTATTTCAATTTATTTTTAAGCGTATTTCATACAATATATATGAAATGATAAATCGAATATTAAAATATTATATTATTATACTATAAAATTCTACTTATATATCAAAAATTTGTTATATAAGTAAATAATATGTCACCAAATAATATAATAAAGTAGTTTATAATGATATTTAATAATCATATTTATTAATGATATTTAATAAATAGTTTTTTTATTTTTGGATTATAATTTAAGTTGCGCGATAAAGAAATAACAGATATAGATTTCTTACCTGTAGTAGTAATATTTTGTGAAGGTTTTACAGTTGCCGGTACAGATACAGATACAGGTATTGGTGTTATAAAAATATTATCTTCAAGGTTTAGTGGATTACCTGATGTTAATGCTGTTTGTTGAGTAAATTGTTGAACTTTTTCGCTACAACAAACATCTTTTAATAGGTGTTTCCATTTATAATTTGTTTGTGAATTATTACGCAAACATGTTAATAATATATATGTAAGAGCACCAGCCGCCTTTCCATCCATAAAAGCATCTGCACTTGTTTGGTTATCTTGACAACCGCTAATACAGAATACTTCTCCGTTTGTTTTATTATATCTTTTAAATTCGTAGCTTGTTTGTTTTAAAGACCAATCTGATGGAACATATTTTTCAGGGGAACGTGCTTTTGTATTTGTAAGATAACTAGAATCATCATATTTATATCTTAGATCGCAACATGTTCCACTATGACAAGCGTCTAAAACCATGTATAAACGCACACCTTTAGGTACTAGAGCAGCTAGGTTATTTCTAATTATATCATCACTGATAAATCCTGAACGCATAAAATCTAGAGGACATATACATGAATCCATTCTACTTTCTTCATCACCGTTTGTATCGCGCACTAAAGAACCATGTCCCGAATAATGAAACCATAGTTCATCGCCAGCTACTGCGCCTTTGAGTAAAGCTCTAAAACCATCAAGTATATTTGAACGCGTTGGTTTTATTGATGTGTTATCGGTCATAACAATAAAAGAATTGTATTTCCTAGATGTATATAAATACGAACCGATATTGTTGATATCATTTATACATCCGAATAGACGATTTGGTGTTCCAGTATAATTGATTCCTACTAATAAAGCCCTGCGCATTTTATATAATATAGTATATAATATAGTATATATAATAAATATTATATATACTAATAAATAATATATAAAAATAAAATGTTAATAATATTAATATAATAATTTTGTCTTACGCCAAATATACCAGCATGACTATTAAAAAAGGCGCAAAACGGTGTTTTAAAGATCTTGTAAATATACTTGATATTAAAAGTGACTACTATATTTTAAATTATTATGTTAACGAAGAAAATAAAGACAACAAGGACAAAAAGGAAAACAAGGACAACAATGAAAACAAGGAAAATAATGAGTATAATAATGTAGTAGACAAAGATAGTACGAAAGCGGATTCTACTGTTAATTCAGTATTTGTTGCTAAAAATGCAGACCATGTTCCGTTGCCCCCTCCTCGAGATAACCCAGACAGTATTTATAAAATTGGTGTAGAAGCAATAGACGCGGGAGAAAATGTGAAAATCGATATAATAAATATTGATATAGATGATAAAAATACATGTTATGTTAAAAACTGTAAAAATTGTAAGAATAGAATATCATATAAGGTGAATAAAGTTAATATAAATGTTGAAATAAACAGTATTAGTGATTTAATAAAGTTATGTAATGAATATAAATTAGCCGAAAATGTGGAATATAATATTGATATGAAGTCTCTACACAAAATCAATGATGACTTGGTAGAGTTAAATAATATGATAGGTATGAAAACATTGAAAGAAAATATTGTGGATCAGTTGTTGTTTTATTTACAGAATTTACATGTATATAAGGATACGAGTAATGGAAATAGGCGAGCGAATATAGAGACAGGTGATTTTTTACATACTGTTATTTATGGTTCTCCGGGTACAGGTAAAACAGAAGTTGCAAAAATAATTGGAAGAATATATGCTAATCTTGGCGTAATAAAAAGTAAACCAGCATTATTATCTGATAAAAAGAAGCTTGCATCATCATCATCATCATCATCATCATCGTCATCGTCATCGTCACGATCAAGGTTTAAGAAAGTTACTCGATCTGATTTGATAGCGGGGTATCTTGGTCAAACAGCATTAAAAACTAAGGATGTTATAAAGGATAGTTTAGGTGGAGTATTATTTATAGACGAGGCGTATGCTCTAGGTAATACTGAGAAGCGTGATAGTTTTGCGAAGGAATGTATTGACACATTATGTGAGGCGTTAAGTGACAATAAAGATAGTTTAATGGTAATTATAGCTGGGTATGAGAAGGAATTGAATGAGTGTTTTTTTAGTTATAATGAAGGTCTTGATTCTAGATTTATATGGAGGTTTAAAGTGGATGATTACGTAGCGGAAGATTTGCGTGATATATTTGTAAAAAAGGCGCGTGATTTTGGATGGTCAGTTAATGAAGAGTTAAATGTAGAATGGTTTGAAAAGAATATGAAATATTTTAAATACTATGGTAGAGACATGGAGACACTTTTTACGAAAACAAAAATAGCACATAGTAGGCGTGTTTTTTGTAAACCTGATGAAATGAAAAAAAAAATAATAATGAAAGATTTAGAAAATGGGTTTGAATTATTTATTAAAAATGAGGAAGTTAAGAATCGCGTCAATGACAGTGGTTTAAAATTTATTCAAAATATGTATTTGTAAATTTTTTATTAGTAATAATAACATAGCATGTTAATAATAGTATTATATTGTATATTAATGTATTAGGTTTTATTCGTAATAATATTTTATGAATAAAATTATATTATGAGCGATCCAACTAAAAAAAGTATAGTAATAAATAAGTCATTTTTATCTGGAGGTGATAATTCAAATTCATCAAATATACAAAAAAAATCAAAAAAAAATACACGTAACTTGTCCGAGGAAATAATTAAACCGAATAAGTTAAAGAAAATGTTATTAGATAAAATAAATGCAAAACGAAAAGCAGATCAGACTTCTTCTCCTAGTTCAACAACTGGTGGTACTATAAAGAGTACGGATACTTTAGATATATCAAAAGAGACCAAAATGTTTAGTAGTGAATTTAAAAAGTCTCTTGATTTTTTAGATAGTTATATAGGCCAAAAGAGAAACGATAAAAATAAAAATAAAACACTAAAAAAACCGAACACGTCTACCTCTACTAGTTTAAATACAGATATTTTAAAATCTCTACATAATAATAGTAATAGTAATAATAATAATGTTACAAATTCGCACGCTTTATATCCCGCAAATAATATCCATCAGCCTATACAGACACAGGCATATGTTGCTCAACATATTCAACCAACACAAATGATGCAAACTGTTACGCCTATTGTAAACCAACCAGCACCTTTTTTTCAAAAAATACAACTACAAATACCCAATAAACCTATACAACAGAATATGTCACCAAATATATCTTCAAATATGGTACCTAAAATAAACCTTGCTATAGGTAAACCAGTGAATCAGTCACTGGTATATACTGAGCTTCCTCCTGAGTTACAAAATTTCACGCCACCTGTATATAGTATTTCCTCGCCGCCTCATTCTCCATTCCCGTCACCATCGCCACCAACATTACATTCAACATCATCGTTATCATCTTCATATCCGATGTCATTAGATACTCTTCCTCCTCTTGAGTCGCATACAAATCTTGTGATCGATACATCTATAGACGCAAGAGATGATATAGATTCGAGAGAAATAGAAGAAATAGAAGAAATAGAAAATAATAATTCAGAAGGGTTAGCTATAAGTAACACATCATTATTTCCGTCTTCTACAACATTTTCTCCTGTAAAACTATCTGACGATGCTCCGTATGGTTGTTTAAAAGGTGGTAATAAGCCTACATTTAGAACATATAATAAAACAATTAAAAATAATCTTAGATTTTCTGGTGATGAAAATAATTCAGATGATAGTCTTTATTCTGATAGGCAAACAAAATTAAAGGAACTACAGAATAAGCATAGTAAAAAAACATCTTCACAAGATAACAGAAAACTAAATTTTAATTCAAATAGTTTAGGAATTGAAATAGATAATAATAGTGATGAGGAAGAAGGCCAAAATGATAAAGCAAATCATAATTTGAGAAAAACTAAAATAAGGAGACATATGCGAAAAACGATAACTAAAAAATTTAAATTAGGTAAACAACCAGGTAATATAGTTGGTGTGTTAATAAAAAATAATGAAACACGTAAAAATATACAAAAAGAGCATGGATTATTAAAAAATAAGCAACTAGCAGATGTAAAGAAATACTTGGTTGAAAAAAATCTTATAAAGATAGGTTCTACAGCACCACCAGGTGTAATACGTAATATATACGAAGCATCTATGTTATCCGGAGAAGTAGAAAATGTTGGGAAGGGAATTGGTCTTCATAACTTTTTAGAGGACAAAAAATCATGGTAGATAATATTAAGTCAACTTTAATTAGATTAGATTAGATTAGATTAAATTTAATTTAATAAATTGGAATATCAGCAAGTAATTTACTGGTTTCTATTCCTTTATAACTATTACCGTATTTATCTAGAGGTGGTGAAACAATACCTATTCCCATTATTCCTGGTATAACAATCATGATAACACCACCTACACCACTTTTAGCTGGGAAGTATGTTTTTTCCCACCATGAATCTGATTCATTATATAAACCATATTCTGCCATATGTTCTATAACATAATCTGTTTTTTCTTCATTTAATATTTTTTTATGTGTGATGGGGTTCATACCATTGTTTGCTAATGTTGCCGCCATTACTGCTATATCTTTACTAGTAACCATTACCGAGCATTGCTTTGTATATGTTTTGAGTACAGTTTCCGGATCTCCATAAAAACGACCATATGAAACAAGTTTATCGATAAGTTTTTTGTTATGTTGGCTTGTTTTATATTCAGATAAGTAAAGATGTTCGTTCATTTTAAGTTTTCTTCCAGCAAAATCTTCCATATTTTCTAAAATAAGTTTATTTATTTCTTTTTCATTATCTCCAGTAGACTTTGTTTCATCATATAATAAACTTGTTGTTGCCATTGCTCCGGCATTAACAAATGAATTAATTGTATGACTTTTTAATTGTACTACATCTTTCATAGAATTAAATTCATGCTGCTCTTTTGTCTTCCCTATATTACGAATAAGTTTTTTTATACTATGTATATTTAACGCTAGAGCAAGCGTGAATACCTTTGATACCGATTCTATACCTACTTCGGATTCGTAATCCCCAAAATTCATTATATCTCCTTTCATATTACATACTGAAATTGCATATATATTTGGATTACCTCTTTTAATGTCAGGTATGTATTCAGCATTTTTACCTTTTTGTTTTAGTTTTTTGACTTTATTATATATTTTTTCAACATCTTCATAATGAAAAGACATTATACCTTTTATTATACTATATTATACTATAATATATTATACAAACATAAAATATTATTTTATCCCCATAATTTGTATTCATATCAATATCAATATCAATTTTGAATTAATGTTTTTAATTTACTTAAATCTCACGCATCTCATTCATCTCTTGTGTAAAGCAATCTATAATATCTATAAGCATGTTGCCCATGTTGTAAATGAAGATGAATACAATGGATATATAATATATCAAACATAGTTAAAGACTTCTATGAACATTATATTATCAAACCTACTGTTCTAAAGAGGAACATACTAGTTAATATATAAACGCATATAAAATGTCTCTCATAACCACATATTTGAAATTAACAAAGGAATATTCTGAGAAATACGGAGATAAAACTGTTGTTCTAATGATGGTCGGTTCTTTTTATGAAATTTATGGCGAAAAAAACAGCAAAAGTGATGGTTCGTTTCATATTACAGGTAGTAAAATAGATGAAATTTCTAAACTATGCGATCTTTCAATAGCACAGAAAACTGGGCAATATGTTATGGCTGGTTTCACATATACAAAAATAGATAAATATCTTAAAAAACTACAAGACGCAGGATATACAGCTGTCGTTATAACACAAGATCCTAATAATCCTAGTAACCGTAATGTAGAGGGAATATATTCTCCTGGAACATTTTTCAACCCCGAATCAGTAGAAATATCAAATAACTCCATGTGTATTTGGATAGAACAAGTGTCATATATGAAAAATAAATCAATTATTGTTGGAATAGCAAACGTAGACATATACACAGGTCGTGTTATTATGTTTGAATATAAAACAGAAGACAAACACAACCCAACAACATACGATGAACTTGAAAGGTATATCTCTACATATAAACCTAGCGAAATTATTATGATTACTAATTTCACTGAGAAAATCTTAGACGATATTATAAATTATACAGGTATTTTATGTAAGAATATACACAAAATTATATTATTAGAAGATGATAGTCAGCAGTCTTCTAAAAAATTGTCGTCATCATCATCATCATCATCATCATCATCATCATCCAAATATTTAATAGATAATGCACGAAAATGTGAAAAACAAACATACCAAAATGAAATATTGAACAAGTTTTATAAATTCAATATTGTTACATCATTTATAGAATCTACAACAATGTACGAATATGCAACTCAGTCTTTTATATTTTTATTAAACTTTTTATATGAACATAATCCGAATCTTGTAAATAAAATACGCGAACCTGTATTTGATAATAAAAGTGACCGTGTTATTTTGGCTAACCATTCTTTAAAACAGTTAAATATTATTGAAGACGATAACTATACAGGAAAGTATTCATCTGTTTCAAAATTCCTAAACAATTGTATTACACCCATGGGTGCTAGAAAATTTAAATACAAAATTCTTAACCCTATTTTTGATTGTGAAAAGTTAAATAAAGAATATGATATTACAGAGTATATTATAAACAAAAGAGGTGAAACAATTATTTCAGAGTGGCGAAATACAATGGGTGAATTAAAAGATATTGAAAAGTTACACCGTCAAATTATACATAATAAGGTTACCCCTAGGAATTTATTTCATTTATACAATAACTTATCTACGATTTCATCAATGTATGAAAAAATGAAAAGCGATAAAACTCTAATGTCATATATAGTATCAGAACTTGAAAATAAAAAAGGAAGTTATGATTTAGAAGGAAAGCAAATTCCGGACATATCAGAATTATGTAAAAAACTTCAATCGTATATTGAAACACATCTTGTATTAGAAAAATGCTTTAATATTGATAATCTCAACTATGAAGAAAATTTTATTCGTCCATCTGTTAGTGACACATTGGACAGTATTGTATATGATTACGAAAATTCATATGTAGAGTTACAGCAAGTTCAGAATTATTTTTGTGACCTAATTTCATCATGCGAAAAAGCTTCAAAAACTGAAAAAAAATACGAATATGTAAAAATACATGATACGGAAAAAATGGGATATAGTTTAGTAACGACAAAACGCCGAGCTAAATTACTTGAAGAACAAGTAAAAAAACAAATAAAATCTAGTAATAATCCGATAAAAACAGAAGTATCATTAGAATATGAAACTTATAAGAAAACCAAAAGTATTTTAGTAGTAGATTTGTCTGGAATAACATATCCAGTAGCAACAGGAAGTAACTCATCTATTCACTCACAACAAGTTGATAAAATATGTAACACAATCATAAAATCTAAACAAAAAATGAAAATAGAAATAGAAACTATTTTTACAGGATTCATTAAAAATATACAAAATATATTCGAAAGAGATATTCAAATCATAGTCGACATGGTAACCATGATTGATATTTTACAAAACCAGGTATATGTTGCTATGAAAAATAAATATTGTAAACCTGTTACAAAGAAGCAATCAGACAAATTATGTGATTCATTTGTAAAGGCACGTGATTTGCGTCATTGTCTTATCGAACATATAAATACGAATGAGTTATATGTTACAAATGATATTGAATTAGGTAATAGCACAGACCAAAATGGAATATTATTATATGGTACAAATGCTGTTGGTAAGACAAGTTTAATAAGAGCGCTTGGAATTGCGGTTATAATGGCCCAAGCAGGATTATATGTACCTTGTTCATCGTTTGAGTATATACCATACAAAAGCATATTTACAAGAATTTTGGGGAATGATAATTTATTCAAAGGACTATCGACATTTATGGTTGAGATGTCCGAGTTGCGTGTTATTTTGAAATCGGCAAATAATTTCGGACTTATTTTAGGAGATGAACTGTGTTCAGGAACAGAAATGGATTCAGCTATAAGTATATTTGTAGCTGGTCTTAAAAAACTACATGATACAAAATGCTCTTTTATATTTGCGACACATATGCATGAGATTAATAAGTATGAAGAAATCGAGGAAATGGACCGGTTATCTATGAAACATTTAGAAGTTACGTATAATAAAGAAAGGGATACTTTAATTTATGATAGAAAATTAAAAGATGGTCCAGGATTTAGTATGTATGGATTAGAAGTATGTAGATCTCTACACTTACCTGAAGACTTTTTAAAGTACGCTAATGAAATAAGACTGAAGTATAGAAATAATGACCAAAGTATACTTTCAACGAAACCGAGTAAATATAACGCCAAAAAAATAAGAAATATATGTGAAATGTGTAAAAATGAAATGGGTACAGAAATACATCATCTTCAACATCAAAAAAATGCTGACCAACTTAATTTCATAGGACATTTTCATAAAAATCATGTAGCAAATTTAATATCTATTTGTGAGAAATGTCATGATACAATTCATTCTAATGGAGACCAACATCGCAAAGTAATGACATCGAGTGGACCTATTATAATTAAAATGTAAAATGTAAAATGTAAAATGTAAAATGTAAAATGTAAAATGTAAAATGTAAAATGTAAAATGTAAAATGTAAAATGTAAAATGTAAAATATTACAAATATACAAATATTTAATATATTAAATAAATATTTACAGTATTTTATATATATAATTACTATAATTATATATATAATTACTATAATAACATAATATTATAAATGAGTAGTCCGGCAAAGATGCAAACAGTCGGTGAAGCGACAAGTTCAATAAAAGGAGTTGTTCAGTCCACATTTAGTAGTTTAGCAAATTCTTTAAACCTACCACAATTGAGAGACTCTTTTTTTCAGAATATTATTTATATTTTAATTGTTATTATTATTTTAGTAGGTATATTGGTGTATATACAGATGGTAGGAGTAGATAGTGTAAATCCTCTTATTCTTCCACCAACCAAAGAAGTTCGAAAAATAGAAATACAAAAAGTAGTTGAAGGTTTTGATATGGAACAAACGGGTGGATTAGAAGACTCGTCAACAAATATAGACTTGGTAGGTGGAATGGGTAGACTTTTTAATATAGGAAGTGGTGCTGACGGGGATTTATATGAAAATAACTACGATAACATGTATCATGGACAATATGATAATCTTTATAGTGCTAATAGTCATATACTTGATGAGTTAACTGAATTAACTACTGATGTATTTCATAATGATCCACCTAGAAAAAAATAAGAGAAATAAGAGAAATAATGATTAAAATTTTATATTGATTTGATATTGATTTTGTATTATATAAAAGTTAGTAATATAATAAATAAGACAAAAAATTGATATATAAAAATCTATATAATAAATATATAAAAACAATCTAGACAATAAAAACAATCCAAATAAAATGATTATTCCTGTAAAATGCTTCACGTGTGGAAAAGTAATAGGTGACAAGTATCGTTACTACTTATCAGAAGTTAAAAAAATGAAGATTAATAAAGATATGAAGAATGACAAGGTGATATATTTAACACAAGAATTTGCTGACAAAACTCCCGAGGGATTTGTTTTAGACGATTTGGGTTTTAAAAAAATGTGCTGCCGCCGACACTTTCTTACTCATGTAGATATCGAGTAGTTAAATATTCGGTTAAGTATTCGGTTAAATATTAAGTAAAAATGAATATGAATATTTTTATATATTATTTTTATTCATTTATAATATTATATTATCATATTATTATATAATAATATAAAATGGGTTCTTTTTCTTATAAAAAACATAAAAAAGCAAAACATAGTAAAAAACATAAACTGCATAAGTCCAGAAAAACGCGTAAAATGGGCGGAGGTGGTATGAACGTATTAGTTCAAAGTGGTTCGGCTGATAGATATATAAACCCAGCAAGCACATCTCAGATTGCTGGATGTCGCAGCGATAATACCACAGGAGGCGGTGCTTACTCTTTAAATACTCCACTTGCTGTAGGAGGTCAAAGAGGCGGAGGCCAAGTATGTACTCAAAGTCCGTATCAGTATCAATCTCAGTCTATGCAAAGAGGTGGAGGGAAAAAAGTAAGAAATCATATAAGAAATATGAAATATAAGAAAGGTTCAAGACACATGAGAGGAGGGGATGGAAGTTTCTGGAATTTTGCAAAATTTTGGAACCCATCTAATCCAGGACAAGGCGGTAATGTACTAGCATTGTCAGAAAGGGGTACTTCACCATCAGGTATAGGTTCTCCTATTTCTACGGCTGGATATAAACCTATTCCACCCATTCAACCATGGCCAGCAGAGAAATTAATACTGCCACATGATTATACAAAGGGTGGCGCACAGTCTGGCGGAGGTAAGTATACAAGAAAAGGAAAAGGAAGAGGAAGAGGAAGAGGTAGAGGACTTAAAGGAAGAGGACTAAAAGGTGGTGGTATGATAGATGATATTCAGAGATTTGGAAATGATATTGTATATAGATTGGGATCAGCAGTAAACGGTGTTAGTGGTTACGATAACAGATTATATAATCAAAATCCAAGCCCTACTGTACAATTTCCACGCGGTTTAGGCGATGTAGCTTCGGGTGACTATAAATATAACTCATTAAATTTAAAAAATATATACGATAAATCATATAATGACGCATCATTAAAGTAAACACTATGAGTTGTAAATAATAGTATATTACTAAAAACAATAAAATACGATTATTATAATAAAATACTATTATTATAATAATAATAATAATATTAAAATATGATTATTATAATAAAAAATAACATATCATAACATAATATAGTATAAATGTTTTCAAATTTATGTACTCCGGCAAAACTTTATTTTATTATTAGTTTGATTCTATTAGTAGTCTCATTATATTATGATATGACAAGGAATGAAAAAGATAAAATATGTTTAGGAAAAATAAGTTGTAAAGTAGAAAGCAAGCCTGTATTTTATATATTAAATATATTATTTATTTTATTATGGGCATTTGTTCTTAACTTGTTATGTAGATTTGGATGGTCCAAATTGTCTTGGTTTTTATTTTTATTTCCATATATAATTTTAGGTATTGCCTTTTTGTCAATTGCCGGACTTGTAATTTTTGTAGCAAGAAGTAATAAAAAATAGATAATATGTATAAATATAATGTTATATTCAAATGTTATATTCAAATTTTATATTCAAATGTTATATTCAAATGTTATATTCAAATGTTATATTCAAATGTTATATTCAAATGTTATATTCAAATGTTATATTCAAATGTTATATTCAAATGTTATATTCAAATTTTATAGTAAAAATATGAATATAAATATAAAAAGTATAAAAAATACTAATGATATAATATAATAATATAATAATATATTCTAAGAAAAATGAATTCCGAGTTAGCGTGGCAGATAATAGATAAATATTTTGATGATAATCCAAATATTTTAGTTCAACATCATTTAGAATCTTATAATGACTTCATGAAAAATGGAATAAAAAGGATATTCAAAGAAAAAAATCCAATCGTTCTACAAAAAGAAGAAGATGTATCAAAAAATATTTTCAAACTACGATGCGAATTATTTATTGGTGGTAAGAGTGGAAATAGAATATATTACGGGAAACCAGTTATATATGATGATGAAAACAACGGGTTAGTAAAAAGATCTCATTTTATGTATCCTAATGAGGCGAGATTGAGAAACATGACATATGGTACTACAATTCACTATGATATTGAGGTGGAATTTATAATGCGAGATTCTGATGATAATGAAAGAGTAGAAACAGCAGTATTGGAAAAAATATTTCTAGGTAGGTTTCCTATTATGCTTCAGTCAGAGTTATGTATTTTAAATGGACTCAATCCTTCGGTAAGGTTTAATATGGGCGAGTGTCGTAACGACTATGGAGGATATTTTATTATTGACGGGAAAGAGAAGTTTATTATTTCACAAGAAAAATTTGCCGATAATATGCTCTATATAAGAGAATACGATGACGAGGGCGAACTTTATAGTCATTCTGCTGATATACGTACAGTATCAGAAGATGCTTCAAAACCAGAGCGAACGATGTCAGTAAGAGTCGTTGCACCTGGTACTAGATACTCAAATAGGCAAATTGTTGTATTAATCCCAAATGTTCGCAAACCGATACCCCTTTTTATTGTAATGAGAGCTTTGGGTGTTTTATCTGATAAAGATATTATAGAATATTGTCTACTAGATTTAGATAAAAATGAGGAAATGATAGACTTATTTATTCCATCTATTCATGACGCAAGTAGAATTTTTACTCAAGAAGTCGCACTCAAATTTATATCTACATTTACAAAATCAAAAACGATATCACATGTACATGACATTTTAATGAACTATTTTTTGCCTCAACTAGGAGAATTAAACTATATCAATAAGGCGTATTATTTGGGATATATTGTTTACAAGTTATTGCTAGTATATACGAAAGTTGAAAAACCAACTGACCGTGACAATTTTAAGTTTAAACGCGTAGATTCACCGGGCCGTCTTTTATATGACTTATTTAAAGAATATTATTCACTACAACAAGCTAGTATTCGTCTAGCAATTGACCGCGAATACTATGGCAACACAACTAGATACAACACGGTAGAGACATTTCCTTCACTTATTTTGCTAAATAAAAATGAGATTTTTCAAGATCGCATTGTAGAGTCTGGTTTAAAAAAAGCATTTAAAGGGAACTGGGGTTCAGTAGATCATACCAAAAAAATAGGTGTTGTTCAAGATGTAAATCGGCTTTCATATAATTCATTTATTGCCGGGTTTCGTAAAATAAATTTGCCAATTGATTCGTCTTCAAAATCTATTAAACCGCGTTTATTACATAGTTCTCAATGGGGTATTATTGACCCTGTAGATACACCTGATGGAGCAAATTGTGGGTTACATAAAAACATGACATTAATGTGTCATATTACGACCGGATTTTCTGGACAACCTATGGTAAAATGGATGCGAGATATTATAGGTATGAAATTATTAGAAGAATGTCCTAGAAAATATTTGTTTAGTTCTACAAAGATATTTGTAAATGGGGCATGGGTTGGTGTTGTATCAAACCCTGAAGAGGTAAATATACAAATAAAAGCGTATAGGAGATTTGGGTTAATATCACCATTTATTAGTGCACACTGGGAAATACAAAATAACGAGATGTATATTTTCACAGATGGCGGTCGTTTATGTCGCCCTTTGCTATATTATGATACCATCGATTCACGATATGCTTTTGATAGAAAAGAAATATTAGAGGCATTACGGTCTGATAATTTCACTTGGAAAAGCTTGGTTGTCGGTATGAATAAAAAAATAGTAGTTGAATACACGATTGATTCATCGACTATATATACACCAAAAATATTATATGGTGTAGAAACAATTTTGGATATTCAAAGAGGAAAGATTCCTTCTATTATAGAATATGTTGATACCGCTGAAGAAGAGTCGCTATTAATTACTTTATCGTATAACGCACGAGATAAACCATATACACATATTGAAATACATCCTTCTATATTGTATGGATTCATGGGAAATCAAATCGTTTTTCCCGAAAACAACCCTTTACCGCGAAATGCTTTTGCGTGCGGTCAAGCGAAACAGGCGGTTTCTTTATACAGCACAAACTTTTTTTCACGTATTGATAAAATGGGAGTAATGTTAAACTATGGACAAATACCACTAGTAAAAAGTCGCTATTTAAAACATATAAACAATGAAGAGCATCCATGTGGTGAAAATGTTATTGTAGCAATTATGTGCTACTCGGGATATAATGTAGAGGATTCTATTTTATTTAACGAAGGATCGGTAAAACGCGGAATGTTTCGAACAACATATTTTAATAGCTATGAAACACGTGAAGAGTCGACTAAAAATAAAAGCGTAGCGGTTGATTCACACATTGTAAATATTGAAAGCGAGGCAAATGTAATTGGACTAAAACCTGGCTACGAATATAATCATCTTGACATGTATGGAATGATAAAAGAAAACACCGAATTAAATGACAAGATTGTATTAATCGGCAAAGTCAAAACAAATCTAGATAATCCTGATAGACCAATCGACGATTCCGTTTTTCCTAAAAAGGGGCAACTTGGATTTGTAGATAAAACATTTATCACAGAGAGTGAAGAAGGAGCACGATTGGCGAAGGTTCGTATTCGCGAAGAGAGATTGCCTAATATTGGAGACAAATTCGCATCAAGAGCGGGACAAAAAGGAACTGTTGGTGTTTTAATACGCGAACAAGATATGCCCTTTACAAGTGATGGTATTCGACCTGATATTATTATTAATCCACATGCTATTCCGTCTCGTATGACAATTGGACAATTAGTAGAGACTCTAATAGGGAAAGCATGTTCTTTATATGGTGCTTTTGGGGATTGTACTGCTTTTTTAAATACTGGACCGAAGGAAAAACAGTATGGTAAGTTATTAGTAAATGAAGGTTTTCATTCAAGCGGTACACAAATACTATATAATGGAATGACCGGTGAACAAATACAGTCTGATATATATATTGGACCTACGTATTATATGCGTTTAAAACACATGGTAAAAGATAAAATCAACTATCGTGCACGAGGACCTAGAACCCTACTTACGCGTCAAACGGTTCAGGGCAGGGCAAACGATGGTGGTTTGCGTGTGGGTGAAATGGAACGTGACGGAATAATAGCTCATGGTATTAGTCATTTTCTACAGGAGTCTATGATGATTCGTGGTGACGAATATTTTATGGCGATATGTAATAAGACAGGAACAATTGCTATTTACAATAGTATGCGTGATTTATTTATAAGTCCTATGGCGGATGGCCCTATAAAGTTCACTGGAAATTTATTGAGTGATATGAATATTGATAAAATAACGCGATTTGGTAGGTCATTTAGTATTGTTCGCATTCCTTATTCATTTAAACTACTGATGCAAGAGTTATTGACAATGAATGTGTCAATGCGAATAATAACAGAAGATAACATAGACCAACTTGAAAGTATGTCGTATTCAAAGACGATAAATAAACTTATGTTTGATGATACACCCCAAACAACTGATGTTATTTCTCGCGTAATCGACTCAAATAAAGCAAGAAGTTCAGTTGGATATATGGCAAGTAAGACATCACGAAAAGCCGAATTGGATAAAAACCAAGAGAATACAAATGCTATTTTGTTGGATAATCAAAAGGCGCAAGAAAAGATGCTTAAAGATATTGAGATTCTTGGATGGAGATTAGAAAGTCGCGAATTAATAGAGGGGTCAGAAGGAGAACAGAAGAGGTATAGATATGTATTTGCGTCTTTAATTTTGGATGAACGTGGTTCCCCTACAGAGTTATGGGATGGTCCAGCCGGCGGATATGGACAGTTTCCCAATACACATCCAGTTGGATGGTCAGAAAAAGATCTGTTGTATCCAAATGGAGAAAAAATACCTGATGAAATTATGGCGAATGAATTAGCTAGAAATCAGACACCAAATAACTGGTTAAGCTCTTATATAAATATAGTACAAGAATTTCAGAAAGTAATGTATAGAAAACAAGTAATAGAAGAAGCAAAAAAACGCGCCGAACAAGGTATAGAAGAGGGAGCAGCAATGATGCCAACAAGCCCTGTTTACGGAACCTTACCAGTAGGGCAATATCAGTCGTTAGGATTTGGAGCAGCAGCGGCGGCATCAGCAGCAGGGTTAGCACCATCACCACAAGGTTCTCCGCAGTATATAGCAACGTCTCCTCAATACACAGCTATGTCTCCACAATACACAGCATCATCACCGCAATATTCATCTATTATTAGTCCTGTAGGTTCTCCGACGGTATTGGCAGGACAGCCAGCAAATATTGTATTTCCTACAAATCCGTTACAACCTGTAATACCAGTTGCTATGGGAGTTGGAACACAACCACAACCACAAGCATCACAAGGAATGCTATCTGTTGAAAAACAACAACCGAAAGAAGAAGGCACAGAAGTAGCGGGAGAAGGTAAAAAAACAGTAATGGTTACACCTTTTCCAGGTAAACTATAAAATTTTATTTTACACATATTTTACACATATTTTACACATATTTTACACATATTTTACACATATTTCGAATTATGTGTTTATGAATTTAATAAAATAATAATAAAACAATAATAAAATTGAATTAAAATTATTGTTTTGTAATATAAATATAAGAAAGTAGTAACAAGGAAAATAATAAATAACAAATCAAATGTCTTCAGCACAACAACAAAAAACATCAAGCGGACTAATTACCATGATTCACAAATCAAGACAAACGATTCTTGAATTATTAAGAGAACAAAAATACGATACATCCGAATATGATAAGTTCGGAGTAAATGAGGTTCATGCAATGTATACAAATAAAGATGTTCCTAAACAGTTGGACATGATTTTGAGTACTAAAGAGGGATCATTTAAACAAAAAAATGTATATGTTAAGTTTCATTTAGGGAAAACATTGCGTGTGGAAAACATACAGGATTATGTAGATGACTTGTTTAATATAGAACAAATATTGAATAAAAAAACAGATACATTAATAATAATAATAAAACAAGATATGAATCAAACCTTAATGAATATATTAAATGAATTTTGGGATAGACATAAAATATTTATTATATTATTTAGTTTAGAAAGATTACAATTCAATATTCTTGAACATCAATATGTCCCTAAACATGTTATTTTAACGGAAGACGAAAGGAAAGAGATGATTAAAAGGTATAATATTTTAGATGTAAAAAATTTACCAGATATTTCTCGTTTTGATCCTGTTGCTCAAGCAATCGGAATGAGACCCGGAGACATTTGTCGTATCGAGCGACCAAGTAAAACATCGGTTATTTCAAATTACTACAGATACTGTACACAAACAATGTTATAAAGCTAGACTATATTAAGCTATCATAGTTTTGATATATTATACTATATTTTACTTATAAATATTTTCAATTAGTGTAAAACTTTATGATTTACATGTTTATGATTTTTCACATTTTTTATAAAATAATATTTTATTATGATATTATAGATATCACAAAGTATAAATATGTCGGAAATAATAAAATATTATTCAAATTCTCTTAATAATTTAAATAAGAAATATGATGAATATACGAAAAAATATGTAGAAGAATTTGTAGAGTTTAAAATACCTGTATTTAGTTGTAGTTTAACAAGAAATGATTTAAATTCAGTTGATTGTATTAATAACTATTCAAGAAACAGTGCCTTTGTCAATACAAAAGATAAAATAGATTCGCTTAATGTTGAATATTTAAATATGACAAAGCAGTTAAAAGCATTATTTATAGAACAGTCAAAATATGTAGACAGTTTTCAACAAAAAATAGACGAATTAAATGATGAAAATAAAGAGTTATTAAGTAAAGTAACTAATATAAAAGATACAAGCGTAACATCCAAACCATTCTTTCATAATGAAAGATTGTTATATTATCGTTCTTTGATTTATCTTATATCAATTATTATTGGTATTATTTTTGTTTTATACATGTTACAATCTACTCCATTTATAGAAGTTGCCTCAAGTGTTGCTACAAATACTAAAAATTTTGCTGAAAATGCTGCAAAAGGGGCGAAAGGTTTGGTAGAAAATGCTACTGCTACTAATAATCCTGATGGAATCGGGTCAAGTAATACGATTAGAAATATTATTATATTTTTATTAATAAGCGCAGTTATAATTTCCATGTTTTATTTTGTAATTTATGTATTAAGAAAAGTAAACCCACCATTAGAAAAAACAAATACTGAAAAAGAAATAAAGAGGATAGCTGATTCATGTTTAAAAGACAAGAGCAACTCATGGTTTAATACGCAAATCGAAAATCTTAAAACATTTTTAACAAACAAAAAAAAATAAATTAATATCTTGGTTAATTTTGGTAACATTAGTAATTTTTGGTAACATTAGTAATTTTTGGTAACATTAGTAATTTTTGGTAATATTAGTAATTTTTGGTAATATTAGTAATATTAGTAATATAGACATTATAAAAATACATTTTCTATTTATATGTTATAAGTATTTAGTTTACTATGGATCTATCAAATATGTTTAGCGATTTAGCACCTATTTTTAATAATGGATACAGAAAACAATTACATACAGATCCAGGTATTTTACAAGGTATAGAATTTTTACAAAATGAAAATAAAGTAAAGAAAGAGGTAGCGCAAAATTTGGACTTAAATTTAATATCTTATTCACATGGATCAGAAAGTGCAACTGTTCACTCAGCCGGAATGTTAAATAATACTGATTCATATGGCTCTGGTGGAGGAATAGAAGGGTTTGTCGAAACAATGGAAGGACCAACTACAAAATATTATAACGATCTTAAATTACAATATAATACTGTATTGGACAAGTTTAATTCGCTCGTTAGAGCTGCTAAAACGACCCAAGGTGGTGGTATAATACCTTTATCTCCTCCCCCTCCTCCTGCAATAGAAACACCTGACCAAGTAGCTAAAAGGTTGGCTGCTGATAAACAAGCCAGAGAAAATTTAAAAACAAATTTAGATACACTTTCATCACAGATGGCGAATATTTCCTCACTGTTAATGTCAAATGTAAAAGATAATACTAGGTCAGATTTTTCATCATACAATAAAATGCAGAAAGATATTGATAATGTTCAGAAGCGAATCATTGAGATAGATGGAATAATGAAAAAGAATAGTTCAAAATCCATATATGATGTAGATACATCTCTTGCTAAAGAAGAGGAGACAGCATTACTTACAAAACAGCGCTATTATGTTTATATTATATGGTTCATTATTTTGGTTATTATTTTATATATAACAATAACTAATTTGGTTAACCCTGAATCGTCATTTAGTGTTTTATTAATAAGTCTCGTTTTACTAATATGTTTATTTCTATTTTTCATGTATAGTAAATGGAATACTGAGTGGTATGATTTAAAACTTAAACTTAAAAACATTAACTTTGGTCTTCCTGAGATTCCAAAAATAGATTTTAACCCATTGGTCACTATCAAATATACATCATAAATTTTTTACTAATAGAGTATTATATAGTAATTAACAATATTTATTATAACAAATAGTTATAACAAATATTTTTATCTGAGTATAATTATATTTAAGAAAATAAAATTATAAATATAATAAAAAATGTATAATAGCACAAGTATAAATGACGGACTACAATTTATAAATCAGTCAAGTACACGTATTAATAAAACGTGTAATAAATATAAAAATAAAAATAAGAAAGAACTTATATTAGATAACGACGATGAAATTATCGAAAATTTTGTAGTAGATGATACTGCCATAACAGTAAAAAATATAAATGAAACAAATACAATGAATACTAATATAGTTGGTTACAATAATTCTATGACTGATTTAAATTCTATTCAAAACAGTATTACTAAACAGTCTAAAATTTTTTTAGATATCAATAAAAAAAGCGACGATAGTTCATTAAGAAATAAAGATGTACAAATTACAAATGGTACTTTTGGTAGAGTAAATAATGCTGGGTTATTTAAAACATATCCTGCTGGTATGACCAAGTGTGGTATTCCTAAAGTTCCCAAGTCGGTTGGTTTTGATTTATCCGGTAAATCGGCAGCCGAATATTCGGTATTGGAAGATGCTGCTGGAAATCTAGCATTATATGGAACAGACATGGTTCAAGGACCAAGCGGAGCATATCCTTGTAGTGACTATGCTGGAACAAATATATATGTATCAAAGCCTGTAGATTTTAATTATGATACAAATATGGTATACGTAGGTGTATATGACCAAAATGCTGCTAATGCAGTGACAAATGCTGGTCAACTAACAGCGCAAAATGATTTGAGTAACTCTACAGTTAAACAATGTGTTACGCGGGCAATGGATAAAGGAATGTCTTTTGCGTCACTTTCAAATTATAACTCTACTAGCAAAACCGGACAATGTTATGTTGGAAATTATTTGCTCAACGGAGGGTCATCGAACGCATATAGAACTATTCAAAGAGCGACTATTTTTACACTACCTAATACATCACATGATGCATTTACTTTTGCGGCAGATGGTGGATTGTATTCAGGAACGTCAGGGGATAGTGGTAATATATTTTTGTCTCCATTAATAACAGCAACAGGTTCGACAAAAGTTCCTGTAGGTATATTAAGTCCAAAATATGGAGGAACAATCAGTTATATTACTGCTAGTTATGCTTTCGAAAAAGGATGGTATAACTGGGATGATTTAATTAGGTTTAATAGTAGTATTATTGGAACACCGGGCGGAGGATTAGATACATTTAAAAGGTATAGTTACTGGTATCCAATTGTGAAAACTTATACTAATCAATTGGGTGATACATATCAACAACAAGACTGGGAAATAAGGACTCACGACTCCGTTGTTACGTGGCCATCAACGGGTCTAGTATATATTTATTATATGTGTGGAAATGAGAGTAAAGAACCTATATATAGAGAAGCAAATTTAGGAGAAGGATTTAGTATAGGATGTTGGAAATTATATGAACAATATCCGTCATTTTCTTTGAACTTATCTGATGATGGTACTATTACAATTGTAAATAATAAAACACCAAATGACATATTGTATACAAGCACGAATCAAATATCAAATCAACCGGAAACACAAATGATATCAATAGCTGGTGCAAATAAGACAATGATGCCCTGGGCCGATAGGCCTGATTGGGTATCTGGTAGTGTGAATGGTGGTGGTTTATTAACATCGTATTCAAAGGGTTCAAAAACACTAACAAATGGTCAATATATTTCTTCACCATCAGGTAAATGTAGACTAATTTTTTATAAATCAGGTGGTAATAATGGAACCTTAGTATTGGAATATTCTGTTTATAATGTTTCGCAAACACAAGGAACCACCACATCACAAGGTCTTGATAAAGATAATAATCTAATTGGAAACTCTAATAATTATTCACAGTATTATTTAAGCAAAGTAGATGACCCAAATATAAAAGGTAAAATTGCTTATATTGATATAAATAATGGTTTACATGAGTATCCAAGCGGTATGACAGAATTTGATAATGACTATATTGAAATGAAGAATTTTGTACCCAATCCATTAAACGGAACTACCATTTCGAATACAACAGAAGCTTTGTGTAAAACGGCATGTAATAATGACCCTTTATGTGCTGGATATACCTATAACAGCTCAGTGTGTAAAAAGTATAGGGATACGGAGATATATCCAAAAGGAGATAGAATTTTAGATGATGGTAAAACTACATACATTAGAAAGAAGAAGATAAGTACTACAAATAGCACTCATTTTTCTTGTAATAAATTTGTACATAATGTAGATAGCGGCGTATATAGTTCTTATCCAATAACAGAACCAAACCCTATGACGACGACTCAAAAATGTGCACTTGGTTTAATATTAGATCCACGCATGAGTGTATTAGAAACAAAAAATACGGCTGCAATAAGAAAAGGAGATGAGATAAAGGGCTATATAAATGGTATTTATACAAACCAAAATAATTTAAAAGATACAATTAATACAAAATCGAAGGATATAGAGAAAGGAATAGCTGGTCAAGAAGCGGTTAAAAAACAAATAGATAAATATGAAGAGTCAAATATTACAAGCACAGCGACGGTGTCAGATACCGAATTACTATTAGTTAGCGATAATTATCAATATGTATTATGGAGCATAGTAACCGTATTGGTTGGTATTGCGGCAATTAAAACATTTAGAAGTGCATCTGAGTAAATTTATATTTGGGTTAATTTGTAGTTATATACAAAATTTAAAATTAATTTTGAAATGTAATAACAAATAACAAATAATAAATAATATTTATAAAAATGTATAACTAATATTATTATACTATTTTATTTAATTATTTAACTATTTATTGTAATAATAATATATTATATATATTATTATTATATACATGTCAGTTCCACCAGTAGATCCATTGGTTACATATCAAGATGATTTTACACGAAATTTAAATGAACAGTTTGATAATATTGCTAACTTACAAAATATACAAAAAAAGTTATTCGCCGATTTAGAAAAATTAGCCGGTTCTCCAGATATTGCGCTACCTACAATTCAAACTCAAATTAATGATAAATTCGACCAAATCGATAATCTAACAAAATTGCGAACTAATATTTTCGAAACAATTAAGGCGAATTACGGTATTACACAATCTGATTATAATATTCAGCGAAAATCGTATGCTCAGCAACTTGTTGCACTAAATATTATTGAAAACGATCTTAATAATACATCTAGTAAATTAAGGGAATCTTTATTAATTCGCGACAATGCTGAAAGAATGGTTGGTGTTAATAATTATTATACCCGAAGATATGAAGCACATGCTGATATCATGAAAAATATTATTTTTTACTGTGGTATTATAATTTTCGCAATATTTTTAATGAGAATGGGAGTAGTAACCGATGAAATAACAAGTTTGATTATTATAGTTTCTCTTTGTTTTGGTGTTATAATCATTGGTAAAAAGGTATATGATTTATCACGCCGCAATAATATTGATTATGACAAATATAATTACCCATTTGACAGATCAAATATTCCAGATAACACTAGAAATATTATAAGCAGAGACACTGACAGAACATTTGGACAGGGAGCACTATTAGATCTATGTAAAGACATTAAAAAAGAAACATTTGTACCTTTTCAACTTAAAAACCCTAACTTTAAAATAAAAAATATCGACGATGGTTCATCGCCTATACCATCAACTGATACTGTATATGACTGTAACTCGTCATATAGCACATTGTAAGATAATATGTGATAAATGTAGTAAATGTAGTAAATTAGTATTTTATTTATTTTATAAAATAAAATACTATTTATATAATAATATAACAATAATATAACAGTAATATAAAAATATAATAATGCCCAAGGGTCCTAGTGAAGAAGAAGCAAAAAAAATAGAAGGTGATGTTAATAAAGCCACTGATGAAAATGCTGCCGACCTTAAAGGAGCAATGGGTAGTGGATGTTCTCCTGAATTAACAAAACAAGCAACCAGTACATTGTCAGCTGTTGTAAGTGTAGCTGATAAAGTAAATAGAGTTTTATCAACATCGGGTGGTGGAATATTTAGAGATGATAGTTTAAAAAAAATATACGAAAATACGAAGAAAACAAATGATAATGCTTTACTAAATGAATATATTGCTGAAAAAAACTATATGATAAATAAATATGGTACAGGCCTAGATAATGCTTCAAAGGGAACAAATGAATATAATGATTTATTATATAAACGATATAATGCACAAGGAAAAAAAGATTTAGAAGATTTAAATAGTAAGTATGTTGAGGTAAATAATTTAATAATGGACCTTATAAAAATAACACAGCAACAGAATATTGCTGTTGAAAACATGAAAAAGGTAATGGAAGAACTAGACGAAAATAATAAAGAGTTATTAAGTATAATAAATGGAGGCAAGAGTGACTTATATACATATAATCGGAAGTCAATGTATGAGAGTAAATTAAAAGATAGTGTTGAAAATTGGACATTAATTCCCGTAGTAGTGTATTGGACTTTGATTATTCTATGGGTATGTATAGTGATGTTATATTTAAAAAATGTAACAATTATCTCGGTAATTACTCTTATAGGTTTAATATTATATCCATATTTTTCGACTCCAATATTTTTATGGGTATTGGAGAAGATTCAGTCTATATGGAATTTCATATTTATGGCTGTTCATAATAGGATTAGTGTATAGTGTCCTCATCAAACAAGAAAAATATTTATATGATAGTTTTCATGTAAATATTTTTATTTTTCTTTTTTTTATAATGAGTATTAATTTTCTTCTTCTACTTCATCGTGATTGTAGATAATAGAGATATTTTTCCAACCTTTAGTAGTATATTTTCCATATTTCTTATCGAATACTTCGTAAATTTCGTTACCGCGAGGCACATTTCTGTCATAGTGCTCGATATACCAAACTTTAAATGACTCATACATTTCAGTTTTCTTAACATAATGTCCTTCGACTTTACGTATTTTGTCGCGAACAAATTCATTGATATAGTCCTGACTGTTACGATAACTTTCACTGCTGGCCAGAACAGCTGGAGTATCTTTAACCATACCACCAGTTTGAAATGCCTTGTCAACTAACATAGCCAAGAATACAGGCGCCCATGTTTTGAATTTCTCATCGAGGCGTTTGTCAATCAAATACTGGTATGGTTTATCCGGATCATCGTCACGCGGGGTTTCGCAAAAGATTGCCTTGTGATCTACTTTACGAATACGTCTCCATGTGCCTTCATCGTTTGCTTTGATATCAAATAGAGTATTTGTACAAACGACTAATTTGAATTGAGGTTGAAATGTAATCATATTTTTGAATAGTGCACGACCTTGAATCGGATCACCGCCTGTAATTTCTTTCATAGGACCTTCTTCAAGTCGCATTCCTTTGGATGGTTCTTGCATAACAGCATATCGAATGCCTACCAATTGAGCAATTTCCGAAGATGTTCCACCGATTGATGCACGCTTGCTTGTAATAAGCGAGATAGGAACGACTGCTTTATATTCGCCCAAAGTAAGAGACATTAATTCAACAAGTTTTGATTTTCCGTTGCTACCACAGCCGGTATAAATATTGAAAGTTTGCGGATAATTTACACCGATAAGACACGACGCCAAATGTTCCCACATGTATTTTCGAATATCTTCTTCGGGGTATAATTTATTGATAAAGTCGTTAATTTCAGCCATGATTTTGCCATGTTTTTTCGGGTCGAGCGGGAAGTAATCTATATTTGTACTTTTCGTTATATAGTCATCGGGTTGTCCTTGTCTTGCGCGTTTTTCTTTGAAGTCGAGTACACAATTATTACAGCATAGAAGATGTGTTTTAGTGTCAATGCTTTGTGAGAATTTTTTATCATAAAACAGTTCTTGTGCTTCCTTCATGATATTAGACTTGATTCCTGTTTGTTTTAATTTAATACAAATGTCAGATATTCTGTGTTGAAATTGGTTTGGTTTTCCGGATTCATCTGTTCCGGCTGCTGTTGGTGGTGGAGGAGCAGCGGCAGCAAGAATTTGTTTATTTGCTTTTTTCGAATTTCCTGTCCCGGATGTTCCGCTGGTAGAACCGATTCGACTGATATAAACATTATACATTTCATTTGAAATCATTTGTTTAAGAGCAATACCGGAGTCGCATTCAACCCATCTGTTATTTTCAAATTCGTACCATGTATTGTCGCCAAAGTTAGCACATACGAATTGATTTTTAAACATATTATATAGAACGACAGCCAAGTCTACCATAGTTGTTTCGGGTTTTCCGCTAATATTTACCAAATCGTTTGACAATGTGATGTCGACATAGTAGTCAATTGTTTTCTTATATACTTGATTATATCTGTCTTTTGCGTCATGTTGTGCCCAGTATATAATAGAGCGACGAGTAAGCCCGTCTTCATTTTCCATTGAGAATGTCAACCATTTGTCGTAGAATTCACGAATTTTGTCATAGCTAAATTTTTCAGACTGAGAGCTGAATAGAATCCACGACAGGAATAATTTATCACTGGTATTTCGCAAAGCCCAACCAACGCGAATCCACAAGTCATACTGGTTATAGTATTTTTCAGGAAGACACATTGCATAGTCACTAGTTTCCTTGAGGAAATGTTCACGTGGTTCAAAGCTATTAAACAGTCTATCAATTTCATCTGTAAGTTGTTCACGATTTGTGATTTCAAATATATCGCTATTATTCATATTAGTTGCTCTACGACGCACCCCCCCAACTTTTGTTAATGTTGGTTTTCTTATTTTGTTACTTTTAATTGCGTCATATTCGCGTTGAATTGACTCGCGGTTTTCAAAATGCGGATGCCCTTCATACTGCGCTGATAGAAGATTAAAATTCTTAGTATAGTCAAAGAACGACACATTTTTTGGCTGATATTCCCAAATATAATCAGGTTTTTTGCTTGATTCATTTTCATCATCGTCGTCATCTTCGTTATTGTCAGCACCACCACCATCTTCGTCATATTCTTCGGTGTTTTCATTTTTTACATATACAAAATTAAACTGTGATTTAAGTTCGTAAGCTTCTTGGCCGGGTTTTCTGGAGCCATATAACTGCCAGCCAACGGGATTTTGAATACGGGATATGTTATCATCAAGAACGTCATCCCATGAATTTTTCAAAGGCAAGTGTTTTAAGACCTCGGGAATTTTTGTAAGAACAGAGTTTCGAAGCATGTGTTGAATAATTCTATCAGCATGAATACCAATAATCAAATGAATTCCGTCTTTAGTATATTTATCATCGTCAGTATTTATATTCGGTTTTTCAAACACGAAAACGCTAATTTCTTTTTTCTCTCCATCTTCAATATTCAACATTTTAGAAATTTCATCCATATAGAGTCCAATAATATTTTCAACATCGTCTTTTGTATGCTGGCGTGTATCAATATGAGGTCCATACCTAAAGTCCAAATCAACCAAAATCGGACCACCATTTTGTAACTGTTTTTCGGTTAAGTATTCATGACGCCTATTTGTAATAACGTGTTTTGAGTATTTTGCCCAGAATTCAGGTAATTTTTCAGATGTAATACAGAATGTTCCACCTGTTACGCCATGTTCGGCGCTAGGGATTCTAGTATGTGTGAATGATAATCCTGCGGAAGAAGGGTCACCTTTTTTTATATAAAATTGTTTCATATATTGGTCATAATCATTAGCACTTGATGATGCTGTAGACATTTTTGATATTTGTGATTTGTTTCGTGTTGAATTGTTTACAGGTTCCATTTGTATATTATAGATAGAGATATTTTTATATCAATTTTTTATGTTTCAAAATATCCCTAAAATTAGACAACTCTGTTTAAATGAAAAGTAATATATGTATAAAAACGACATAAAAATGAAACGCGTATATTATATATTGTTGAAGTACTTGCAAGTATCGTTGGATAGTTTTAGAATGGAAAAAAATACAAATACAAATACAAATAAAAGTAAAAATACGGAATTCGATATATCTGATGATGAAATAGAAGAAGAAGTAGCGGAAAATAAAATTATAAAAAAAGGTTCTTCTACATCAGCATCACAAGATGTTTCTAATGTACATATTCCTAAAGAAACAATAGAGCGTTTATTAAAGGATATAAAAGACATATATATGTCTTCACTAGAAGAACAAGGTATTTATTATAAACATTCGGATACAAATATATTGAAAGCGTATGTAATGATAGTTGGGCAGCCAGAAACTTTATATTTTGGTGGATATTATTTTTTCCAAATTAATATTCCTGCCGATTATCCGCATGCTCCTCCTGTTCTTGAGTATTTAACAAATGATGGAGTTACAAGATTTCATCCTAATTTTTATAAATCTAAAAGAGTATGTTTATCGATGTTGAATACATGGAGAGGGGAACAATGGACAAGTTGTTTAACTATAAAGTCTATTTTATTGACTCTTTTATCTATAATGGATAGTCATCCAATGTTACATGAGCCGGGTGTTACTGAAAAACACAATGATTACAATAATTATCATAGTATGATTTTGTATAAAAATATTGAATTTTCATGTATTCGGTTAATGGATGAATTTATGGATACAACTATTATTCCTTTTGAAATGGAATACAAGGAATATTTTTATAAGTTTATGTTGGAGTTATTTAAAAAAAATGCAAATGGGTTAAAAAAGGTTATTACAAGTTGTATGAGGATAAAGAATTGTAATAAATTTTATTCGATAACTGGGTTATATAATATGTCATTTTATGTGAATTTTGATTTATTGCTAGATAAACTTAATAAAACAGCAAAAAATTATGATGTTATATTAGATTAGTAAATATTATTAGTAAATATTATTAGTAAATATTATTAGTAAATATTATTAGTAAATATTATTAGTAAATATTACTAGTAAATATTATTAGTAAATATTATTAGTAAATATTATTAGTAAATATTATTAGTAAATATTATTAGTATAATTTACGAATATTTGATTTATATTATATATTTTATTCAATTTAAGTAATTGCATAAAATTGAAATAAACAAATAATACTATAATATAATATACGGGCATTTTATCAAACAACTATGCACTTTTGTATAAATTGTAGCAATATGTATTATATTCGATTATCAGAAGAAGATCCAAATTCGATTGTATATTATTGTAGAAATTGTGGTCATGAGAATAAAAATATTTCACTAGACAGTGTTACGATTTCAAAAACAAATTTCAAACATAATAAGCAAAAATACAATTCAATTATCAACAAATATACAAAAATGGATCCAACATTGCCGCGTATTAATACGATAAAATGTCCAAATCAATCTTGTAACAGTAATGAAGCAGAAAAAGAGAAAGACCGAGAAATTATTTATCTTAGGTATGATGATATAAATATGAATTTCGTTTATATGTGTTCAGGTTGTGATACTGTTTGGAATACTGAACAGTCGATATCGTAATATAATATTAGTTTCGTGTAAGCATGTATATAATATTAGTTTCGTGTAAGCATGTATATTGTATTGACTATATTGTATAATATTTAGAAATGATATTATACTATAATAAATATTTTTTATGATGTTTTTGATTTATATTGGGTTTAATATTATTAATATAAAATTGAAATAAAATCAACATAATATATTATATATAAGAGACATATAAACACACCCTCACAATGAAAAAATCAACTTCCAAATATGCTTCTGAACCAGAATCTGCATCAGCATCTGAGGATGAAGGTGTAAATAGCGATGAAGAAAAAACTCCCGTGAAAGACACAATTGGTAAAGTAAAGTCAATGCTAGGATTTGGCGAAGAAGATTCAGATAATCCTAGTCCCAAAGCATCTGGTTCTGACACTGAAACTGATGTAGATGATAGTGAAGGCGAAGGAGAAGAGGGCGAAGGCGAAGAGGATGAAGGAGAAGAAAAACCTAGTGTCCAAAGCGGATTTTCAAAATTATTAGGAAGTTTGAAAAAGGCAGTTAGTAATATAGGAAGTGACAGTGGTTCAGCAGCAGTTGAAGCAGAACCAGCAAATGTTGATCAATCATCTAGAGGAAAAGGAAAGTCTGTTGCTTCTGTATCAGTGGCATCAAAAGCGGCATCTTCAAGGAGAAAAAAAACACGCGGAATTCAACCAACAGAAGAGGAATTGGCATATAAAAGTGATGATGATGAAGATGGAAATAGTGATGACGAAAATATGGATGACGATGATGATGACGACTCAAAATTGAAAAAGTTTGATAAAGAATTAAGAGAAGATTATTTAGTGAATTTTCATCCTGAAAGTCTTATACAAAATTATGACGAAATTTATAATTTATCGCGAGTTGTTCGAGATGCTAATGGTGTAATAGTAGACAGTTTGCATAAAACATTACCCATGATGACAAAATATGAAAAAACAAGAATTTTAGGCCAACGAGCAAAACAGATCAATGATGGTGCCACTCCATTTGTAAAAGTACCCGAAGGTGTTATTGATGGTTATCTTATTGCTGTAAAGGAACTAGAAGAGAAAAAAATTCCATTTATAATCAGACGACCATTGCCCAATCGTGGTTCTGAATATTGGATGGTTGAAGACTTGGAAATTATTATTTAACACTTCCAGCGTTTGCCACAATCGAGGCATGAAACAAATGTAGTCATAGGTTCATCAGCTGACCGTGTTTGTAACTGATAGTAAGTACATTTTTTTGAGTAACATTTGCGACATGTGAACTTGTCGGTAGATGCTTCCAATTTTGGTTCGTACTTATTTTGGTCACGAATTTTCTTATCTTGAATTAATTTTTCCCATTTTTCAGGACTCATCTCTTGGTGAGTCATAAATGCTAGTTTGTGAGCCTGAAAATCTCGATTTTGTAACATATTCAGTATTCTTTCATTTTTCAAATTTACATATATTGTGCGAAGAAGATCTAAGTAAATTGCAACAAAATATATATTATCCCATTTTCTAACAATACATTTTTCTTTTGCTTTTCCTAAAGAACTATTGAAAATACCTTTTTCAAGATTTGTTGCGACTTCTAAATCTTTAATAATGGTAGTTAACTTTGCGCGAATATTTTCACGAAACTGAACAGGATTGGATATTTGGCGCATTTTGTTCTTATAGTTGTAGTGAGCGGCGATTGTTATTAACAAGGAATGTTTGTATATTAATAACAATCAAATTGTCTTTATTCAATTTTCCTATATATATAAAATATATAAACACAGAAGTACTAAATTAAGGAAGGTTCAAGGCGGACGAAAGTGAACCAGTTATATTAAAAAATATTTTCTTAATAGTTTCAATTATGTATACAAAGAAAGCAAGAAACATAAGAATCCAAGGAAACAGAATTAAAAACCATGAAAGATTGCTAAATCCTTTGTTGCATAAATATGATAAAACCCATGTCCATAAAACAATAAATACAGCTTGAACTACATATGATGTTCTTGTGTCTTTTTGGTATGTAAAGTTAAGACTCTGTAATAATGAACTATTTGACTGGTTCAAAGTAATTTGTTGAGATATAGCATTCAACCCAAAATAAGAAAGTATCATTAAAATAAATGAAACAATAAGATAAATTTGTGCAGGAGTGCAAAGCTTGTCAAACATCGTAAAATTATACTATATATAATAATTGATAAAAAAATATTTATCAAATATTTAAAATATTACATGTTGTTTATATGTTTTAATATGTTTTAATATGTTTTAATATTATCTACTATTTACTATTTACTATACGAATATTCTTCTTCACTTAACTCGCTAGATTCATCTGTTTTCCACCCCGAATTATCATCATCATCATCTTTTAATACATACTTATCATTATCTACAATACTATTTTTGTTTTTGTTTTTAGTTTTAACTACTGCTTTTTTAACTACAGTATTTCTATTTTTTTTAAAATATACATCTTCGGCAATTCCATCGCCTTCCCCATCCACATCAACATCAACATCACCATCGTTACTACCATTTTCAGAAGAGTTATCGCTATCAGTATCACTGTCATCATCATCGTCGTCGCTACCATTTTCATCAGCATTGTCTGCTACATCTACATCTGAATCACACCCTGCACCTCCATCAACTACAAATCCATCTTTTAAATATCCATCACGAGTTTTCCTATTTTTAGGAACTGAATCTAACTCATCTTCCTCTTCATCATCGTCATCCTCATTTACAACCAATGATTCAAAACCTCCAAATAAATATTCATAAATTTTATTCCATTTATCTTTTGATAAATTTACATAATTATTTTTACTATCACGTGCTATCAAAGCACATGACCCAAAAAACAAATCAGCATCTACAGGTGGGGGGAATTCATATTTATTTTCATAATTTGCTAAACCATCATCTTTCGCCCATAGCTCTACAATTATTTTATGCAATGAATTATCATGATCATTTTTTGAAGAATAGTTCCACTCAGTTCTTTTAATAAATCCATCGACTTTCTTAAATTTACATTTTTTTGATAATTCTTCGGCGCAAATTAAACTCTCTTTAATATCAATATCTTTTAAACTTCCATTTTTTTCAACAATAATAAATGTAATATTATTATCTTTATTTTTTATTTTTTTGCTTTCACCTTTTTTACTTTCACTTTTTCCATTTTCATCAATAACATTTTTATTAAGTTTTACATTTATTTTTTCAGATTTAACATTCTTTAATTTTTTTCCATCATTGTTTTCCATCTTTGTTGAACACGTGCTTGAATATATCATTTGAACGCAATCGGTTTAAATAGTTTCTCATATAATATATAAAGTTTAACTTAAAGAGATATAAATATAAATACTATACCGTGTATACAGTATAAATGGAAACATTACATGATAAAAAACAACACATCCCTAATAAAAAACCGATTAAGGTAGACAAAAAGACTACAGATCGACCAACGCCTATAAAAATATATTTTCCATCTATTTCATTAAATAAAGTAAATGATGTTATAAATCATGATAAAAAAATAGGAAATAAATCAAATACATTAGATATATCAAAATATCTAGTAGATGAAAGTAGTAAAATTATAATTTATAGTTCTACAGGAATATTTGAAATGTTAAATAATAATTTATTTCAATTATATCCAATAGACAAACATATTAAGGAAGTAGTTATTAATAATAATTTAAAATTATTACTAGATGGTTCTTACATGAAACGTTTTGATACACCCTCATATCAAATACCATATTATCATAATATAAAGTATAAAACAATTAAGACATATAAAAATGATATTAAGTCGAATATAAAATTTATTATAGAAATGGAAAATGAAACTATATGTGATTTTTATGTATTGATTACTTCAGCAGAAATAACTGATAATGAAAATAAAAAAACAGAATTAAATAAATTTGTAAAAGATGAAGTATTGTCGTTTTTATCGAGGTTAAACTTATATAGGTAATTATATACAATAGTTAAATGTGGGGTTGGATAATAAAAGTTACTATGATTTCATTATTATTAATATTTTTGCTTCATTATTTATATTCATTTTTCAAGACAACATTGACTTCTCCAAAGTTGAAAGATTTAGTAAATAAACCTCAGGCAAAATACAATACAATTTATAATTCACTTAAAAGTGCAGGAGATGGAGGAAAACAAAATTTAGGAGAAGATAATACTAACAATTCAGAATGTAATAATAACTCTAACTCATCTAGCATGAAAGATGAACTAAAAAAATATTTAAAAGAGTTAAATGTTTCTGGTAATAGTAGCAGTAGCAGTAGCAGTAGCAGTAGCAGTAGCAGTAATACTGTACATACAAATATTGAAAATACAAATATTATAAATCCTCATAATAGTGCAACTACTAGTGTATACTCTCCTAATAATATTATGACTGGTGTAGGTGCTAATGGTATATCTACGCGAGTAAATAAATCACCTAATTATATGCCTAACATAAATAATAATAATGACTCAAATATTCAACCAGATTATGGAACACCGTCTATGTCATCTTCATATGCTTCAGCATACTCTCCTTATTAATATGATAAATGTATATGATAAATGTATATGATAAATGTATATGATAAATGTATATAATATATATAATATATATAATATAGTTAAAGATATTTTTATATTACAATACATTACAATACATTACAATAGTCGCAAGCCGTAAGTCATAATGTCCAGTAATTTTAATAGTAGAAAACCATATATTAATAAAAGAGAACTATCTGAAACGTCTATATTATCATTTGACGAACAGAATGAAATATTGCGAAATTTCCCTTCAACCATTAAATTTTCTTATGAAAAAAGTACTCATAAGAAAGTTTTATCAGACATATATGTAATTATTCCAAAAGGTAAAAAATATTTTGTATGGTTTACGCATAGAAACAGAAAAAATATTTGTATTTTTCTTGAAATAGGATATCAGAATAAAATAATGAATATATTTTATCGTCATGTTTCATTTGATGACGTATTATCATATGGAACAATATTTTATGGAACACTATTTAGACCAATTCCGGAAAATATTGAAAAAAAAAATATATATAGCAATGAAATTTTTTCAGTAGAAGATATTTTTTACTATAAAGGAGATGATATATCTGAATATATTTATCATGATAAATTAAAATTAATTAAAAATATATTTTATACTAAATTGCGTTATAATATGGCTTTTTGTAAGAATGGGGTTGTTTTTGGATTACCTATTATTACTACCGATTTCACGGAAGCTTATGATAAAGCCATGAGGTTACCTTATTCTGTTTATTCAATTCAATATAAGTACTTAGAAGTTAAAAATTCATATCAATCTATAACAGAGTTTTACCATTTTAGTAACAGTAACAGTAACAGTAATAGTAATAGTAATAGTAATAGTAATAGTAACAGTATCAGTAATAGTAATAGTAATAGTATCAGTAACAGTAACAGTAACAGTAATAGTAATAGTATTAATGTTACTAGTGATAAATATTCTACACATACAAATAATAACAATGATAAACCATCGGTGTATATTGAACCTATAAAACAAAGAACGATATCGAATGATATATATAAAATTTTCTTTATAAAACCGGATTTACAAAATGATATTTATTATTTATATCAAAATAATAGTACAAATTTTGATATTATTTCAAAAGAACTAGCACATATACCTGACTATAAAACAAGCGTTTTAATGAATAAGTTATTCAGAAATATTAAAGAAAATAATAACTTGGATAGTTTAGAAGAAAGCGATGAAGAAGATGAATTTGAAAATATAGATATTGATAAATTTGTAGATTTAAATAAAATTATTAAAATGCGTTGTATTTTTAACTACAAATTTAAAAAATGGGTTCCAATTTCTGTTATATAAAAATAAAATATTTTATAAATATATATTGTTCTATATTATTTTATATAATGATATCATCATTGTCACCAACACAATATTTGAATGGAGGAAATGTTCATGGAGGAGCTTATACAACCGATCAAACCGGAGGTGTTGCAAATGCAGGAAACACAGCATTTGGTGCGACCGGAGGAAGCCCTGCTGCTTTAAGAGGCGCTGGGTTATATTCCGTAACCGGTGTTAACGGAAGCCCTAGTGCTGTAAAAACACAAATGGGTGGTGGAAGGCGCCACAAGAATAGCGCAAAACGTAGTAGAAAAAATAAACGTTCTAATTCATCAAAAAAATATGCTCGTAAACGTAGTCTTAAATACCGCATTAAACATAGACGTTCGCGAAGACATTCACACTCAAAGAAAGTCAGAGGACGAAGAGCACAAGCCGGTGGATATCACCAGTATATGGGAAATACTCCATTTACGCTAGGATACAGAACTCCTGGTTTTAATTTAGCACCGAATATGAGTTCTCTTGCCAATCCTGCTCCTTTTATGCCTTATAATAGTTTGACAGGTGGTAGGTAAACCTTCAAAGCTGTAAAATATTTAGTTATTTAATCTTATATTATTTAATCTTATCTTATTTAATCTTATATTATTTAATCTTATCTTATTTAATCTTATCTTATTTAATCTTATATTATATTATTTTATAGTATAAAATGTTTGTTACTTATAGTTACGAGATTATAGGTATTTTCTTATTTGCTATTGCGTTATTTATACAGTTTTACAAATGTTATAATGGTTCAAGGTCTATAAATCCAATGGCCTTTTATGTTTTTGCTATAGGCTATGCTATACTTACATACGGTCATCTATATGATGTAAATTTCAAACTTGATGCTGTTACTTTACTAAGTATATTTAATACAATATTATTATTTGGAATTGCCTACATGTGTTCAAAATAAAGCAAAAAAACATTCAAAAAAAGGTGTAATAAGTTCGGTCCATTAGTCCATTATTTAGCAAACTATTCTATTCGTTAAATAACGCTGACACATCCAATAAACAGCCTTTATCAGCTAGTCCTGATTTTCCCTTTCCTTTTTTACGTTTATTTTCATGTTCTTTCTCTTCTTTTTCGAATTCATCACATTCTTCGTCACCATTATGATTATCACTATTTTTCGGTATCTTAATGGTTAGCTTTAACTGCTCCGCTATACTCTTCTGACCAGATCCTGCCATTTTTGATGGTTGTGTATGTATCTTTTTCGATACACTACTCTTCTGTTCCCATGATACTTTCCATTTTGACAAATCTTTGTTATGTCCGTCATTATATTCATGATTATCGCATATCAAAATCTTATAATTCTGTGACTTATAATATTTTCGTCTTTTATACCATTGACTCATGAAAATATCGTGCTCATCTATAATATCAATAACAAGAGGTGAACTATGCTTTTGACGCAAAATACGCCCCACAGATTGACACACATCTGTCTTTGGCGAAGCCAATATTAAACTTGTAAGCGTTTTAATATCCAATCCTTCAGATGCCATAGCGTAAGTTGCTATAATCACTTTTTTACTCTCACTCTGTTTAAGTGCTGCTTCTTTCATTCCACCAATATAATATCCAACAGAACCTCCTGCTATATTTCGATGTGCTATTGCATCATGTAAATATGTAATTAATGACTTATTGTGTGCCAATATCATAATCTGCTGATCCTGGTTCATTTCTAGTTCTGACACCACAACGCGCAGAATAAACTCGCTCCTATGACTATAACTACATAGTTTAGAAATCATTGTGCTGAATTTTGGATTACCCATATAATCATGCTGCGTCTCATTAAACTCCTCGTCATCCACATTATATACTATACCTTTCACTAATACACTATGTTCCGATTCTGTCTTCTCTTTATGAACTACAGGCCCAATAAACATCTCAAATACTTTTGTTAGTCCGTCTTTACGCTCCATAGTACCCGATAATCCCAGTGTATACGTTGTATTTACTTTCATCATACATCTAGAAAATACCTCAGCCCCCATATGATGACAATTACTGACCACCGGATGAAGATGCATCCCATCAGTCATTTTTAATACGAAATTGTGGTTGTCTTTCACCTCGATATCATATACAGCATAACCTTCATCTGAATTTCCGTAAATTTTATCATTTTCTGTAGAAGCCAATGGTGTATACTTCTCGGTATATAGAAATGCTGTTGCCGTTAACATACTATATGGAGATAATGCTTTATATAACTCAAAACTACCAATACCAATATCGACCGGGTCATTAATATTATACATACACTCAATATAATCTCCTATTACTAGCTCGTCAGCACACTTATATCCCTTTTTGGTTAATATCTTGTGTTCGGGTGTACAAATAAATGACCCACACATTAAATATACCTTGATAAGCTCCTTCTTGTGCCTTTTCCATGCATGCGTCATTTGCCCCCATTCAAATCGCGATGTTGTTTGATTGAAGCTAAGAATTTTTGGCAATGCATCTATCAATTTATCAACATCCTTCTCTACTCTCACATACTTACTCGATATACTACGAGATATATTATATGAAATCCACATATCATATAGTGTGCCAATTTCCATGGGTCCGCGCGATGTATGAACCAGTGTATTGCGTGGGAAACACTCATCGTATATTGCTAACCCAAAATTCCGAAATGTGTCTTTCGGATATTCCTTCATTGATAGAGACTGAAGCATTCCAATTACTATATCTTTATTCTCTACATCTATGATTTGTCCTTGTATTTTACCGACACGAGCACCGGGTAGAAACTGTTCTATTCTCTCTATCCATTGGTTTAGTAGAAAGGACTTGTGTACAATTACAAGTGCACATTTCCCTAGACGAGACACGATATTCAACGCCATGACCGTTTTACCTTTACCTGGATCTACGTCAAGTAATCCACCACCACAATCACTGACATGATTTATATACTTATCTACTATCGCGTTTTGATAGGGGCGTAACTCACCGTTAAATTGTAACGAAATATTACTTCCAGGATGTATCATTATTCTATCAGGCGGACCATATGTGTGTATTCCGAAATATCTTGGCATATACAACTTAAGTGGAGATTCCAGATATATAGGGAATGGATTGGGTTGTATCGGCGATTTAGGAATAAACGGTTTTACTGTTAACTCAGTTCTTATAAAATGTTGTTCTTCTACTGATAAACATTCTTTGAAAATGGAATATCCCTTTTCGCCCAAATAAGTTGAGTAGCTGTCGTCTTTTTTTCCGTTATTGTTACTACCACTATCATCGCATTCTTTATTACTATTTTTTTGTTCTGAAGAAGTAACTTTTGAAACAGATATAGATGAATCTTTCTTCATTTTAGTTTACTATGCGTTGTTTATTTTTGAAGATAAAGTATTTTGGTTACTAGTGTCGCTATTTTTATTTAGCCATTTTCAATTTTAACTATTTTGAAATTATTCTAAAATAATTGATAAATAAAAAATATAATATTATGATATACGGAAATGTTGAAAAAAAATGATAGTGTTATTAAACTAATGAACGGTCAATCTTTGTTACTGCTTCTTTTTGTTGTTTATATTATTTTTAATATACAAACACCTGAACCATTGGCGAATATAATCGACTCTACTTTCGGGTATGTTATTGTTATCGGTTTATTCGCTTTTATGGCTGTAAATCTTCATCCTTTAGTTACACTTGTTGGAATTTTCGCTATTTATCTCCTATTTAAGCGTTCTAGCATTGCTACCGGCTCGCTCGCTATGACTAAATTCCTTCCTACAGAAAATGTTAAGAGTCAACACTTGTCTGCTTTTAACCAGTTTCCTGTTACTTTAGAAGAGGAAGTCGTCCAAAAAATGGCCCCTTTACAATCTGGTCCATCAATGGGTCCTAAAACATTTACCCCCGTTTTAGATGACTTACATGATGCGGCAAATGTAGATTATACTGGTGTTGTGTAATAATGAGACTATATTAGATGTATTGCTTTATTATTTATTATTTTTAATTTTTAGTTTATTAATATTTTAAAATATTAATAAAGTATCTAATTTATTATACTTATAGTATTATGTTCTCGTATTATGATAGTATTATGACCTATTAAATACCCGTTTACCTATACCCAGTACAATAATTCCTAAAACTATTGCTAAAATAAATTGAACTGACCCTGAATCCATTAAGGAGTTAATTAACTTTATACCTTGTTCACTAGATTCTTTACCCATTTCATTTTTAGTTTCTTTATATAATTCTTTACCTTCTTCGCCTGTAGGTTGACAGTCTATGTATATCTTATCATCCGTGGCGTTACCTTGAAAATTTGGACCATTAGAGTTAATATACAATGTTTTGGTTGTGATATTAGGGTAGTCCGTAACTCTATTCTCTAATAAAGCCTTACTTAATTTAACAACAGCTGTTTGACTAATAGTCTGTCCACTTTTTAACATATCGAAAATAATATAGCTTTGCTTACATGTAGCAGTATCGGTATGAAAAAAATAATAAGGGGTATTGGGAATAAAGTTATTTAAGTTAAAGTTATTTATATTAATTTGATAACCTTCAGTTGGATTTATGGTCCTACCTGCACTTTGTTTTATAAATATGTTTATAATATTATCTAAAACTACTCCACCAGATTTTAAATTTGAAGACGACGATGAACCCGCAGATATGACAAAAGGTATTGATACCGATAACCGCTCATTATTATCACCTTCGTGAATTATTACAAATTCAATATCTGCCCTAGTTCCATTATATGTATTTACAGATGGTTGAAATATAGCTATTTCTGATACATTATATTTTTTTTTATTTAGAAATGATTGTGAAATTGTTCCATCTTTTTTTAAATCATATTTTATTCTTAACATCGATCCAAGGTTATATACTATACATGAACTGTCATTATAATCATACTTATAGTCACAGTACATGTTACAATTTTCTGCTTTTACAGTAGTATCTATATTTATTGGAGAATAGCATGGTTGTGACATTTTATCTATTTACGTACTGATATATTATTATTATACTAAATATATTTTATATATGTGAAAATAGTTAATTAATAGTTAATTAATAGTTAATTAATAGTTAATTTAATATTTAATTAAAGCATAAATTTAAAAATATATAAATAAATATATAGTTATTATAATAGTATGTCTACAGATAGTGCACAAAAAGAATTAAAAACAAAAACGGGATTTTTTTCAAAATTAACAACAAAATCTAGGGTTTTATCATCAGTTTTCTCTCCTGACGTATTTACTCCTAATTCTGGTAAAGAAGATATAGAATTTTTAAAATGTGTTCCTGAAATTAGACATACAGATGATATTGATGTATATGATGTAATTTTTAACCTTAGAATGCCTGATTCTGTTCCTAAGGGAGCATTATGGACAGAGCATACAGATAAAGAACAGTATTTAAATTTTTATTGTAATAATAAATTACATGTAAAATTATTTTTTAAAGATGAAATGATTTTTAGTGATACGAAAGGAAAAACATCATGTCTTATATCCCCTCCCATAGATATTGATAAAGCTACTACTACATATGTTACTGAGCAAGGTGAAGAAGTAAAAGCAAGTGGTATATATTTTGCTAAATATAATGAATTAAATAAAAAAATAAATGCTGTTGTACAAGATTCAATAAAAAAAGAAACATCAGAAACATCGGAAACATCGGAAACATCGGAAACATCGGAAAAATCAGGAACATCGGAAACAACTTTTAATGAGACACTAGCAAAAGATAAAAAAAAAAGAATTGAATTTTCAGATAAACTTTTTTTAAACCTTAATCCATTAACACCAGACAGTCCTTTTAAAGCATATACTCATAGATATACTGCCTCCGATGTTGGAAATTTTATTATGAGCGATGATACATCAAAAGAAAAAGTAAAGAAAAAAAATAAAATTTTTGGAAAAGATGAATTTGAAAATTATATGCAATTTGATTTTAATTTAAATGATTATACTATAAATGCAGAAGATAATGGAGTTACAAAAAGGAGTAGCAAAACCTCAGGTGAAGATGAAGATGAAGAATCGAAACATTTACGAACAGGAGACCCATCAAGAAGACCAGGTGACTCGATTCTTCTTTTATTAAAAAAAGGTGAATGGTTTAGTATCGTATTCAAAAATATAACTATACCATTAGACTTACAGATAATACCAAAGGATATGGTAACAGTAAAATTAGAGATTGAAAATTCAAATCCTATTGGTAGTATGGGACCAAATAATGTATTTTATAGAAATTTTTTCTGTGAATACCTTCTCATAAACATTAAAAAAAAAATTACAAAATTAATGAAAGTGCGTGACTTTATGTTTGGATATGAAGACATGGTAGTTGCTCTTCAATCCGGTTCTACAAAGTATGCAAGTAAATTGAATGCTATGAATAGTTTGGCTAGAATGGTTTTGGAATATTATGTAAAATACCTTAATAGTATTTCTTCGCCGCAAGGAGGATTTGATAAACAATATGTCGACATGCTTAAATATATGTCACAGTGTGCTACCGAAACAAAGTCAATGTTTAGTATGACTGTTGTTCCATCAGATAAAAAGACAGAACTTCAAAAAATTGTAGATAAATCAAAAAAAGAAATTGTTACATTTTCTGGTATTTTTTCTAGAAGTAGTATTATAGATTTTAGAAATAGGTTCATTCAGGCTATTTATAGAGATTTTAAAGAAAATGGTCTTAGTAAATTAAATATGGATAATATTGACAAAATACTTATACAAATGTCGCAAAGAGCAGATAAACATGATCCGGTTATGCCTGTAAGTACGACAATTCCTGTCAGTATAAATAAAAAGGATCAAGTTACAGCTGTATCTCAGGCATCGACTAGTGGTGTTCCGCTAAACGTAGTAGCAAGTTCTAAAGGAGGATCGATAGCAGAAGAAGAAAAAGAAGAAAAAGAAGAAAAAGAAGTAAAAGAAGATGAAGAAGATGAAGAAGATGATCTAGACGGCGGTGCTAAAAACGAAGAAGATCGCACAGTATCTGGTGGTGGTGCTGCATTATCTGATATATTTGGAACTGAAAATTATAACCTCATGGCCCCCATGTGTATGTTTAATGAAGGAACGGGTTTGAATAACATGGTAGTAAGAGTAAGTAAAAAGGTTGTTCAACATATAGACGCATCAGTAATAGATACACCAGGCAATGATGATGATAAAGAAATTACTTCAGAGGAACAACAAGCTTATGTAGATATTCAAGTTGGTGATGCTATTCGGTTTGTTTATAAGGGAAAAATAACATACGCTATTGTTTGTGGTTTTAAACCTGGAAAGAAAACGGATGAAAAAGGTAATGACGAAGACATGAATATGACCGATTTTAGAAAAACAAATATGGATATTATGGCTTCAGTAGAATCACAAACTTTGAAACTGACACCTGAACAATTTCTTAGTACTATTACTTTACGAGGTATTAAATATCTTACATTTGAATATAATAATGACTTGTATAGTTTTGCTGATTGGAACTCTAGAGAAGAAGCATTGAAATGTAGAAATGATGAATTAAAAACTGGTTTATCTGGAAAGTTTACATTTAGTTGTGATGAAGAAAAAATTCCTCTTTTACCTAATGGTTATAGATATCCAACTAGTAGAAAAATTAAAGAAGCTTTTAAAAAAGTAAAAAATGCCTTTACATTTGGTTCAACAGAAGCCGATATAGGAAAGAATTTTGATTTACCTGAATATAGTCTCCTTTCATATATGACATTGGATAAAGTAATGACTCCACTTAATTTTGACCCAGTTATTAAATTATTAAAAAGTAAGGAAGTTAATAATCCCAATTCTATATTTAGTGATTTAAAAAAAAAGATGGAAGAAAATGGACTAAATACTAGTACTGGATGTAAAGATAATACTTCTAAAATAAAAAAGGTTTCTTTACAGCAACGTAAGAATGACTTTATTAGAATGTCTGATAAGATTAGGACAGAATTTAATACGTCTTGTATGGTAAATGGGGTAATTAATCGTAAAAAAGCTGTAAATTTTATAAGAAATCTGTATAGAAGACCTGTAGATTCTAGGATATTTTTAGATGATAAAGGTATACCTTATAAAATAGTTCCACAAATTGTATTTATTCTAAATTTGATACCCAATAACCCTAAAGAACTTTTTAGGTTATTAATATTGGCATTATCATCTTCGGAAATACAAGATATTAATCAACGAAGAAAAGACTTAGGCGACTATACTGAAGCACAAAATACAATTAATGATAGTGTCGTTGACTTAATGGAAGGTGGTGCTATTCCATCATATCAGGAAATCAAGAAAGCGGAAGATATTATTAAATATAGTATAAATATGGTAGGTAACCAAGGATTTATCCCACCCAAGATTATAAACCAATATTCAGAAGATTTGAATGCTGTGGCTGCAAGTTATAATCCAGAAGAAGAAGAAGAAAAATTAGCTTTATCAGCTAAAATGGTGACACCACCTCCTGGTGCTTCGGGTATGGGATATTCAGGTATGGGTGCTTCGGGTATGGGATATTCAGGCATGGGTGCTTCGGGTATGGGATATTCAGGCATGGGTGCTTCGGGTATGGGATATTCAGGCATGGGTGCTTCGGGTATGGTTGGTAGACCATCGTCATCGTCTAATTTTCTAGGTAACTTGTTCAGTAATATTGGTATACATGGCGCTTCATCTGCTTCCGGAATGGGTTCTGGGATAGGTAATGATTCATGCGGTAATAATACAAGTATAGTATGTAATGGTGATGATTTAGTTGTTACAGTAACTCTGAAATTAAATGAATTAATAGCATCATGTGTTAATCCAGGAATGATACAACATCTTGGTAATCATCATGGTAATTTAATAAGTAATAATGAAAATGACAGTGCTTACCAAGTTGGCATAGATAATGAAAACATTGATAATCCTAATGCTGCAGCAGCTGCTGCTCCTCCTCCTCCGAATACACAGAAACCATCTGTTGATTCTATTGCTGCTTCTGGTGTTGCCGCTACTTCTGGTGCTGCCGCTGTTTCTAGTCTTCCTTCACAGACTAATGATGAATCTGCTAAAATCCCAGCTGATGATAATTCTTCTCAATCAAGTCAGAGTGTTGTTGGTGATAATGCCGCCTCTGTTGCTCCCACCGTTAATATTTCTACTCTTCCTAATGATACTAATAAAGCATCCTCAAGTGCTACTTCTATAGCTGATGTTACTCCTATATCCTCATCTGTCGATAGTACTGTTTCAGAATCTGAGTCTCCTCCTCCTGCTCCTCCTTCTCCTCCTGCTCCTGCTCCTGCCAAAGCTGCTACTGAATCCAAAGCTATCCCTATTGGTACATTGGCTACTGAGGCTGCTGAGGCTGCTGTTAAGATGGCTGCTAAAAGGGCGGCTAAGAACACTGCTGCTGATGCTACCAAAAATGTTACTGGTGGTTCAGCAAAAAATAAGAATAAATCTAAAAAGAATAAAACAAAAAAAAGGAAAAACTTCAGTAGTAAAAAAATTAAATTTACCAAGGTAAAAAAATTATAAATTTATAAATAATACAATACAATACAATACAATAGTTTACATTATGTTAACAATCGTAACAACTATACTTATTATATAATTTAATAATAATAGTCATCATTATTAAATTATTAGAAGTGTTTTATATTTCAGTTCAATATTTTCAACGAAATAATTCACTAATAACGTCATCCACGCTTGTTAAATTATTAAAACAAAATTTATTTATTTCAGCTGGTGAATATTTAAACTGAATATCATTTTCTATATTGTTTATTTTTGCCATCTGTTCTTCATTTAGTGTCGTAGAATAAAATAATTCTAGTAATTGTATTACCATGTGTCGAGTACATTTTGTAAACTCTATATGTTCATCCAACCTACCAGGTCTTTTAAATGGTTCGCTAATTTTATTTGGATCATTTGCCGTACATATAATAATTCTACCACTTGTTTCAACTAATCCATCCATGATTGTAAGAATATCGGCATCATTTATTACAGATTTTTGCTTCATAAGAGAAGTCGGCTGACCATGCTGCTTTCCTTGCGTTATTCCATCCTCATTTTTTTTTGTTGACTTTCTTTTACCAGTGTCATTACTTGTGTCACCATTTCCATTTTCACAACTACTTGTATCACTATCCACAACAATCACCCCACTTCCTGCTTCGCCAGACATACCCATTCCCATAATACCATTTAATAGATTAGCACTCATAGCATTCATTGCAGCGGCATTATTAATTGCCGGTTTTTCACTAATTGTATCCAAAATTTTATCGAACTCGTCAATTACATATAACCTCTTATGTGTAGGAATATGACGACCGTTGATATAATCACCATAAAATATATTTTTAATATCAGAAACTTTTTTAATTTTATCAATATCATTTACATTTACAATATGTCTATCAAGTAGTCGAGAAATCGCCTTAATAGTAGAAGTCTTACCGCATCCGGGTGGACCATAAAATAGAAACCCAAGTTGATATGGTATTCCACGCGACTCATACCATGCCTTATTATTTATGAAAAAATTAATCCGTTTAATAATTTTATCAACATCCGTAAAAAAACAATTTTTATTCAAGTCTTTTGTAGTATTTAGCTGATACTCCGAACATAAAATATTCGACAGTTTCTGGTCTCGTCTTCCATCATTCCAATCATCATCACTACTTGATCGAGCACTCTCACTCTGAAGAAACTCATATATGAATATTTTATCTGTCATTCTGTCTTCTATTTTTTTATTATAAGTCTTTTCACATTTTTCGATAAAATTATACATCTCGTCGATACATTTGTCTCTACTCATCATAATTGTAAAATTTATTTTCTTAAAATCTTGTGTATCTGAGTTTTTTTTCTCTCTATGTGAATATACTTTTTCAATTGATAGATATATTCCATTTTCTATTTCAATCGGCAAATTTGTACGCGGAGTATATATTTTTGATGAGTTATTGTTTTTGTCAATAACTTCAACATAACGCAAATTTATAACAGATAAATCAGTTTCTGATTTTTTTCGCATCTTATCTATTTTATCTGTGTAATAATCTAGGATATGTATCATAGGATCAGGATAATGAGTAACAACAGAAATAGAAGAATATCCTACAGTATATTGATTACCTTGATACATTATTCTATGCATGTTCCCTTTCTTTAAGTGCATCATCATTTGATTGGTTGTTTCATTATTCATAGAATAAATAATGTTAATAAAATTGGTCAAATATTTATAAACATCACTATGATGTAATAGAAATAAAAATAAAAGAATTATAAATACATCTATATAATAATTTCCTGTTTTTAAATTTTGTATCAAAATTATATCACCAATACCACCTAAATTTGGGAATGGTAACATTTAAAAATAATTTATATAAATAAGAGTACGATAATATGGGGTAGTGTAGTGTGCTATATATTTATAATATGATACCTCTAAATCAATTATAAATATATTATTTGTATTATTTGTATTATAGATACATGATTTTTTTTAATAATATGGTATCGAATACTGCATAGCTGTATCATATATAGTAGCTTTAAAAGCATCATTATATCCTTCCACATAAACCGTATCTCCATTGTATATGTTATCACATCCTTGATCGCTAGTACAGCTTCGCCTCTTATATGTTACAGGTAGTTTAACAGATTGATTTTTATCGCTCATAGTATAAAACTGCCATTTATCCTGGCTAGGAAACAGCGGTCTTCCCATTAGAGAAAGAATAGTTTCAGGTCCATTAACACGTGTTAATATTCCTACTTGGCGATATGCCGAGTTCACAGAACGAGTGGGCACATTTATAGGTATTCCTCCTCTTATGTCACCACCCATGGTTACACCTAATGAACTTGTTCCATATTGATTAAAATATCTATCATCGCGTAGTGGAGGAGTATACGGGTTTAATAAAACATCTGCTGGTCCGCGCGTATAACCTGAACCGAAACTTGGTATTAAATCTAAAAACCCGCCTCCGGTGCCGCCGCCACCGCCTCCGCCACCTTGTCCAAAACCTCCACTATAATCTTTGCGAGAGGATTCAATAATATTTGAATTTTGGTTTGTGTTTCCATTTGACGAAGATGAATATGTAGATGTATTTCTATTAAATTGAGAATATGCTAAATACATAATAATACAAGCAATAACTAAAAATAATACAAGTGTTATATTTTCAAAACATATTACGCCTGGAGGGCATTTCTTTGTCATTATATAAAAATATAGATATTATATTTTTATATTTGATATAATGATTCTTATTAACCAATATGAATTTTCTAATTTCTCTCGAATCTCAAACACCTCATGTATTTAATGCCTTAAGTGGTTAGTTCAAACAGCAGCAGGAGTGGCTTTATTTGACGCTGAAGCACCTCCTCCAGTCAATAATGACATTCCCGGAAATCCACCACTTCCTGAAAACATCTTACTAATCGAACTATTTTCGAATTTGTCAAGGAAATTTTGAGCAGTATTCAATATAGGCTCTATTGATTTCAGATTATTAATCATTTCAGTCTGTTGAGACAACATATCACCACCCTGACCTCCTCCTACACTAGCCAACATGTTATATGCCTGTTCCTTTTGAGCATTGTATCCAGTGGCCATACCAGGAACTTTTATTTGCATCATAGGGTCAACAGATTCAGCATTTACAGAGGCAGGACTTAACTGAGACATTCCATCTTTTATTGCACTTTTATTTTTTAATGGTTGTTTAACATCATTTGCTGGCTGAGTACCCATGGCTATAGTATTATCTGAACCAGTTGTAGATACAGATTTAGCAGCAGCAGATTCTTTAGCAGAAGCATCAGCGTCAGCAGTAGCTACAGCTTCATCATGTGACTTTTTTGCTGCTTCATAGGTTACTTTAAGAGCGGCTTTCTTTGTATCATCTTTTTCTTTATCCATTGCCGCCTTTGCATCATCCATTTTAGTTTTAAGTATAGATATTTCTTCTTGAGTAAAACCCTCCATCATCATAGAGTTTCTTCTATTCTTGAACATTACAATAAAATTTGTCAAAATAGTAGTTGTCAATAAAACAACAATCATATTTTTACTAAAGTATGTGGTCAAGAATCCAATAATGACAAAAATGGCTACTGCTTCTAAATTATTCCTCAATAAATAGTTAGCAGCAGTTACAATAGCAAAAAAGAAAGAAGCATATAACACATATTTATTGGAAAGAAGATTGCTTGAGTTATTCAAAAGTTTAGGTGACGACCTTTTTGATTTCATTTATGCGTATTATATATATGACATAGAAAAAAGGTATTATAAAATAATAATAATTAAAAATTATATTATATAATTATTATTACTCTTAATATTATTACTCTTAATATTATTACTCTTAATATTATTACTCTTAATATTATTACTCTTAATATTATTACTCTTAATATTATTTAGTAACTTATATTTATTAAAATTATTAAAACTCAGAGTCATTACTATATTCGTCATCTGATGATGAAATATATACATTACTTCTGCCATTTGATTTTAGAATGTACTCTATTTCATCTCGAATATTTTGTATCTCTTCAAGTAAGAGAGTCTGATCATTTTTTACGCGATTTAATTTAAAATCATCATTCTTAATATTTTTAGAAATTTCACGGATATGATCGGTTAATATTTTAAGAGCTTTTTTTTGTTTCATTTTTTCTTCTAAAATAACAGTATTATAATTTTCATAATCATGTACAACAGTTTCTAAAAATGAATTTTGTTTACCTAATTCCTTTATTTCATTTTCTTTATCAAACATTATTTTCTTTTTTTTATCTAGTAAATCTTTCATTCTATATATTTTTAAATCTTTCTTTCTTGTTACATTAGCATAAGTATCGTCAATAGGTGAAATAGCTATATTATTTTCATCTTCTATATATGATTCATCGCTACTACTAATGTATCCTTCGCCTTCATCATCATGGTCGTTATCGTCGTTATGATCGTGATCAATAGAGTCATATTTTCTATATGGAACATGAGGGGTATGAGATTCGTGAGAAATAGGATAATTCTCTTCAGGGTGTTGAAATGTTGGACTTATCATAGAATTTTTCATAAAATCATCTATATTTGGTGATTTATTTATAGGTGACTTACTTATCGGTGATTTACTTATTGATATTTTTGGTTTTACCATTATATTATTATATATATTTATATTCGTATATTATATTTGTCTTTATTGTAATAAATATTATTATTTAAACACTCGCTGTTCCTAATGACTTTACACATAAGTAAATACGTTTCATACTAAATAATATATCTAAAAGAACAAATGCTGCAGAATATATTAATCCGTGAACCAATGATACAATAATTTTACTACCGTTCGGAGGAAGCTTAAAATAGAAATCAGGAATTAATAGTATAAACACAATAATATATATTAAAGTTCTTGTAAAGTTAAATATACGACCAAGCATAAGTATATTATATATTTATATTATGTATTTTTTATTATATGTTTTATTAACCATAATTCATATAATTCCGATAATTCATATAATTCCGATAATTCATATAATTCCGATAATTCATATAATTCCGATAATTCATATAATTTCCATAATATAAATCATGGTTACTTAAATTGCTGAGCAACGTTAATTAAATACTTCATAATAGTAGGTATAATTTTAAAAAATATAAGCCATATAATATAATATATAAATGAAATAATCAAAGCAGGTATAATTTTATCTTTAAATTTTTCCCATAGTACTGTAATTTTTGCCTTTATGATTAAATATTTTTCATTAAAATATAAAGTAGTTTGTGATATAATATCATTATTATTGTTTATTTTTTTCTTTTCACCCTTTATTTTCTTCTCGGTGTCCTCCTTTATTTTTTTTAATTTTTCCTTTAATGGTGTCATTATTTCATCTTTCTTTTTATTTAATAATTTGGGTAATGTTTCTTTAAAAAATTTTACAATAAACTTTGGAAATAACTTAGAAGCTCTTTTTTTAACAGGTTTGGGTATTAATCCATATAGAAAATCTGTGAATTTTTTTGTAACATAACGTATAAATTCTAAAATTTTTTCTATAATTCCGTCATACGGAACAAAAGCAAACACACAAAAATATATAATAAAAGTAAATAAAAAAGAGCAGAAAAATTCCATTAAAAGTTCAAATTTACAAGGCATTCCGCCAGGTAATACTTGTGGCGCCGTTGTTTTATTACCGCCATCACCACTGCCGCCACCACCGCCACCACCACCGCCACCTCCGCCACCACTTACAGTGATTGGATTTAAACCAGCTAAAGCATTTTTAATATTATTACCAGCGAACGGATTCATCATTGGTTATATAAAAGAAAGTATTAATATATTAATAAAAGAAAAGATAAAAGAAAAGATAAAAGAAAAGATAAAAGAAAAGATAAAATAAATATATATAAAAATATTTATATATTATATTATAGTATTTAGAATGTCTTTAAAGCCCGTTCCTGTATCTACTAGTAAATCGTGTGAGCCTATTCTAACCGAAAATGATTCTCGCTACGTAATGTTTCCTATACAAGATAATGAAATATGGAAAATGTATAAAAAACAAGTTGACTGTTTTTGGAGAGCAGAGGAGATTGATTTATCGAAAGACATCATTGAATGGAACAGCGACATTTTAAACGATAATGAGAGATTTTTTATTTCTATGGTATTAGCATTTTTTGCCGCGAGCGACGGAATCGTTACTGAGAATCTAGCTGTACGTTTTATGAGCGATGTACAATTAGCAGAGGCTCGCGCTTTTTACGGATTTCAGATTGCAATGGAAAATATTCATAACGAAGTATATAGTTTACTAATTGACACGCTAATTAAAAGCAGTGAACAAAAAGATAAATTATTTTCTGGTATAAATAATTTTCCATGTATTAAAAAAAAAGCCGACTGGGCGCTTAAATGGATAAACGATAAAAGAAGTTCATTTTTTACAAGACTAATTGCGTTTGCGTGTATAGAGGGTATATTTTTTTCAGGTGCTTTCTGTTCTATTTACTGGTTAAAAAAGCGAGGATTAATGCCTGGATTAACATTCAGCAATGAGCTTATATCACGTGATGAGGCATTACATACAGAATTTGCAATTTTGTTGTATAATAAAATGCATAAAAAATATCCTAAACAAAAAGTTCACGAAATTATAAAGGAAGCAGTAGACATAGAGAAAGAATTTATATGCGAAGCATTGCCATGTCGATTAATAGGAATGAACTCAAAATTAATGTCACAATATATTGAATTTGTTGCCGATAGGTTATCTATTCAACTCGGATATGAAAAAATATATAATTCTTCAAATCCTTTTGATTTTATGGAAATGATAAGCATTGAAGGAAAGACTAACTTCTTTGAAAAGCGTGTCAGTGAGTATGCTCTATCTGAAAAAACAAAAACAGATACTATTTTTGACTTTAATGCTAGTTTTTAATGCTAGTTTTTAATTCTAATGTATACCACCCATACCAATTCCTCTATATACATATTTTTTTATTTGTTGTGCTGGTTGTTGTTGAGGTTGCTGATGTTGTTGCGATTGCTTATGTTGTGCGTGTTGTTGCGGTTGCTGATGTTGTTGCTGATGTTGTTGCGATTGCTTATGTTGTGCGTGTTGTTGCGATTGCTGATGTTGTGCGTGTTGTTGCGATTGCTGATGTTGTTGCGGTGGTAAAGGTGCTGACGATGGTCGTCTAGGTAAGATAACATTCTGATGCTGTATTGGTTGGCGTTGTTGTGGAATATATATATTATGATTGTGTACACCAATATTTTTATTCATTTGTCTGTCAAGTATGTTTTTAATATCTTCTTTTTCTAGACGTATTTTGGATTCAACGGCTATATTTTGTTCTTCAAAACGTAATAGTCTGGGATCTCGCATTGTTTGAAAAGTATATACATTTATGTATTCATCTTTAAATTCGTAATTTAAATTACATATAGTAATTATTCCATCTGATGTTGTCATGTTTACCACAGTGGCTGCTTCTTTTCTACAAATAAGTCTTTTAACACCATCACATAGTTGTAGAATATTTTTATCCAAAATGTTAAAAAAAACAGATCTATCAATATATAGCCCAATATGTTCCACACGTTTTTGCATATAATTATCTTCACCACCCCATGCCCAAAAGTTTGGAAACCCATTTGTTCGTTCAAAATCTTCCCCTTTTATTGAAAAAATACCTCCAAGCGCAAACTTAAAACCATAAAAATGTTTTACTATACCATGTGTTGTATCATAATCAATTATATTTTTGCTATAAGGAACAGTATCAACATCGTTAAAAACAAATGTAATATTTTTATAATCATTGGGATACTTATATTTTAAAGCTAAAAATCCTATATTTTTCATAGCACCACGATTAAATGGTAAGGTATTTTTCTGCTCTACAAAATAAATTTCATAATTTGTTTTAGGAATATCTTCTAAAACATGTTTCATATATACAGTAAAAAATTCTTTATGTTCTACTCTATCTCTATATGGAATTATAAATACGATTTTTGGTATATTGGTATAAGTAGAATTTGGTTCAATAAGTTTGCTTGCACATTCCTGAATTTCCAATTCAATATTATTTGGATTTGGATTTGGATTTGGATTTATATTCATAAAATCGACTAAAAAATCTAATTTATAAATGATATAATAACTATAAGTTTATTTTTTCAGTTTTTTGGCGAATACTTCTCTAAAATAATCTTAGGTATTAATTGTTCTTTAATACTTTCTAATTTTTTGAAACATTTATTTATTGTAACTTCGCTTGTTTCACTAATTTTGTTTACATCCTTTTTAGATATATTAAGTCCACAAATTTGTGACACAAAATATATAATACCAGCAGCAATAGAGTGTGGAGTATTTTCAGGTATCAAATTATTCTTTTCAATTCGTAGAGCAATAAACTGGCACAATTTGGTAAGCTCTCCATTCACATGTAACCTAGTACAGTATCTTTCTATAAAAGCCTCTGGACGCGTTTTACAGAAGCTTGTCTTCTCAGAATTATGCATATCATTTTCAATATCATTTATAATACATACTGCATTTTTACACCCCTTTGTTGCGCTTGTATTGTCTAGATTGAATATTGTAGCAATCTCCTTTGCTGTACGAGGACAATCATGAATCCTAAAAGCTATATACACTGATGCTGCAATAATACCATCACGATTAGAACCACGAAATGTTTGGTGCTCGGATATTTTCTTATGACACCGCAATGCTTCATCTATTATAATTTTTGGAATACCAGCATTATTCGCAATTATTGTAATATGTTGAAATTCATTATATTGTGTTTTCTCTTTATGAGGCGATGCCTGCCATTCAGTATACCTTCGTATCTTTCGCATCTCATACGATGATATACCATCACATAATATTTTACATCCAAAAGACGATTCCATGAGTAATGGGTTAACTGGCAATCCACAACGTGTGGGGTCGCTTGTCTGGTTGTCATCAACTCCATAATATCTCCATTCAGCAGTTTGGTCTACAATATCTTTATAGATTATACTACATTTTGGGTTAGTACAAATAAGAAATCCCTCATCGGATAATGAAACAGCTGATTGACATGTGTCGCAATTTTCTCGTTGTCCCGTATTTCTGTAAATACACTCGACACTTGTCTCATCTTTTTTGAATTGTTTTTTATCTATATCTATGTCAAAAGATTCGGTTATTTTCTTCCACAAATCCGCTTTGTTACTATTAGGGTTTATTTTATTTTTATATGTTTTATGTGTGGTTGGTATTCGTGATAATGATGAGTCGTACATGTTATTCTTGTCTTAAAGTATATTAAATATTTTTTAATTCAATTTTATTCATATTATAATGTTTATTAGTAATGAAATAATATTACACCGACCGAAAAGAAAAATGAGACAAATAAAAACTTATTTATAAATTCTATAACTATGTTTTAAGTAATTTGTTAGATGTTCTTTCTTGATTTTATTTGCTAATACATCTTTAATTGTAGTATCTATATCTTCATATGTATTTGGACTTTGCTTCTTTATATAATGTTTTAACTGACTAAAAAATTCCTCAATAGAATTTGTTTCTGGATGATATGCAACCGAATATAATAATTTATTACTATCATTTTCTATCTTATCTTTTATCAACTTTGATTTATGAATAACCGCATTATCCATAATTATTAAATAATTTTTATAATTATTTTTAATGAATTCATCATAAAATTCTAATATATCCGTTGTTTTTATCCCTCCTTTTCTTTCTCCATATAATTTCCAACCAACCACTTTATCTGCACAAATAGCACATAACAAATTATATCGCTTATATGGATACTTGTGTGTCTTTTTAATAACTCTTGTTCCACTTCTACTACGACCATATGAATGTGTCATATTCAAATATATTGAAGTTTCGTCCATGCATATTGTTTTACGATAGTCATAATCATCTAATTTATTATAAAATTCAACTAAATCTTGTTTTTCTTGTCCTTCTCGTTTTTCCGGATAATATTTGCTACGCAAACGCTTTCGTGTTATTTTCATTCTGTTTAAAATATTATTGATACTTCTATCTGTTAGAATAACATTAAATTTATCATTTACTAATTTAGAATATTGCCATAATGTCGTAGTTGGGTCTCTTTTTACTTGTTCTTTTACAAATTTTTCTATTTCAGGAGTTATTTTTAGATTATGATTTTTGCGTGTTTTTCTACTAATGTTTCCTTGCAGTTTATATCTTTTAATCCAACGATGCAACGATTGATATTTACATTTAAAAATATTACATGTATCTCGTAAATCTTTGTTATGGTTTATATAATACATAACCGCACTTAATTTGTAGTCATCACTATGTTGTTTCATTATATTATATAAATTATTTAAAATTAAGTTATATAATATTATTATTCATAATGGATATTGATATCATACAACAGGAAAATAACGAACTAAAAGAAAAGGTCAAAGATTTAGAAGAAAAACTTAAAAAATACACAAATGGAGATAATCACAAGCGATATTATGAAAAAAATAAAGATAAGATAAAAGAGCAAGGTGCTACTTATTTAAAGAAGTTGAAAGAAGAAAACCCTGAAAAGTTGAAAGAATATAGACGGAAGTATTATTTGAAAAAGAAAGAAGAAATGCAAAATAAAGATAAATAGTAATAAATAATGGTTTAAATATTATTATATAGTATTATTTATGACTGAAAAAATGAACGATAAGAGTGAAATAATCAAATCATTAGAAATAGCCGGTAGTATTCATAAAAAAGTTAGAAATGATGTTAAAAAAATAATTAAACCTGGAATTAAATTATTGGAAATTGCAGAATTTATTGAAAAAAAAACAATTGAATATTCTGACCCAAAACATTCTATAAATAAAGGAATTGGTTTTCCAGTCGGGTTATCAATAAACGAATGTGCTGCACATTACCATCCACCTCCAAATGATAATACAATACTGAAAAAAGATGATATAATTAAGGTTGATTTTGGAATTGAAGTAAATGAATGGATAATTGATTCTGCTTTTACATTATATTTTAATGACAAACATGATATTTTGAATAATGCAGTAAAGGAAGCAACATATACAGGAATAAAAAATGCTGGAATTGATGTAGATATAATGGAGTGGTCAAATTCAATTAAGGAAGTTATGGAAGCATATGATATTCACCCTATCAGAAATCTTGGAGGACATGATATCCAAAAAGGAATTATACATGGTGGGTATTTTTTGCCGTCATATCCGGATCCAAATATAACACACAAACGATTTAGTGAAGGTGTTTATGCAATAGAAACATTTGGTTCTACAAATATGGATATAGCAGAAGAAACTGGTATGTCAAATATATTTAGAATTAATCCTACGATGACCCCGACATTCAAACTGGAAAGTAGTAAAAAATTTTACAATAAAATAAAACATGATTTCAAAACATTACCATTTTCAAGTAGATTTTTAAATGATTTACCAAATATGAATACACACTTAAATATATTAGTGAAAAATGAGAATCTGTTTGAATATCCACCGCTATGCGTATCAAATGGTTATACAGCACAATACGAACATACTATATTTTTAGACGAAACCAAAAAAAATATTTTTTCACAAGATGAAGATTATTAGATTTAGCATTTCTGCGTATAATTACTTAAAAATAAAATATTAAGTAACTATATAATGTATGAAAAGGTAAAACCGCCTGATAAATATCGGTGCATAAAACTTCCAATACAGAAAATTTTAAAATCAGATTTACCGATTGATGTTTTAGAAAGGATTAATGACGCAGTTTCAAGAACAAACATAATAACCACAAACTCTTATTTTTTATTGAGGTTATGGGTGCTTCAAAAGTATCATAACAATCGGGAAATACCAATTATAACAGAAGATACAATTAGAATGTCTATGAAGTCATTAGTGAAAGCATCAGCAGGACCGAAACCCAAAGGAAATAATTTAGCACTACTTCAAGAATTTCAAAATATTGGTAATTCTATATTTACACTACAAGATGGTAAGAATTTATCTGCTATTTTAGATTATTATGCTACTACGATGATTACTGCTATTGAAAATAACATCAAAATGCACTTTATTGACTACATTAAACGGTTTGTTAATTCTTACTTTAAAAATATATACCAAAATGAACTTCAAAACAAAGAGTTCAAGAAACAATTTTATAAAGAACTACAACAAGTAAAAAATGATATCATAAACGATGCTGAAATTTTAACCTGCGATGAAAAATACCATAATTGGTTGAATGATAATAGATACAAAATTGTTCCAGAGAATTATGATACAAGTTATTTTTATGATATAAAGGTCAATCCACAAAAATATTTGAAACACATGATATTTATGAATTTGCAGTTAGAAGAAATGAATACAAAGATGTTCCAGTTTTTTCCACTTCAAACCCATCTAATACCAAGGCATATACAAATAGATACAAAATCTCTTGTAGAACTACTTATTGATACTGATAAAAAACAATATTTTGATAATATTGAAACAAATAAAGAAAAATTATGGAATACATTTTTTAAACTGCATCATATGAATAAGTATGTTTTTGATTATACCATTATAACCGATGGATATTCGGTTTCATTACGATTTTTACATACTGACTTTGTAAATGAAGAGAGAATAAAGAAAGATAAGATGAAGAATGGAAAGAAACTAATGAAAGGACTAACTGACGAGGAAAAAGAGATTAAAAAACAAGAAAAGCAAGTGCAACAAAATAAGTTAAAAGAAGAAAATAGAAAAAGAAGAGAATTAGAAAAGAAGGAAAAGAAAGAAACAAAGAAAGAAGTATTACACGAGTTTCCGTATATTGATGAAGTTTCAAAGGATTTTTTAGATGGAAAACATCTATTTATTGACCCTGGAAAGCGTAGTTTATTAACGATGATGGATGATGATGGTAATTATTTTTCATATACAAATAAGCAACGAATAAAAGAAACAAAGCGAATAAAATATTCATCATTATTAAAAAATTATAAGGATAAACAACACATTACTGAAATTGAAAATACATTATCATTATTCAATTCAAAAACATGCGATATTAAAAATTTTAAAGAATATATCAAAGAAAAACTAAAAGTAAATGATGCGATTGCGAAATTATATCAAAATGAAAAATTCAGAAAATATAAATGGTATTCGTATATCAATACAAAAAGAACGGAAGACAATATGTTAAATAAGATTGAGAACAAATATGGTAAGGATATAAAAATCATAATTGGTGATTGGAGTATTGGAAAACAGATGAGAAATTTTATATCAACTCCAAATTTATCAATAAAAAGAAAACTAAATACCAGATTTGAAGTTTATAATATAGATGAATTTAGAACATCATGCCTGAATTACAAAACAGAAGAATTATGTAATAATTTATATTTACCAGATAAGAGAAACATAGAACGAAAGATGCATTCAATCCTAACATTTAAAATGGAAAACAAACGGAAGGGATGTATCAATCGTGATAAGAATGGATGTAAAAATATACAAAAGGTATTTAATCACTATATAGAAACAGGAGAAAGACCTGAAAAATATAAGCGTGATTATAAGTTTCAATAAAATATACTAACCACTACAATCGTAATTGGTTGTAGTCGTCAAATAGTATAATGCTCTGTAAGAGTGCATTTATATCACCAAAGAGATTAACTGAACGATTTTTTATTTTTTATAGAAAGTTTGTCTCATTTTTCTTTTCGGTCGGTGTAATACATATTCAATAAAATGTAAACAAAATAAAAATAAAACACTCAATAATATATAAAGTATTAATATATAATGGGTAATAGTTCAAGTACAATAAAAAATAAAAATAAAAAGCCAATATTTAATTTTAAAGAATTGAATTATAATAATACTGAATTTCTTTCTAAATTAAATGAGATTGCTACAGATTATATTCTAGGACAAAATTTTCAGGATATGATTCGACTTACAAATTCAAAATATTGCGATGATTTAGTAATTATAACATCAAAAATATTAAAGAAATCATTTTTTTCTAATCAAATTCAAATTATTTATAACAAAATATCGGAAGGTAGTATAGAACACAGCAGTTATGTATATGAAAATACAAATATCACAAAAGAACAAACACGCAAATTGTGTATAGAAATTGCTAAATATTATGTTAAAGTTGCTCACTTATTTGCGGCTATAATAACAACGTTAAATCCGGTATTTTCTTGGAGGTCATCAGCAAGTTCTTCGCGAGCAATACTTAGTCCACATGTACCGAAATCTAAAGATGATAAAATCGTTACTGATGATGTGGTAGATACTATAGAAAAAACGACATTAGAAAACAAACAGTATGTATCTGAAATGGCAAAAGATATAAAAGTAGAGAACTTGAATTTTTGTAATTCTCGTATTGCCGATTTAATAGATATAGATGAGCTTACTGATTTAATAAACGACGATAATATTCTAAATGGTAGCACTTCTGTCTCAGAAATTAAAATAAAAACCAAATTATGTTCTTCTAATTTAAATAATGTTGGAAACACGAGTATTGGTGATAGTAATGGTGAAGACGGAGGTATACGTCGAACTAAGACGGTATATGATTTGCCGGGTTTTGCGGAGCTTAGTCGTTTATATAATGATAAATATAATGCTAGTAAAGGTAGATTTGATAAGATGTCAGCAAAGAGCAGAGAGGAGAAGAAGAGGAATGTTGACTTGTTATATACACTTTTTACTGGAAATCCAAATCCGCCTAAAGATATTAAAAATTTTCGAGATATCCCGATTCATTCATTTTCTGATACTGTCGACTGTAGTAGTCCTGATTCAATGTTAAATAAAACATATATAGGAACAACAAAAGATAAATTATTTGTAGATTATGTAGAGCAAATTAAAAAAATGATATATGATTCTAACATGATAAGAAACTCATTATTAGAAATTATAGATAAGATATTTATTACTAATACTGATGAACAAGGGCGCGATGGAGAAATAGACCAAGGTGATAAAATGAAATATATAATAGATCCTAATTTGACATACGAAGATCTAAATAATTTGATAGCTGAAACAAGAAAAATTGTACTAAAATTGTATGTAAATTGTGAGAAAAATTTTATATATACATTAAAAATTTTACAGGCTATTATAGAGGCGCAAATATTCGAAACAGGACAACGCCAAATAAGGGAATTAGAACGTAATATAGAAGCAGAATACTAACATGAAAAAAACAAAATGTTTCTAAATAGTTTTTAAAACATCAATAAGCATGAATTCCTGGATTATATGATAAAACAACCATTTATCATATAAACTTAATAAACTTTTAAAACATTAACAACTAAGATTTTATTTGTTCACTTACGCTTGTGAGTGCGGTGGTGACGCTTAGTTCTGTGGCGTCTACGACGACCACCCTGTTGAGACTGGGACTGGGACTGGGACTGGCGCTGGGCCTGACCCTGGGCCTGACCCTGGCGCTGGGCCTGGGATTTGCTACGACGCATTCTTCTGCTGTGTTTAACCATTTTATATATAACGTATAGAAAAAAATATAAATTAATAGAATAATAATTAATATTAAAAATAATAATTAATATTTATTTATAAATACTTTAATTACTAAATGCTTTAATTACTAAATGCTTTAATTACTAAATACTTTAATTACTAAATACTTTTATTCTCATAATATTATTTATTATTTGACCATATTGTATCATTATCCCAGTACATGCGATCGCCCTTTTTAATATTATATATTTTCTTAAATATCATTAAACGAGACATTGGACAATTTGTCCTATATTTTACTAAAGGATGTGGATTTGTTTTAATATTAAAATTTACCGATTGTTTGTATATCGCCTCTCTCCACTGAAAAGCTATATATATAAAAAATTCCTTAAGTGCTATTTCCTTTATTTTTTCTGGAGCACCAGTAGTAATCAAATAATCATTCAAATAATTTACACATATTTCTATACCCGATATATCCGCCATACTTTCCCCAACCATTGTCGACGCATCCATCTTTATACCATCCCATGACGCAAATAACTCATATTGCTTAATCACATTTTTTACTTTACTTTCAAATATCTTTGCGTCCTCCGGCTGCCACCAATTCTTCATATTACCTTTATGATCAAATAATCTACCCGAATTATCTAAACAATGCGATAACTCATGTCCAAATGTATAACCAATATGTGCTAAATTATACTCAAGACCCTTTAAATTCAATGTTATAAATGGTTCTTGTAATATTGCCGCTGGAACATATATATTATTTTTCGTCGGATTATAAAAAGCATTCACTATATACGGCTGCGTCCCAGATAACGCTAAACCTCCATTCACAGTAAAATTAATCTCCGGAAGTTCTACAAAATGTTGTCCATCATGGGCTATTAAATATTCGCGTCTAACTTGCGACTGAGCATACATTATTCCATAAGCATCCATTGTCGGCAGTTCAGCAACCAAATCCTCTATCATATATTTCGGATATACAGTCTCTATTGATATCCAACTTAACTTTTTTATAGCTTCTAATTTGGTCTCAGGATGTAACCACATATTTTCTTTTATTATTCTTATAAATACATTTCTCATATCATTGCCAATCGTATTTGCTAAATATACCGCCTGAGAATGCACATATTTATCTACATACAATCTCGATAATAATGTATTAAAACAATACGATAAAGCAAACAACGGAAATAACTCGTTCGGAAGCATACCTTGTTGCCCCTTAGTATATTTCTTAAAAAAATTAAACCTCAATCTATGTGTATCCTTCGAATACATACACAACTGTCTTAAATACATATAATACCAATATGCCTTCCATTTAGCGGTCTTCCATTCAGCATGTAGCTTTTTCATTATACAGTTCAAATAACTTATGCTGCCCGTTATATACGTACTCGGTGCTTTTTTATAACCAACCCCTTCGGCAAAATTTTTCCAATCAAATCCATATTTAGTTTTACTTTCTTCGGCAGTAACTACATTGTAAAATTCAGATGATTCACCTTTCAAAAAACAGTCCATTGAATTTAGTATATCTATTTCACATTCTATTACATGCCGAGGATTCAGTCCATGCCCCTTTCCTAACATTTTATCATATAACTCCATTACAAACTCGCAAAACTTATCAGCGAAAGCCTGTTTAAATTGTTTGGTGTATTTATTATTATCATGTCCAGTAATATACAAATCATAGTCATAAAATGATAAATCAGGTGACTGTATATGACTTCTTAAATTTACAGCATCTTTTTCATCTTGACATATATCCCATGAAATAGGACATCCCCACGAAATTATCTCACATTTATTTATCTCAGCCAAATATCCAATTAAGTCATCTTTACCTACATACATTTCATATTTACTTTCAATATTATCTACATGTTTCTTTATTTTATCAAATGTTAGATTTTCCAACTTCATAGAATCTATTACATTTTTAACCTTTTTAGAAAGAGCACTATTATTATTTTTACAATATTCATTCGCTAAACGGACTACACGATAGTTTACTGTATTCTGAACAAATCTGAAATTATCTAATTTTATAAAATAGTAATTTTCATAATCCATTACAATCTCTTGCTCTTTCATCCATGCATAATTCACATACGTATAAAAGTCCTTTTTAGGACTAATATTATTTTGTGTCTGTATTTTTTCTATATTCATAAACTCATCTTCTAAACTCTGTTCCGTATCTATACTTTCTTTATTTGTCTGAATATTTTTAAGCGGGGATAAAAGAAATTTAGACTCTAATAATTCAGTATTAATATAAGGCATTTTTATTAATTTGAACTTCCTATTTACTTTTGTATTTTCATACTTATTGAATTTTATATTTTTTATATTTTTTGTTTTACCGTTTATTATTTTTCTAGTATAATGTTTTTTTTTATTACTTATCTTCATATTATAGTAAAAGTATATTAATACTGTGTATATAATATTATTATATAATATTATATTTAGTTCTCTTAATATATTACTAAAAAACATAAAGATATAATATTAGGTATTATTATAATGGTACAAATGATGAAAGCCTTTTTGCTGATTGCAAGTTTATCTTTTGCTTCGGCTATTATGCTAGTACCACATGATGGGAATGAAACACGACCCAGTGTCAATGATACTGTAGTTCCCGAACACTCTACAGGTATGGCTAACTCTAGTAGTTATTCCTCTGTTAATCATTTACATTTTACTAACGACATTAATACTAAACATCGCCCTCATTTAGCAATCGTTGAAACTAGAAAGTTGTTTGAAAATCAAGACAACGAAGATAATTATTCTGACGATGATGATGGTGATGATGAAGATGGCGATGGTGATGGCGATGGTGATGGTGATGGTGGTAGTAGACGACTGTTACGGCATTCCAAGGCTGCTCCTGCTCCCAAGGCTGCTCCTGCTCCCAAGGCTGCCCCTGCTCCCGCTCCCAAGGCTGCTCCTGCTCCCAAGGCTGCTCCTGCTCCCAAGGCTGCCCCTGCTCCCGCTCCCAAGGCTGCCCCTGCTCCCGCTCCCAAGGCTGCTCCTGCTCCTGCTCCCAAGGCTGCTCCTGCTCCCAAGGCTGCTCCTGCTCCCGCTCCCAAGGCTGCTCCTGCTCCTGCTCCCAAGGCTGCTCCTGCTCCCAAGGCTGTCCCTGCTCCCAAGGCTGCCCCTGCTCCCAAGGCTTCTTCTAAGTCGTCTAAGTCGTCTAAAAAAGTCGAAGTTAAGGTGTCCGCTCCTAAGGCTACTCCTGCTCCTGCTGCTGTTGTAAACAAGTATGCTGCTGTCGACTCTAAATTATCAGCAAAGACTAAAGAACTTGCTAAGAAATTCGAGTCGGCATTCACAGCATGGGTTGTAACTAGCGAGGGTCAAGAAGCGATCAAATTCTGTCAGTCTTTGGGAATTACCAATAAACATGATATCTACAATGGTTGTATTGAAGATATGCGTGTTATCAAAAGCAAGTCTATTGCAAAAGAGAGCGCTATTGCCGCTGAGGAGTTTTTGTCCAAAGAAGTAGCAAATCCTAGCAAACGTTTTTGTGTAGCATCCGGCGACCCTCATGTTACCAACTATGATGGTGTATTGTTTCACATTCAGGAACCCGGTATTTATACTGTTGCTCGTACCCCCGACAATGTGTTCGAGATTCAGGAGAAAATGCGCAAACATGGTGCCGATAAACCAGGCGTACCTTCTTGTATGACTGCTGCCGTTGTTCACTACAAACAAATGAATATCGAAGTTGATGTAGCAAACTTTGGAAAAATCCGCGTCAATAGTCAGGAAATGGATCTTCCTGAAGATTTCACCCTTACTTTCGGTGGTGTACAGATTCGTTATGGAAAACAAGTCATCGACTGGAAGGGTACTAGTATGCAACCAGCTGGTTTAAAAATTACTACACCCAACGGTTTCTCTGTTATGGTTACCGGAGGCTACTGCGGCGTTCTTGAAACAAATGTCCCTACTGCTTTTTTTGGAAAAATGCAAGGTATCTGTGGCAACGCTGACGGTGTAAAGAATGGTGCGGATTATATGGATCCTAATGGCGCAACAATGAATGTAAACTATGGTGGTAAGAACTGGGAAATGGGTGGCTATAATGGTCCGAATTCTCCTCTTTCAAAATGGCAGCTTTCATGGAAGCCTCGTGGCACTGAGTGCTACTTCACCAAAGATTGCGAGGGTGGTGTTCAGACACGTAAGGTAATTCCTGCCCCTACTCCTGCCCCTACTCTTGTACCTGTACCTGTGGTTGTTGCTGCCGTCAAGTCTACTCCTGCATCTATTGTTGTCTCTGGTTCTGCTAGCTCCAAATCTAGCTCTAGCTCCAGTTCCAAGTCAAGCTCCAGTTCCAAGTCAAGCAGTCACCATCACAAAGTATGCAAACCGGAAGTGTTCCCTGCTACTTCAGATAAAACAATTAAGAAACAGGTTGCTGAAATATCTGCAAATAGTTCTGCTAAGATGAACGAACTCTATGTCAAATTCAAATCTATGATGGACGATTTGAAGAAGAAACAACATGAACAATTTAATACAGATAATAAAATACTCACCGAAGCAAATAGCAAAGCATCTGATGGTCTTGCTAAATATACAAAAATATTCGACAATTCTAAACAGATTTTACAACAAATCAATATGTTAAATGTTACTTTACGACACCATCACACTGTTGTTGCTCAGGAGTCAGAATACCTCGCAAAACTTGAGAAATTTAAACCAAAATTCCTATTCTCTCTTGATAACATAAAGGCCCATGTAAGCGGTATTAAAAATGATATTCATGCTACTATAGTTGAAGGTAATGATAAGAAAGGGCTGCTTTCAATTTTGGATGATATTCGTTCTTCTACCGATAAATCAGCATCCCTTTTAGCCAAAGCATTCCTCGATCATTATGACAAGTATAATAAGCAACTTAAAGTTGATACAAACCAATATGAAGATGAACTTAAACGTATGGGATTTTTAAGTGTGACTTATAATACTTCCGTAAAAGAAAGTTCTACACTATGGAAAGAGTATTCTGATATTCTTGACATTGCCAAGAAAATTAAAAATAGTATGAAATTTACGAAAGACGATGAAAAGGCATTTGATGAACTCATGACGCGAATCGCTTTTGCTTTCAAAGCCGAAAGTACTAAAAGTCATGCTAAACTATCTACTCCTAACACAAAGTGTGCTGCTGATGTACTAAAGGCGCATATGGACCATAAACGTGTTTAAACATTGTTAATTTAATTCGAATAATTAGAAACTAATATTTATTTGTTACACGATAAATAACAAATAAATAACCTTGTCGTCATCATAACACGCCTCGGTATTAAATTTTTTTATCTAACTGTATTTCTTTTCCAAGATTTTTTATTATTTTCCGTTCATAGTTATTGTAGTTTTCAATCGGTTCACATATTGATCGCATCATCGTGAGGTACTCAAGTTGCTTTCTTTCTGTCTCCATCCAATCTGGATTATCTATTGCCCACTGTTGTAACGCGGTTCGCTCCTTATCGGCGATTTTTACAATCGTGTTTTTCATCATGTTATGATTATCATCTTTCAACCATTTGTCTTCGTTTTTAATATACATTATGTCACGTTTTATATCAATACAATGAATTGGTCGTTTATAAACATCTAATTCTTTTAAACCCTTTATCATAACATCAGCTATACCACGAGAAATACCATTTGTTTTTGAAAATAGTAAATCCTCTAATGTTATTTTTAACGAATCTATAAAATCTGATATATTTAATGCATCTTTGCACTGTTCATTAAGGAATACATTCAAATTAAAGTTGTTACTATTATTATTATTTGTAATATTCGTCGTATTCCCTATTTTGGGTACTATATTATTTATCTGTTCCTGTTGTCCTTTTATTATTTTTATCATTTCTTTATTATCATTTATCAACTCCATAAACATATCTTTTGTTATAACTATCTTATTATCAAAGCATATTATATCATCAGATGATGGTTCCATTGACGATGTTTCAGACTTATTTACCTTGTTACATGTTTTCTTATGCTTTGCTAATCCAGGTCTATACTTATAATTGTTACCACATACGCAGCTAAATGTTTTCTCTTCTTTGATAGGCATTTTTTTGTTACTCTCGGTTACTCTTTTATGCTTGATGGTCTCAAGGTGTATTTTAAAATTAGATTTTTTAGAGCATTTAAAGTCACATGTTTCGCAAACAAAAAAATGGCATTTTTCGGCATTATTTGGCTTATCCATTTCTCATATATATAGAGTAATACAAAAAATGCCTAAACCCTTTTCATATAATATAAAAAATGTTGAAAAAAATATGGTAACAAAATATTCAACTTAAAAAACAGATTTACAGCATTATGCTCTGAGTGACGAATGCATCGTTTTTTTCAAAAGTCTACCCCCGGTTTTCAAAATTGGACATTTATTTTTGTCCATTTTTCAAAAAGGGCCTCTGAGAGTTGAAATTTCAATACATCATCACTCTTTCGGCGTACGCCTTCCCTTTTTTTGCGATGTTACCTTTATGGTTTGATTATCTATTTACAATGCGGTCACGTGACGACCATAATGATGTGAAACATAAAACATGATATATTTAGGTATTTTATAGAAGATATTCAAAACATGTCCCAAAAAGTTGATATTATGTTTATGAAAAACTACTTTCCCAAAATTGGGACATCTTTTTGGAAACCATTGGTCGCAAACTATTGCGCTCCATTTCGCCGAATACATCGACATGTATAGAGAACTCATGACCAACCTCTACTCTCCATCTCACCGAAATATTCTTGAAAATTGCAAAATATTGGTGGCAAAATAAAAGCCGCAAATATTTATGAAAACTTGTCCTCTATTTTTTTAAATAGTTCTTTACCATATACTAAATTACCGGTTGGTTTATAATCATTTATTGGTTTAAATTCTTTTTTGTTTGCTGTATTTTCGGTATTATTCTTCGAATTTATTTTACGTGTCAACCCCATATTAAACGGGTCTAAACTATTTGCACTAAGTGGATTGTTAACTGTTTGTGATGGAGGTATTGGATTACCATACTCGTCTAATTCATCAACACGGTTTCCATGCTCATCTATTACTATACCGGTCTTTTTTTTGAATTCGGTTCTTACATATGATGGGACATAATGCTTCCAAGAAATAAATATCAAGTTAGGATGAGTATATCTAACAACAAAACCATTGTTTGTAAGCTCTTCTAAAATATAACTAATACATGAAGCGCGGTCATATGACGCAACACCTAACATAATTTCGGGAATAACATACCAACAAAATTGTGTATCTGTCTTTTGACGAGATGTTATTTTTATTTTTTCATGAATTCTATTTAAGATTTTATTATATATTGACAATTTCGATAAATCATATGTCTTCTTCTTGTCATATAGTTCTTCTAAATTGATTTTTTTAATTTTGTCACTATCCTCCTTATTTCGAAATAATTCATCCATTTAGTATAATACTTAATTCATAAATAGAAAAAAATATATACAATTAATCCTATTATGTTAATATAATAATTAAAATTTATTATTATAATAAAATGACAATTAAACATCTAGTTATCGGTGGTGGCGGACCATTCGGTTTATGTGCTTTAGGTGTTTTAAAATACTTACACGAAAAAGAATTCTGGAATATTAATAACATTAAATCTATTTATGCAACATCTATTGGTGCTTTAATGGCAGTATATTTATCTCTAAAATATGACTATGAATATATTGAAGAATATTTAATAAAAAGACCATGGGAAAAACTATTCGAAGAAATAGGTATTGAAAATGTACTTGAATTATATAACAATAAGGGTCTAATAAATCTTCATTCTATTTATGTTAAAAAGTATACTATTTTATTTGAAGCAAAAGGACTATCGTCAACAGTAACTATGAAAGAATTTTATGAATACTCTGGTATAGAATTTAACTTTATAACATGTGACGCAAACCACTTTACTAGAGTTACTATATCACATAAAACACATCCCGATCTTGAATTAATTACCGTTTTATGTATGACATCAGCTTTCCCTCTTATTTTTACACCTATTATTATAGATGATAAATGCTATATAGATGGTGGTATTTTTAGCAACTACGCTGTTAATATTTGTTTACAAGAAACCGGTTGTAAACGTGAAGAAATATTAGGTGTTAAGAAGTATCAATCATCTAATATAGAAGATGGTCTTATTACGAATGATTCTAATATTATTGATTTTTTAGAGAAAATTACTTTAAATATTTTTAATCGTATAAGTGATGAATATATTCTAGAAAAAATACCATACGAAGTAGTATGTAATATGGGTGTATTTATAACATATGACTCGTGGACACAAGTTCCATTTTCTTCGGAACTTCGAAGTAACCTTATTAGTTACGGAAAAAAATCAGCAGAAGAATTATATGATACATTCATTTCTCATCGCGATTCATTGCTCAATACTACTCAAGAAGAGATGTCTTTAAACGATGAGACGTTATAGATGCGTGAGATTAATCGAAATTCAATGCTATAAATTAATAATAGAAACCATGAAGAATTCTAAAATATTTTACTATAAATACAAATAACTATACATTTGTGTTTATATATAATTCCTGTATAACTATACAACGATTATACAACTACTATACAACTCATATATGCTACATTTTAACTATTAGTTAAAGAGAACTATTTAAAAATTGTGTTAAAGCATCTTTCTCAGGTTTTGATTTAAATTCGATAACATCAGAACCTGTATCTAACTTAATGGTAGGATATCCTGATACATCATATTTGTCAGCAAGAGCAGAATCTTTGTCACAATCTACACTAACAAAATTTACTTTCTTACCATTAAAAGTCTTGTTCTCATTTTCTTTTACAAATTCTTCCCACTCAGGTTTAGCATGTTTACAATGAGGACACCACTCTACGCCGAAAAAGTATAATGTTACTACTTCTTCGTTTGGATGTTCGTTTCTTATATTCATCCCACTAGCATACCCTTCTAGAAGAGAACGGTCAGACTGTGGAGCAATATATGTTTTATAAATGTAATAAGCACAAGCAATTAAGATAGCTGCTAAAGATGCTATTAATATATATCTAGTAACAGTAGGTAAGGAATTTATTACTTTTTTAAATTTGAAAACGGAATCAGCCATTTATATTTCTATAATATATTATATATATAAAAGATTAAATATGTTTTTGCGAATAAACGAATAATATACTACTAAATATTTATCACAACAATTTAAAACTATAGTATAATTATAATATAACTAAATATAAACCATCCTATTTTATATACGATACATCACACATACACACGCACCATACACATCACACATAACATATAATGCTATTTCGCTGTTCAGATGGGAAAATAATAGATATTAAAATTCAATCATTTATTACTGATAAAGATTATTATGATATATTACTAAAAATAACTAAAAATAACTAAAAATTAATAATATGAATACTATGAATATAGTAATAAGTTATTTAAAAATTGTGTATAAAATATAAGCAACTAGTAGTATTACAATTAATTCAAATAGACAATACAGTATAAAAAATAATTTAACTTTAGCCATAGATGGGTCTATAAATAATCCTTTTGTATTATAAATTATCCCAAGTGATTTATAAACACTTGTGAATACGTATAAATATAGTCCTACAATTCCTATTTTTATAATCAAAGATAGAAAATTATTATTACTTATTTTTGTTCCATATGTAACTATAATAAGAATTAATCCTAAAATAATAATATATGTAGTATTCTTAATAGAATCAGAAAAACTCTTTAATGAATCTATAGAATTATTTGACATATTTATATTGTTATATATATATAAAAATACATATATATAAATATAGTTAAATGGCGTATATAAAAATACCAAAAAATAGAAAAATAACAATAAAAACAGAACCGAAAGCAAAAGCAAAAAAGCGTACATTCTCGTCTAAAGATTATATGAGCGGCGATGGAATGTTAACTAGTGTATGGGGGCCAGCAGCATGGCATTTATTACATACTATAAGTTTCAACTATCCAATAACCCCCACAGAAGAACAAAAAAAATATTATAAAGAATTCATTGAAAGCATGACAAATGTTCTTCCTTGTAAATACTGTAGAATGAATTTGGAAAATAACTTAAAGGCACACCCTATTAAGCCTTGTCATATGAAAAATCGCGACACATTTTCGAGATACATTTACAATTTACATGAAATTATCAATAAAATGTTAGGTAAAACATCCGGTCTATCATATTGTGATGTCCGCGAAAGGTACGAGCACTTTAGATCAAGATGTACTCAAAATGATGCCCCTAAAATATTCAAATTTAATAACACACGTAAAAAAAAAGAAAAAGGATGTACTGAACCTTTATATGGAGAAAAGGCAAAATGTGTTATACAAATTGTACCACAGGAAAAGAAAACACCATCGTTCGTAGTCGATAACAAGTGTATTAAGGTTCGTGGCGAGTGAGTGTTGGTTAATTTCATTCATGTTTTAGACAATGTGTAAAACATGATATGCTATATATACCATAGATGATATAGATGCGTGAGATTTGAGTTAATTCGTAATTGTTAAATAAATACTTCTATATTTATAACTTATCAGCCCAAGGAATTGGTAACTGATTCATTAATCCTCTGCTATTATAGTTAGGAACTTTTTTACACTCAAAAGATGGCTCTGGGCATCTTGCACATGGAGGGCATGGTTGACATTTTTTCTCACTATTTGAAGAATTGTTACAGTTTACACTAGGACATGCAGGGCAAATAGGAGGGACAATTTCTGACTTAAGAATATATAAGTGTTCTTGACCAGGTGGAATTCTACTTTTTGGAACTCCATCATTTTCAGTTACAACTGTGTCTTTAATGTTATACATTGAAGCATTCATTTTTCCCTTATCTACAGAATCAAATATACCAATTCTGTCAATTATTTTAACATTTGAATCAGCTTCATTTCTATAGTCAGAATATTTCGGTTTTTTTGTGTTCATATTATAACGGTCATTATTATCATCATCATCATCATTGGGGTCAATATAATCATTGTATTTTTTATTATAATCTGAGTATGTTTCGTATGATCTTTTATCATCACTTATATTAGAGAATCCTTCTAGTCCTTGATTAGAACACATACCTAAAGTAGAACATAAAACAAGCGCAAGTAATAGTATAAGAAATATATGAATTTTTGTTAATTTCATTATTAAATGTAAATAATATAATATATATATGGAAAAAAATTGATTAGTATATATTTATATTATTATAAAATAAGAACAAAACTAAATACAACTATGACATCGCCAATAACTGTAAATAATTTCGAAACCGATAATAAAGAAAAAAACAAAAGAACGAAAACGACCAACAAAGCAGATAAATCAAAGCCTCATATTTTAAAGTCATCATACTTTGAAAGTGGAGATACCTGTACATCACCATTTATTGAAATTGGTATAGATGAAGCAGGAAGAGGTCCTATGTTTGGACGCGTATATATCGGAGCGGTGGTTTTACCTAAAGATAGTAAACGATTTGATTTTTCGAAAATGAAAGATAGTAAAAAATTTCATTCTGATAAAAAAATTAAAGAAGTTGCAGAGTATATAAAATCAAATGCTGTCGCTTGGAGTGTTACTTATGCCGAGCATACCGAGATAGACGAAAAAAATATACGCAAATCAACAATAGATTGTATGCATAATGCTGTTAACGATTTAATGGAAAAAATGAACAAAATGGCCGATGAATTATATTTACTAGTTGATGGTAATGACTTTATACCGATGATGAAGTTGTGTGGTGATTCTTATATTCAAATACCGCATAAGTGTATTGAAAGCGGTGACAACACATATGCCTCAATTGCTGCTGCTTCTATTCTTGCAAAAGTTACACGTGATGAGTATATTATACAAATGTGTAAAGAAAATCCCGATCTAAATACGCGCTACGACCTTGAAAGTAATAAAGGATATGGTACAAAAAAACACATGGACGGGATCAGAACACACGGAATTAGTCAATGGCATAGAAAAAGCTTTGGGTTATGCAAAGAGTTTTCTTAAATATAAAGTTTATGTAATTATTCGCGGCTTATAAATATTCATAATATTCATAATATTCACCTTCTTTTTCTCATTGCCGGAGCAATAAAAAAGTTATATACAATATACAAAATGTAAATAACAACAAAAAATACAATTAATAAGTTAAATAGTTTCATAATGCTACAATAAGTCGAATCATCTTTTGAATCACATTTTATAGTAGTTCCAAAAACTCCGAAAATTCCTGAACCTAAAACACCACCACCCATGCCCGTACCAGAACTTCCTTTGGCCATTATTTATTAAAATAAATATATATTATATATATATTATATATTATAGTATATATTTATTAAATGAATAAAAAATCTAGTAAATTGAAGTGAAAGTATTATGTTAAATTATATATAGAATATTAATTCAAAAGGAAAAAAACGATCTAAATCTATCAAAACAACAAACACAAAAAACAAACAAAATGAAAGTTCTTGTTTTTGACACCGAAACATCCGGATTACCCAAGGAGCGAAATCCTTCTATATACGATACCGACAAATGGCCACATGTTATGCAAATCAGTTATATTATATATAACACTGAAAGCGGTGAACTAGAGGAAACATACGATGCATATATTAAACTGAATACATGGGTAATTGTCGACCCTGTTTCAGAAGGAATACACGGAATTACACGCGAAATAATGGATAAACAAGGAGTTTCAATACAAGATGCGCTTATTCGACTACGTGATGCTCTCGGTAAAGTAGACCTATGTGTAGGACACAATGTTTCATTCGACAAGCGGTTCATTATAGTAGAAGGAATCCGTAATAATATTAGAATGAACTTTCCTGCCGACTATTGTACTATGAAAAATAGCAAAGATGTATGCAAAATTGATTACACGTTTTCGAATGGAACGAAGGGGTTCAAGTTTCCCAAGTTAATGGAATTATATGAGCATTTATTTCCAGGGATTCCTGCGCCTCAAAACTTACACAACTCTCTTGCCGATACCGTTGTTACCTTGAAATGTTACTGTAAGTTGGCTCATGGTGTAAACCTGTCACTTGAGTCGCGTGATTTCAGAGCATTATTTCGTGAAAATTGCTGCTAAATTAATAAAATCATAAACACATGTCATGAAACTCACGAAGAACACATTTCGCACGTATTTGTATCATTGCCACTTCCTCCTCCAATATCATAATTACTAAAACTAATATTTTCACTGTCACCATCGTCTTTTTCTTTGTATGATTTTCCGATATTTTCAGGTTCGATAGTAAACTGTTGTGCCTGGTGTTTAGGTTTTCTACGCAAATAGTAGATACCTGTTTTAAGACCGCGTGTCCATGAATAAAAGTGCATAGATGTCAAAGTATTATAGTTTGGTTCTTCTAACCATAGGTTCAAACTCTGACTTTGACAAATAAAAGCACCACGATCTGCCGCCATATCTATTAAATGTTTCATGGGTATTTCCCAAACTGTTTTATATTTATTTTTAATATGATCTGTTAATCCCATTAATACTGACGAATCCAATTGTTGTATACTTCCACGATTAGCAATAATATTATTTTTAATTTTTTCATTCCATATACCCAACCCGATGAACTCTCGAATCAAATACTTATTCACCATAATAAACTCACCAGCAAGAGTCCGGCGCATATAAATATTACTAGTAATCGGTTCAAAACATTCATTATTACCAAGGATTTGTGATGTACTAGCGGTAGGCATCGGAGCAACAAGAAGAGAGTTTCGCAAACCATATTTCATAATTTCTGAACGCAGAGAGTCCCAGTTGTAACGACCAGGTGTAGGTGATGTATTCCACATATCAAACTGGAAAATTCCGCGAGACATAGGTGAACCAATAAACGATGAATAAGCACCTAATAAATCGGGAGTATTTTTCAGGTTATTATATTCCTCATCTGTTAGTTTAAAATTTTCTACTGTAGACAAATCAAATGGCGCTGTTTTTAATAAACTAAAAAATTGAGACCGTTCCGCTGAAATAAGATTTGATTCGGAAAGAGACGCATGATATATAGTTTCAAAAATTAACTTATTAATTTTAACAGCTTCTTCGCTATGAAACGCAATATTCATCATGAAAAAAACATCAGCCAATCCTTGAATGCCGATACCGATAGGGCGATGGCGAAAATTACTAGTCCGCGTTTTTTCAGTTGGATAATAGTTTATATCGATTACAAGGTTTAAGTTTCGTGTAACAACGCGAACAACATCATGTAGATGTTCATAGTTAAATATATGTTGCGATGTGTCAGTATCAAAATGTACAAATCGATTTAAAGCAATACTAGCGAGGTTACATACCGCCGTTTCGTCCTTATCGGAATATTGAATGATCTCGGTACAAAGATTGGATGATTTGATAGTACCAAGATTTTTCTGATTGCTTTTATTGTTTGCGGCATCTTTGTAACACAAATAAGGCGTACCTGTTTCCATCTGGCTGTCGAGAATTTTAAACCAAAGGTCTCGCGATTTTATTTTACGTTTAAAACTACCAGAATTTTCATATTTTGTATATAGTTCTTTGAATTCATTACCATATACATCGGCCAGTCCAGGACATTCATCGGGACAAAATAAACACCAGTCATCATTTGTTTTTACTTTTTCCATAAAAAGATCGGGAATCCAAATAGCGTAGAATAAGTCACGTGCACGCGTTTCTTCGTCACCTTGGTTTTTTTTCAGGTCTAGAAAATCTACAATATCAGCATGCCATGGTTCCAAGTATATAGCAAAGCTTCCATTACGGCGCCCACCTTGGTCAATATATCGTGCAGTATTATTAAAAACGCGAAGCATAGGAACAATACCTGTAGAATACCCATTTGTGCCACGAATTAAACTACCAGCAGCGCGAACATTATGAATATGAAGACCAATTCCACCTGCCCACTTTGAAATATTTGCACATTCTTTTAAAGTATTGAAAATACCATCTAAACTATCATGTTCCATCGAAATCAAATAACATGAACTAAGTTGAGGACGCGGTGTTCCGGCATTAAAAAGAGTAGGCGTAGCATGTGTAAAATATTTTTCAGACATCAATACAAACGTCTCGCATGCCTTTTTCAAATTTTCACCATGTATCCCGATCGATACACGCATCCACATATATTGCGGACGCTCTTGTACAATACCATTTATTTTCATAAGATATGAGCGTTCTAGTGTTTTAAAACCGAAATAGTCAAATAAAAAATCATTATTAGAATGCGTTGATACGAAATCCTCTAAAAAGTCGCTATTTTTTTCTATAATTTTCCATGTATATTCAGAAATAAGGGGTGTATGAGTAGCATCTTTGTCTGTAAATTCATAAAGACGGCGCATAACATTTACAAAAGATGGGTCAGTATTTTTATGATGATTAGAAATAATAATATAAGATGCCAGTGTTCCGTAATCAGGGTGTTGAGATGACTGAGTTGCGCATTGTTCGGCTGTAAGGTCATCGATTTTTGTAGTTGGAATACCGTCGTACAGTTGGTCAATGATTTTTATAACCAAGGCTGAGAAATTTATAGAAACACCTGCTTGTATTCCCATTTTTTTTACTCGTGTAAGAATTTTATCGAATTTCACTTCTTGTAATGAACCGTCACGTTTCTTTACGTGCATTTGGCTTTCCCACATATTATCGTTTTTTTGCATCGTTATATAAACTAGTCGTTGTTTAAATATAATAGGTGTATTATTATTATACATATTATATTTATACCATTTTAACATAATTATTTCTTTACATATATTTACGATATTTTTTGGAATATCTTTTTGACGATTTTGATGATTTTGATGATTTTGATGATTTATGCAAACGCTTAGCGTGCCGACTATTACGGCGGCGATAACATGTTTTTAATTTACGGTATAATATATAACTTCTATTTCTTCCTCCCTTTTGTTGTGGATCATTTATAATATCAAGTGCTGCTCCTAACTGCTGAAATCGTACATTTGCTTCTTCTAGATTATTTATATTTTTATCAGGGTGTAATAATTTTGCTAGTCGTAGATATGCCTTACGTATTTCTTGTATTGTAGAGCTAGATGGTATTCCCAAAATAGCAAAAGCATCTTCTTTATTTTTTGGAGCAGGGTACTTTTCAGGTGAATGTGAACGAGGGCGAGCACGTTGTTGTGCTGGTCCGTGTTGAGGTGACTGTGCTCGCCCTTGTTCACGATATTGTGACTGTGCTCTCCCTCGTTCACGATGTTGTTCCGATTGTTCTTGTTCCATTTTATCTAATAAAATACGCGTGCGATCAAACTCTTTATCATATGTTTGACGAGCTCTTGCTAATGTTGCGCTCATTAATCCGGATGAAGTTAATGATGAAGCACCAAACTCTATAGGTCCTGGTTGCTGTAACATTCTTAAATAGGCTGGATCTACGTGATGCTGGGCTCGTCCGCTAATATTAGCAACTGAACCTGGTTTTCCGGAAAATCCAAGTGTAGTTGGAGGAGGTCCAGGTGCTAAAGCAGCAATCTCTGCTGGAGTACGTAAACGACCAGTTCTTGGACTGTAAGCCGGATCCATGCCAACCATTGGAGGTAGCTCCATTGTTTTTCTACCACTCATTTTACTTATATATTATTCATATATTATTTATATATTATGGAATAATGAATATAATATGGAAGAATCAATATTTTATTACAAAGATAACTACAAATATTTTATTACAAATATAATAAAATATTTTTTAATTATATACAACTATATTATTTAACAAAATGAAAAGTATTATAACAAAAGGATATAATTTAAAAATGTTCATAAATTTTTTTTTAGTAGTTTTAGTGATATTTTTAGTATTAGTTTTTATAGGAGCAATAAAAGTATACCATACAGAAACATTTTCTCCTAATATGAATAACAATAACCAACTTGCGCCGGGTAAATTTCCTTTATCTGACACGCAACCGCTTTTATATGGAGACTATAAAGTAAAACAAAATACAAACGTTACAAAAAACAATGAATATAATATTTGGAAAGAATACCCTGTTTATACTAGTTCATATAAGCAAGAAACAAATAATAAACGATATTGGACAACTCCGGATAACGGTACATGTTCACCTGCCGAATTTTGTGGAACTCCTTATGAAAAAACGGAGCAGAAAAAAGATGTTATAACTAAACCTATCCCAATGGAAGCAAATGTTACGCGAATTAACTGGTGGGCGGCAAATACATGTGAATAAATATTTGACAAAATAAATCTGTAAAAATATTAAATATTTAAAATATTAAACAATAAATAGTTATATATTACTTATTGTTTATGTTTATGATTATGATTATGATTATGATTATCATATATTGAGTTCCAAATCAGATATTACAATAAGACACCCAGAACTGGCTTCATTGTCATTCTCATTATCAACTATATTTTTCTTCTTAGGAGTGCGTTTTTTAGGAGCTCTATGTTCATAACCTGTTTCTCGTTCTGTAAGAATAATATTCCATACATTTTCTATTTTTTTAATTGCACTTTCAAACCATATATCGTTCTTTCTTATAAGAACACAACTATATTGATTCAAGTACCAGTATATATTTTTTAACCATGTAATTCCAGTATTTTTGTCAATAATTTCTTCGCACCATTTGTCATATTCACTGCGTGTCAAATATAAAGGCGCATATTCATAAAATGGTTTACCATCTTTCATAAAATAAGCAATAACACCTTTAAGAGTTTTAGCAGAAGTTAAATAAAATTCTGAATCAATATCCGACGACGAATCGTGTAAAAACGCCGCCTCATCTTCATATTCTTTAAAACATGTCTCTAGAAAATCGCACTCGTCACAATCACATACTTGCATCTGAAGTTGTGTTTGTATCCAATATTCTTCAATAGGCGTTCCTGTTATTTCGCGGTTTACTATATTTTTAATTTCCAACATGCGACCATATAGTGGTGATTCTGGATCGATATTAATACCATCAGGTGACGCTCCTAAAAATTCATATTTAGGATGTTTTATACAACCAAACTCTCCTACCTTTGTGTTATTTCTTTTTTCATATAACATAACTGATAATTTTTCATATTTTTGCCCCCAATGAAGAGGCGAATTCGTGTTTACATATGTTTTTTCTACTATTACTTGTCCTTTTTCTTTTTCATTTTCCCTTTCTATGTCGTCTACATCATCTGTATTTGCTGTAATATTAACAGCTAGCGGTTTACATTTTTCATATATAAGTTGGTTTTTACATGATTCCGATTTAAATACTTTCCATGCTGCACTTGCCGTAATAAGTTTATTTCGGAAAATGTACCATCCAGCAGTTCTTTGTTCATCTTGTGGTATTGACTTTAAATATTCTATTTTTTTACTTATCTCTATAACATTTGGAGCTTGTAAAATACAAGTAGTGGGATAAGACCTGGGTGGAACAATAGTATTAAAATAATATTCTAAACAACTACTTATGATATCTTCAATCTGATTTTCCATTTCCTCGGTAAACGTAAATATATCATTGTTACCAAATAAGTTATCCGAAAAATTATATTCAATAACTTCATATATAGAGGTTTCCAATTTTAAGTGAAATGTAGGGTCACTAAATAATAACGGATTATTTCTTACAGTTTCATCAATACAATATAATATAGACTCTCGAAACCCATGTATATCGTGTTCTGTCAATGAATCATAAGTACCTGTATGTTCCTTGCCAGTATTGTTACTTTCATTATATGATTCACATTCATTTTCACCACTTGTGTCATTATCGGTATCATCTTCAGTATCACTATTATTTTTTAGAAAATCCCAAACCGAAGTATCATCTATACATGAAGGAGATGTATTATTTTTAATAAACTCACCAAGTGGTATACCGTTTATTAAAATATCTTCTGTTTGTGTTTCTACATCTGTCATCTTATATTTACACAAAACGTAAAAGTATACGGATTATAATATGATTTATAAAATTATGTATTTTATGGGTTAATATAAATAAACAGATATTTCTAAGTTGGTATCAATTTTATATTACGTGTAAATAAATAATAAATAACTCAAATAATAAATAACTCAAATAATAAATAACTCAAATAATAAATAACTCAAATAATAAATAACTCAAATAATAAATAACTCAAATAATAAATAACTCAAATATAGTTAAAAACAAAAATCTTTATTTATTTTCATCATCACTATTATTATTTGAGTTACTTCTTGAATTATTAGAACTATTTATAACACTTGATGGATTTCCTATTATTCCAGCATTTTTTGCTGCTTTATTATCTCTTGTTTTATTCACCTTTTTAGGAGGAAGAGACTTCAAAGTAGACTGTCGTTTTTCACACCTTTTTAGAGTAAACTTACGATTTATTTGATTAAATAATAGACATGGTATTGACTTTATAACACCGGTTTCTCTATCATAAATAACATCTTTTGACTTTGCCAGACGTTTTTGGTCAAGACTTGTTGTTAAAAACAAAAGTAAATTTTTGGATTCTTTTGCTATAAGATTATTAATTATTGAATAGTCATCAACAAAAACGCGAATCTTTTGCATCTTTATTGTTTTATCAAGCTTACTCCAAAGTTCATTTGTATGTGTTTGTTTTTCTTTTTCAAGGAAATCGTTAATATTATTTACGTCATTTGTATCTCTTGGACTTAAGTTATTATAGTTACTATTACTTAAAAGCATTGACTTATATTTTATATTTTTCAGGTCTTTCATTTCTTTATTCATTTTATATATATTATATATAAAGTAAAGTTTAACCTTTTTTTCTATTTGTTATATTTATTATATTCGCTATATAAAATATGAAATCGATTTTAATCACAGGAAAAAGAAATACCGATAAGATAAAAACTTTAGAAAATCCCGATATGATATGTGAAAGAAACTCTATGAAAAAGTTTTCAAAAGAGCTTATTATATTTTATGAAAATCATGACGAGCAAGTATCATTAGTAAATAAGCTTTATATGGATGTGAGACCACTAGAGAACCGTGAGATATTTATAAAAGAAATAGAAAAAAAAATAAATGGATATAAACAACAAGATATCGAAAAGGAGTTACACGATAAGGATTTGTTTATAGACATGGAATGTGTTCTATCAGAGTTAACAGTGTGTAGATTAAAGTGTTACTATTGTGAGAAAAAGTGTTATATTATTTATAATGAGGTATTATCAAAGACACAGTGGACAGTTGACAGAGTCGATAATAACTACGGACATAATAAGGGTAATATAGTTATTGCGTGCCTGGAATGTAATTTAAGAAGAGGAACGATGGATAGTAATAGATTTAAACAAGGTAAGCAACTGAAATTTATAAAAAAAGATCACGATGATACGTTACTATAGTTAAAAACATATTACAAACATATTACAAACATATTACAAACATATTACAAACATATTACATTATTTTGTTTAATTTTAATTTATGAAAAAAGCATTTAAAATGAATTTTGTTTTAATAAATACAAATACAAATACAATAAATAATATTAACAATGGCTTCTAATGTTACATGTTCTAATTATACAACCCAGAATGATCTGTTATTAAATAATCTTTTAAAATTCTATGAAGAGAGCAACAATATGGATTATATGTTGCGAATTATAAATGGTGAATCGAAGATTTCTCTAAGGATAATAGATTGGTTTGCGACTAATTATGCAAAAAAATATTATACTGTTTATGAAATACCAAATACTGACCGTCGTTTCAAAGTATATGTAGATTATAAATTAAAATTAAAAGCGTATTCAAAGAAAAGATTTGACCCTTTTTGTAGATGGGATAGGATAACAGTTCCATATAAAGACGGAAAGTATATTCAAACAACTATTGGACAATTGAATTTTTTCAAATGGGCTCTGGAAAACAATGTAATTCATTACATAGAAGAAAACTATGCAAATATTGAAAAAGATATGAATAACAGAAACAGTACGTCAAAGAATAAATCATTATCTGATTCGGCTGTATCTACTGCTTCTACAGATTCGATAAGTAGTGATATAAATGATATAGTTGATACTAGCAGTATTTCAAGTTCAGGATTTGTTTCTGCAGATATAAATAACAAGACGAGAAAAAAACGCGAAGAGTTATCTATTTCTGCTACAAAAAGTATTAAAAAAGAAAAAGTGGAAATAGTAGTAAATTTTAATTAAAGTAATACATTTTTAAGCGATTAATAAAAAGTATAATAAAAAGTATAATAAAAAGTATAATAAAAATATAATAAAAAGTATAATAAAAATATAATTACTGTATTTTTATTATTAGAAATAAAATTTTAATATAAATAATGGGTAATACATTATCAATAAGAAAAATAAATTGTGAAGATATGCAAAAAGCTTGTAACGGTAGCAATACTGATAATTATATTATAATAAACACACTCGAAGCTAACATGCAAAAATGTCTAATAAAAAATACGATTCAAATAGAACAAGAAGAACAAATCATAAATTCTATCATAAAAAAAACACGTAATAAAAATATTATAGTATATGGTAGAAATTGTAATGATGAAAAGACATATAAAAAATATGAACAACTGGTAGGTCTTGGATTCACTAATGTATATATATATGTTGGAGGAATGTTCGAATGGCTACTATTACAGGATATATATGGCAATGAACTATTTCCAACTACTAGTAAAGAGTTAGACATTTTAAAATATAAATCACATAGAATATTCGATGTCAAACATATAGAAAATGGATAAAAATAATAGTATAATATTTTTAGACGTTAGGTAGGTGTCTACAATGAATGTATAAATGTATCAATTTGTTTTAGTATTTCTAATTTCGCCTCGGGATTTTTTTTCAAATCTATGTCAGCATTAATAACTAGTTTTGGAATATCTTCGCTATTAATCCATTCATCATGGTACTTGTCACATTCTTTCAAGTATTCAAGCGGGATATTTTCTCCTTCTCTTGCGCGAATATTTACACGTTCTAAGCATGTTTCAGGAGATGCCTTTATATATACAATTGCTCCAATCGGGACATCGCTTATAAATTCATTATACCATTTTTTATAAATAATATATTCATCATGTTCTATATCACCTTTGTCGTATAACATTTTCGAAAACACATTTCTGTCTGTTCCAACACATCTTTCGGTAATAATATACTTATAACCCTTTTTAACGGCATCACGAAGAAGCGCAAGGCGCGAAATATAGGCAAGCATTTGAAGACGAAAAGCAAACTTTTTTTGGTCTTTGTAGTAGTTTGAAAGAATTGTAACACCGTTCTCATCGACAACGGAGTTCCATTCATCGACTGGTTCTTGGATAAATAGAATATCTGTACGACCTAGGTCACTATAATATTTTTCAATATCTTTTACCTTTGTCGATTTCCCCGATCCAATATTTCCATCAAAACTTATAATTTTAGTAGATGTCATCACAGATGACGAAGCAGAAGGAGAGGATAAGGACGAGGACGAGGACAAGGACGAGGACAAGGACGAGGACAAGGACGAAGATGGAGTAAACTTGTTAGACATGTTTGTGTTTATAGAAAAGATAACGACTTTTGTGTTATAATATACTAAAATATATTCTTTCAATTTTGCATACTAAAATATTAACATTATTATATAATATATTAAAGTAGGTTAAATATATCTTGTTAAAATTATATAACGACATCATCATATCAGCTTTCAGCGCAAATATATTACATATTACTCCTATATTCAAGCATAATATGACGCAACATGATACCATAGTAGAGAATGTAAATATAATTGAAAATGAAAAACAAAGTGAACATGAAGTAGATATACACATAGATTTGTATCAAAAGAAATTATCAAAAGCTGAATGGGATTATATGGAAGTACCAGAATCTAGAGATGAAATAGAAATTCTTAATTTAATTAAAAAAGGATTTTCAAATGTAAATATCAAATATAATACAACAAAGTCTATTATAGGTGTATTAAAGACATCTATTACTGAAGAAATCATGGTGTTTTTATTTAATAAATATTTTAGAAAGAGGGTAGAAGAAATATGCGAAGAACATGATTATAAAGGTTATAACTGTGAAGAAGTAATTGGAAAAAATAAAAATTTAAAAATAAAAAAGATCGATGAGATGAGAATAGTTAATAATAATTTTCAAGAAAACAATGATAAAATTTATGAATTTGTTTTGCTAGAAATCATTGATCAACTAATCGAATATCATGAAGATAAAAAAGCAAATTGGTATTATTATTATTATACTTTAAAGTTTATGAAAAATAATGAAATCGAACACTTGAATACATATGTTATTAATTTTGTTGAAAATGTTTTAGAAAGATATGAAAACGACTTCAAAATAAAAACATTTATTAGGTACGCTTATAATTTTATCGAAAAAAATGAATACCTATTCAAGTATCAAGACTTTTCTTTGTATGAACATCAGAAACAAATATTTACTGTTTGTAAAAATCCCAACCCAAAGCTTATATTATATATTGCGCCAACGGGTACAGGTAAAACTCTTACACCAATAGGATTATCAGAACAATTTAACATACCAAATCCAGATGTATCTGTTGGTGGATTTATTACAAAAAAATATAGAATTATTTTTGTATGTGCTGCTAGACACGTTGGTCTTGCTTTGGCGAAGTCAGCAATAAGTGCAATGAAAAAGATTGCTTTCGCGTTTGGTTGTAATAGTGTGAGCGACATTAGGCTTCATTATTATGCTGCAAAAGAAGCAACGCGTGACAAAAACGGACGCATTCGCAAAGTGGATAATACTGTAGGAGATGAAGTTGAAATAATGATATGTGATATTAAATCATATATTCATGCCATGTTGTATATGAAAGCGTTTAACAATGTTAACAATATAATTACATACTTCGATGAGCCAACTATTTCTCTAGATTATGATGAACATGAATTTCATAAGCTAATCAAGAAAAACTGGACTGAAAATCAAATACCAAATGTAGTACTTTCATCAGCAACACTACCACATGAGAACGAAATTCAAACAACTATCTTAGATTTCAGGACAAGATTTATTGGTGCCGAAGTTGTATCTATTGTGAGCCATGATTGCTCAAAGTCTATCCCAATAGTAAATAAAGACGGTTATGTAGATTTGCCTCATTTTCTTTTTGAGTCGTATGATGATATATTAAAGTCGGCAAAACATTGCAGTAATTATAAAACACTTTTAAGATATTTTGACCTTAATGAGATAGTAAAGTTTATAATATTTGTAAATGAAGAAAAATTATACACAAATAGCAGGTATTCATTGGAAAGATACTTTGCCGATATTATGGATGTTACTATGACAAATATAAAAGTATACTATTTGACTCTTCTTAAAAATATTATACCAGATAAATGGGACGAAATTTATGATAAAATGAAAACAAAGCGTGTTAAAATACACGAATCTAATATTTATTTTACAACTCATGATGCTCATACGCTTACGGATGGACCGACGATTTTTCTAACGAATGATGTTGAAAAAATAGCAAAATTCGCTATTCAAAATTCTAAAATTCCTGCTGAGGTAATAGATGATTTGATGGAATCTATAGAACATAACAACGTATTATCGAATAAAATCGATACATTAGAAAGGGAAATTCAAAGCATTGAAGAAGAGAAAGAGAAGTTAAAAGATAGTGGTAAAGATGGGGCAAAGAGTAAGGGATCAGGAGGTGGTAATATGGTTGTAGATACGAGAGAAATAAGAGAAAAGCAGCAAATTATAGATATGATAAGATGTAATGTAAAACGGATCGCTTTAAGTGATGTTTTCGTACCCAATAAATTGGAACATATACTTCGCTGGACAAAAAGGGAAGTATATACTAATGAATTTTCGGCAAATTTAGATGAAAGCGTGGTAGAAAAAATTATGCTTCTTCAAATCGATAACCACTGGAAGATATTGCTATTAATGGGTATTGGCGCAATTACAAATCATACAAATGTAAAGTATAATGAAATAATTAAAGAATTGGCGCAAAATCAAAAATTATATATTATTATTGCGTCTTCGGACTATGTATATGGAACAAATTATCAATTCTGTCATGGATATATTAGCAAAGACTTAAGTAATATGACACAAGAAAAAACGATTCAAGCTATGGGACGCGTCGGAAGAAACAAGTTACAGCAAACGTATACTATTCGTTTCAGAGATAACGAAATTATAAAGACGCTTTTTATTGACTGTGATAACAAACCAGAAGTCGTAAATATGAATAAGTTGTTTAGTTCAGCTTAACTGCGATTATTGACGTTTATTATTATTCACTGTTATTAAATATTAGTACCATTCATACCATACTAACAATAAATGTATGTAGTTTATTTTGATTCACGTCCCAAAAATCCGTTCTCACTTTTGTCCCGCGTTCTGTAAAAGTATGTGAACTAAATCCGGTTGTAATCTTGCTCCAAACACTTTTTACATCATGTTTTTTATGCCTGAATTCCGTCGATTCGTCATGTAGTTTAACGTTTGTGTTTCCCCTGGATCCGATTATTACCATACCACCTGCTCCTGTTGTCATATATTTTGCGTCCCCATCTATAGAATATTGTTCTAAATTATGATTGTGCCCATTTAGATATAAATGAACACGATTGCTGCCTAATATAGACTGAAAATCCTCGGCATCTATTTCATCAGCCTTATGATGTCCTAGTACAAATATCCATTCATTGGATGGGATACTAGAAAGCGTGGCATTAAACCAGTCAAGTTGTGTTTTACAGTCTTGTGAAATGACATTTTCATGAAACATACATTCTCCAGGTACAGGAGAGCATGTAGGATATTGAATACTACATGGATCCCACTTTGCTCGATCGTTGCCTCTATAATCCATTACACATGGATTCGTATCTAAAACTATAATATTTAAAGTGATTTGAGTTGTATTGTGGTCACTATTGTTGTCACTATTGTCATCACTATAATTAAATACTACACGACGATGATAATATCTGTCATCCATTATCCACCATGGAATAGTTTGATTTAACTCTAACTGTGCAGCAGGATTAAAACCATAGTCATGATTACCCAAAGTATTATACCAAGGCAAACCAATATTACCAAATAATTCGACATAGTCAGTGTTGACTTGAGGATCGCTGGTATTTTGAATCCCGCAGTAATAAAAATTATCGCCTGTATTTAATACAAGTTTTGGCTTATATTCTGAAGCATATATTTTCATAGCATATGCTGTGCTTTCGGCATTTCGTAAATGATAACCACCGAGAGATGCCGAACCCCAGTCCCCTAAAGAAATAATGTTTATATCTCGAGGACTAAACTTTGTAGTATATTGAGGCACCATGTTTATTGGTAATAACTCAGCACTTGGTATAAACAGCGAAATAGTAGACACAAACAAAAGCAAGGATTGTAGTTTCATGTTGGAGGGATATGGTTTCTTTATTTATTTAGAATGAGAAAAAGTATTTATATTGTTATAGTTATTATTATAGAGATATCATGTTATTATAAATGAATAACATAATATAATAGTATTACCTATTATCTAGTACCATATTAGCGAAGCCGGAGCACGAGGTGAAGCGTCGACTCTTTTTGTATATTAAAATCTGCTAGTGTCCTACCATCTTCAAGCTGTTTTCCGGCAAAAATTAAGCGTTGCTGGTCTGGAGGGATCATTCTCCCCCTATGATTTCTCATAAGGATTAGACTGTATCTTAAGCTATCATTGAAGTTGATTATTCTTCTCAAGCCCATACCCGTGCGTGTTTTAAATAAAACACTCTACTCATAATGCAAATTTAAATAATCAATTGTTCTTTTGAGATTTTCTTGTAAAATATTTTTTTCTGTTGGAGATATACATTCTTTATTTTTAATACCTATTTTTCTTACTTTAAAACCTTCATATGATTTATTATTTTTAAAGCCTTTCCAGTAAGATATTCCTCTTGGAATTTCTCCCAATTCTTTTAAAACAGGATTATCTTTGTATCTTTCTTTAACTTTTAATGATTGTTTATCATGTCCTATTTCACTTTTACCGCCTTTTGAACTATTGTCATTTGACAAATTTTTATGGCTTCCAAGCTCAATATTGTAACCATTAGGATGTAAAGAATTATATTCATTAATTAATTTAATTTCTTCTTCTTCCAATGATTCATCAGAACATTCTTTTGTTAAAATAAATATAAATTTATCAGAACTAAATTCTTTTATATCATTGCTTAATAATCTATTTTTATTATTTTTATGTTCTCTCCATCTTATATTTATATCTCTTTTTGTTTGTCCAACATATATTTTACAATTAACTATATTTTTAATAACATAAATATATCCCATTAATATTTATGCCTCAATGTCTTTAAGTTATTTTCGCATTACTTTCAACGTCGTTGAAGGAATACCTTGTCCTAATCATAACGGATTTAGGTATTTTACCCGCGGATTGCCCAATCTCAAGAGTTATTACGATAAACGAGGTCATTACCCTGTTTATTATTAAAGGTTTCCCGATAATAAGACGTATCTTGAGCTCTAAGGGGTTTCCCGTCATTATAAGGTATGTTGCATTTGTTCATCACAAATACTAGCCACTGAACTATGATTTATTTTAATATGTCTTTTCATACTATCTAAACTGCTATATAATTTTTCACAATTAACACATTTATGGAATTGACCTTTTTCAATATGATTAACCTTTTCATGTCTTCTTCTTCCCGATGAATCAGAAAAATCTATTTCACAGAAAGAACATTTAAATCGTTTATCCCATACTTGTTTTAAAACTTCTTCACATTTTTTAACTTGTTGGATTTTATAAGGAATAATCATAAATGGTGTAATATCTTGAATAAATTTAATACATTGATTATGATTTAACTGCCACTCGTGACTTTTACAGATTTTATCACTTGCTGGAGACTTTCTTATTCTTTCTCTAACATAACCACCCCATATTTTTTGACCAATATCAAGCGGTGTTCTATCATTTTGAGCAATTATAATTTTTAACCTATTTCTATTATGTGTATCATTGGATATTGAACCTTCTCCTTCATAAAATCCAGCAAATCATATTTTTAATTGTTGTTGGTCCATTATGTTTTAGAGTATCAACAAGACATATCTTTAAATCATTTTGGGTTTCAAATGTTTACCTACAACCAGAGCCAAAATAGTTGTAGCATGTGACTTTTAAAGGCATCTAAAGTTTACCTTCCTTGTCTTGAATCTTTGCTTTAACGGTATCAATAGTATCCGAAGATTCTACTTCAAGAGTAATGGTCTTACCAGTAAGTGTCTTGACAAAAATCTGCATCTTGTGGTGGCCTTTAACGTGTATCGTTATAATATATATACATATTTTATTTTTAAGTATGTTTCGACATTCATCATACAAAATTTACAAAATTTATGGAGCTTCATTATGTAAATTATCCTTCCTCTTTTTTTCTAAATCATCTACAATTTTATTAGCCTCCGCAAGTTTGTCGATTACTTTGACTTTACAGGATTTACTTGAAGTCCATGATTTAGGTAAATCGGGATGCTTTTCGATTTTAAAATATTCACGCTCTTTTGTATGTGACCTATCTATCCATTCACGATAATATACAACATACTTTTTCATCATATGATGTTCTAAACCTAGAGGTAATGTCTGAGCACTATGTTTTCTATTTCGTTTTTTAGTAAAATAAGTTTCATTTAGCGCTTCTTTGTTTTCAACTTTTATTGTTTTTGTTTTTGTTTCCGTTTCCGTTTCCATTTCCATTTCCATTTCTATTTCCATAGTTATTATTACTATTGTTATTATTCTATTGAAATAAATTTAATTCTTGTTTTTAATTTATAGTTTTAATTTATAGTTTATATAACTAACATAAAAGCAAAATCACAATGTTAAAAAATATTTTTGGTTTAGTAAACAATACTCTAACACCAAAGCCATCCCAAGAACCAAAAAAAACAATTGATAATAAAAATCCAGAAATTTCTCCTGAAACAATAGCTAAAATGAATATTTTCTATAAATTGCTAGATACTGTATGTACTATGTTAGACGACAAACAAATTCCATTTTATTTAGACTGTGGTACACTACTCGGTTGTATTCGCGAAGGAAGATTATTATTACACGATACCGATATAGATGTAACAATACATTTATCGCGATGGGACAAACTTCTAGATATCGATTACTCAAAACATGGTCTAGTTTTGAAAAGAAAATATAAAGGATTTCCCGACTATTCTGGTGGTAATTTAATATCCGTTTATTTGGAAAATGAAAGTCCTGAATATTATTGCGACATTTATGCTAATCCAGCATTTCCTGTATTAACCGTAGGCGCAATGGGTAACAATTTATATCCTGTTCCAATAGATCCTGGATTATATTTAAAACAGTTATATGGTAACTGGATGGTTCCATCTAGCACAAATGCTGATACCGAGTATCATAGGAATAATGGACTTATTTTTAGCGAATATAGAAAAAATTGGGATTTGAGATACAATATATATAAGTGTAAATTTTAATATTTTTTTACAAAATATTTATTATCATAATAGTATAATATTATAATAATATAACATTGAAAAATATTATAACAACATGAACTTATCTGTAATAAATCCTACAACTATTGCTTATATTGTTCTCATAATAGTAGCTTCTGTTGTTCTATTTTTTTGTATAGGTTATTGTTGCGCTAGGCGATATAATAATAATAATAATAATAATAATAATAATAATCAATAGCTGATGGCTCATAGCTGATGGCTCATAGCTGATGGCTCATAGCTGATGGCTCATAGCTGATGGCTCATAGCTGATGGCTCATAGCTGATGGCTCATCGCTGATGGCTGATGGCTCATAGCTGATGGCTCATCGCTCACGACGTATATCCATAAATGGGTAGAACAGTTCTAAGTTCTGTTGTATTGATAGCACTGTTGCCAAAATATACTTCTATAAATTTACAAGTTCTTTCGTCATCAAAAGACCTCATAATTTTTTTATAATTATTTATAATATCTTCACTATTTATTTTTTCTAAACACTCAATACATATTAAATGATTCTCGATAAGGTATTCCCTTTGACCATCAATTAAACAATGATTAAATTTATACTCACCTGTTCCATATCCCCTATTAATTACAACAATCGGGTGTATAACGCCGGGCTTTATTATATAATTTTTCTTCTCATCATTTTTATAAGTTTTAATCTCTAATTTGTTGTTAGCAATATCAGAACTATATATTAGCAAAGTTTCATTTTTATCATCTGTTAATATATCTTTACACTGATTCCATACAACATTTCCTACACTAACTTTAAAATTTAATGTAGATAATGTTGTAGCATTTTCATATAGTTTTTTGAAAATAATTATATTACATTTTGTGTTGAATATTGTATAGTTACTTCCTGCTACACGTAATGTATATTCTGTATTATCAATTACTGTAGCAACGTCACATGTGTCGGGCAACATATTTGGTTTTTTTAAAATTATGATTATAGTTTCTTGTGCCGTTTCTATATATTTATCATCGCTACATTCTACGATATCTAAAATCATAAAATTATCATTTATATATTTTCTAGTTTTATCATAATACAAACAATTCAGAAAACTTTTCGGAAGAACAAAGCTTAATATTCCCCCATTTGCTAACATTCCAAGACATTTTACGACAAATAGTATAAATATATTTGGTCTTCCGTCATAATATTTGTTATAATCAGATAGAACATCTTCTTTTTTCAACACAAAATATGGAGGATTGCCAATAATCAGGTTATATGTAGAAGCACAACTATATTTAATAAAATCATCATTTAATAATGTAACATTCGCATTTGTATCATATAGTTTTTTAACAGCATCAAATATCATTTTATTTATTTCGACTCCTGTAATTTTAGATAAAGATAACATACCATCTTCACATAAAGCTTTTATATATTCCCCTGAACCACAAGATGGTTCTAAAATAGTGAAACTATCGTTTATCCCCCCCGAAAGATATTTTCTTAATAATTCTATGTTTTTTCTAACACACGAAGGAGGTGTAAAATATATTCCATTATCTTTTTTTTCTTTTTTTGACAAAGATGATGTCAGTTCTTTTGACGTTTGAGAGTAGTCTAAGGCATGTTCTGTTTTTAATTCTGGTTTCATTTATATGTCTCGCTAATATGGTGTTTTGATTATTATGTTTTCAATTATTTATATCAATTTTATATAGTATATTATAGTATATATTGTAGTATATATAAAATTGATATAAATAAACAATATAAAAATATTGTAACCATATTATCTAGTAACTTACGTAACACATCCCAAAATAATAAAATGGAAACAGGCACTACTGCTGCTGCTACAACTACATATACTGATGTTATTACAAAATTCAAGGAGTTGAAACAGGTATATTATACAATGCGTGGTTGTATGATTTTAACAATTAATGACGATTTTTCTAAACAATTTTTGGGAAAATATCCGAATTTGGCATGGAATGAAAAATATAACAAATATGCTCAGGCTGACGTTTTGACCGCTAAAATTAATGTAATTATTTTTGGTAAACCGTTTATTGTATATTTACATCGCCCTATAAAAGAAGTTCACCGATATGAATATGAGGAGTTTTTTGGATTTGGGGGGCACAATGAGGAATTTTCATATGACCGCATTATCATGACATTTGAAGAAAGATTTGACGATAATATTGATATCGAATATTTGCTAATGACAGGAACACTTGCTAGTGGAGAGGGCGACGAATGTTGCGTGATTGATGAAAAATATATTAAAAATGCTTTGAAATTGTTAGCGGTTGGTGGATATGTAAAATATTGGGCAGCTTTTAATGAATTTAAAGAATGGTTCAAGGAGAGTGGTTTTGATGTAGACTTTGATACGAATAATGGTAAAACTTTGACATCATTTATTTTTGAAGATTATCGTGTGGGTGATGAATAATTGATACTTATTTAAAAATAGATGGAAATATATTTTTTAGTATTAAGTTGTAAAATAATATAGAATATATCACACCTAAAATAATATCCGTAGAAACGTGTTGTGTAGTTGCCATACAACTTATCGATATTAGAATGGGTATTAATAACGCCGGTATATAACCTATTACATTTTTTAATAAATAAAATGAATACATTGCAAAAACTACATGAGCTGAAGGGCAACAGTTATTTCCGTCTTCATCTATAGCTTGAGTTTTTTTTAAAAAATATTTATTTGTTTTCATTCGTGATGATACATCATTGGGGAATAAATACCATAGAATAGATAATCCTGTCATCATTGCTATTCCTCCAATGATTAAAATAGCAAAATGTTTATAGTCACGAATACTTATAATCACCAATCCAAAAATAAAATAATATATAAAATTATAAATATAAATCCAGTTATCATTCTCTCCAAAAATATTATAAATATATTCATCTAGTTTTGTTTTTGGTATTATTTTTTCTTTTCTTAATTTATTTTTTTTAGTCCAAAAATATTGTTGATATATACCAATTATGAGATATACTAATAAAATAATTATAATATAATAATCTTGTAATTTTAAATTTGATTTTACAGGATAAGGAACGAATAAACGTATATTATAAAATACATATGGAATAATGATAACGCCGACAACTAATAATATAACTAAATCTATTGAAAATGTTCCATGGTGTATTTTTATATCATTTGGATTTGTAAAAGGTTCTAAAAAGTTTTCCAACATTAGGTTGTATAATAAAAAATAACTATATATTTTTATAATATAATAATATAATAATATATGGTTTATTAATAATTAACACTAAACGATGTATCACCTGTAATCTCGCGAAGAACATGGGTTGTATATGCTAAGGCAACAGCATCTGCTTCATAATAGTTCCAATAGATATCTTGAAGTCCTATATCCTTGCTACTACGATTACCTCTACAAATAACATTTGTAAAGTGGGTTATAGTACAATGAACGGGAGATCGAGGATAATCATTTTTGACAAATGTGCCTTTAAATTTTAGGTGTGCATATTCGGGTCTTTTTTCTTGAATCAGGTAGGTCCTTCCAGGTATAAGGTCGACGGGTTTCACTAGTTTGAGAGGACGCATTGGAGCAGTACGATGTTACTGTTTTACTATCTTGGTTAAACAATATAAAACATTTCAATTTTATATTGGTTTTATTTTTGTTTTACTCCTTAAGACCAGTCCATTACATTAAACCCAAGTTTTAATCCAAGTGGTTCTAAATATTTCTTTGAGCGTTTCATAAGTTCAATTGGGTAACTTATCCAATTTGGTGTATTTATATTGCCTGTATAAGAAAATACTTCTGAAATTTCTGTGTATTTTATAGTTGGATGAACATAGAAAAAAATACCAATATCATTATCACATTGTAATTTATTTCCCTTTCTAATACATTTTTTATCAAACCCCAATATTGTTCCGATTATTTTTGTGCGTTCAATATTAATTTCAGGAGAAAAATATTCTGATTTTGGATTTGGAAGTATGTATGTATCTTCTAATCTTTGAAAAAGTGGTTCAAACTTTTTAATAAATTTTTTATTTATGAAATAGATAAAGTCATTTCCAGGTATATCAAAATAAGGTCCTTCCTTGAATCCAAGACCAAATGTTTCAGCAAATTCGGAACTTTTTGGTCTAACTGTAGAAATTAAACAAGCTGTTCGTAATCCACACCATGTAAAATATAAATTATATAATGTATGATTATATACTTCTTTATCTAAATTAAGTGTTTTTAACTATTTACTCATTTTTTTAAATATTTTTATATTTTCCTGGGAGTTCATTTTATTATATTGATATGATAATATTATTTATATACTAATTACATTATTATTAGTTGTGGTGTGTTTCATAATTAGTTTTTTATTTACAACATCTTTAATTTTTCACCTATTTCTTTGTAATAGTGTCCATTATATGGGATATTTTTGGTAAGTGCTTTTGTCAATGTTTTGTCGCTTATTGCTAACGATTTAATACAATCGTATTTACATTCAAATTCTTTTATTAAGTTATTATTTGTGTCATATTGTCCAACACCATTTTTGTATAACATTGGTGCTCCGTTTATTTCTTCAAATTTGCTAGTTAATTCATCGTCACAATTATTATATAACATATAATAAAATCCATTTGCTAAACTATTATTTTTTACTGGATTATCTAATGCCGATGAAGATTCATATCCATTAAATTTTGCTGCTGTTTTTCTGTCTATATACACATTTACAATTTTGGTTTTATCTTTATCTAGTTGAGCGATGTAACCCAGATTTTGAACCTTTGTTTCTTTTGTTGGTTGAATTTCATGTATAATATTTGGATCCAAATTTCTTTCAACTAGTAACCATCGAAAACCACAATAAATAGTGTTTTCAGCTACTGCTTTTATTATACTTGGTCTCTTTATATTTTTACTTTCATTCATTGCTTCTGTAACGGATTCATACACTTTAATTAACTGTAGTGTTTCAGGATTTATTTTTTGGAGTCTTGGTCCGAGGTTAGGTATTTGTTCATTAAAACCAGTAACAATTTTTTTCTCTTGTTGTGATTTTAATTTATGCAATATTTCTTTATTTGTTTGTTCTAAAGAATTGACTTTACTTAATAAAATTTTATTAGTATGTATTATTTCCTTTAATAATTCATTATCATTGTTTACATGTGTATTCATAGCGTTTTCTTGATTTTTAAATTTTAAATTTTCAATTTCAAGCAGTAATTCATTTACTTTGTAGTTATAATTATCTATATTATCGTTAACTATTTTTGATAATACTTTATATGTAAGATTGCCGCCGATTAAAAACAATTCATTTTCACTATCATGATTCGGTAGATTTTTTACTATATTTGGTTTTATAATACTATGACTATGTAGAAAATGTTCAAAGTCTTTACTTTTATTTACACAGAAACAATCAAGTAATATGCATTCTTCATATTTGCTTTTATGTTCATTATATCTACCCATAATTCCTATTCTGCTTTCTCCTATTTTTACAACATATGAACCATTTTCAAATGTTTTAACTTTAATAATATAAACCATATTTCCGGCATTGTTAAATTGTTTGAGTAGAAATTTTTCATTATCTAGTTCCTTTTGTTTAATTAATTTTTCTTCCATTTCTTTATTTTTGGTGGTTTCTATTTTTTTTAATTGTTGTGTAAGTTCGTGGCATTCTTCATTAGCTATTTCAAACATAATAGTTTCAAGTTTAATAAAGTAATCATGAATTTCATCTGCTTTTTTTGTGTCAGCTTTTAAACAAAATTTTTTAAATGTATCTACATTTAACATAAAAGTTTCTTTGTTATGACCTCCTCTAACATCTTTTTTTTCTCCAGAAGCTTCCAGAGCAAATATTGTATTTTTTTGCTTTCCCTCAAGAGAAAGCAAAACTTTATAATCTTTATTAATGGTAAAAAATTTTTCTAAAAGTTCTTTTGCTCTAACTTTTTGACTAAATCCCAACCATTTCCATATATTATCTAAATCAATAACAAAATCAATTTTGTTATCATACTTCAAAAAGCAATAAAAACTTGACAAAAATAGCTGTTGTTCATAACTTGTAAAATTATTTTTAACTTTTTCAATCAATTCTGACTGGTAATTACCATTAAGTTTTGTAATGGGATTGGATTCAATCAGATTTACGATGTCGACGCTCATTATGTGTTATATATCCTATTATATAGATGTCTTTAAGTTGTTTTTTGCTTTAATAATCAACAAGCAAAGTTAATTATTAAAATAGTAGTAAAATACAACACGATATATGGTAACAAAATAGCGTTTAATTGCTGTACGCCAACCCTCCCATGCCACTCATGATACGGAGAACGTTGTAATTGGTAGCATAGACACGAACCTTGGCAGTCTTGGTGCCCTCAACGGTAGCGTTGGAGAGAACAAGCTGAAGGGTAGCATTGTCAATGCGGGAGAAGTTGCAGCTGCCGCTTGGTTGATGCTCTTCGGGCCTCAAGGCAAAAGAGTAAATGTTGATACCAGTGTCAGGGGTGCGGGTGTGGTGCTGGTAAGGCTGGACGAGGTCGAAGTAAGTTCCTTCACGCTCAGAGAAGCGATCCTGGCCGTTAAGCTGGAGCTTAGCGGTGACGACGGGGTTCATACCCCAGCAGTGAAGGGGGAGAGAAGTCTGGGTAAGAACGAAAGTGCCGGCATCAGATACACCAGAGTTCTGAAAGCTAGAAGGCTCGCCAACGCCGGGAGCAAAGTTGGGCTGATCGTAGCCGAGACCAGGGGCAAGAGGAGCCTGACCCTGCTGCCACCAGTAAGCATTGGAGACATCGATAGCACCAGCCTCGTTAAACAGACCAGAGCCATCGATGAAGGAGCCAGTAGTCTGGGCAACAGCATCCTGTCCACCAAAAGCATGGATAGCGTTGGGAAGAGCATCGACGGCATCAGTGTAGTTAAAGGGCTGAGCACCGAGGAGCCTGTAGAGAAGCTGGTTGCAGTCAAGAGAAGAACAGTAGTCAACGTTCTGATCGGGCTGGACAACCCAGATGAGCTCCTTAACAGGGTGGTTAAAGTTGAGCTTGATCTTGTTGGAAGAAGAGCCGACAGACTCGTCACCAGTGAACTGAAGCTGCTCAATAAGGTACTCATGGGGGTTCTGAGCCATGCGTCTGCGCTCATCAGTGTCCAAGAAGACGTAGTCGACGTAGAGAGAGGCAGCGACCAGAGACTGGTTGTAGGCGGTGTTGACACGGCCACCAGCGGTAGAGCTAGAGCCGTTGGAGCCGCAGCTGAGAGAGCCGACAGCCCACAAGCACTCATCAATGGGACGAATATCGAGGTTAATCTTGACCTCATGGTACTGAAGAGCGATGAGGGGAAGAGCAAGACCGGGGTTACGGCAGTACCAGAACTGAAAGGGAACATAGAGGGTAGTCTCGGGGAGAGCATTGCGGGGAGCGCAAACCTGACGAGGGGCGTTAGCCTGGCAGGGACCATCGATGGCATTGAAAGAGGGATCAGTGATGAAAGTCAACTCGGTGGTGTTGCCGACCATAGCATAGTAACCGGGCTGCTGGTCAACGGGAAGAGTAAGGTTGTTCCAGATGTGCATCCAGTCACCATACTGGCGGTCAATGCGCTGACCACCGATCTCAACCTCAACCTGAGAAATCAGCTGCTCACCGGGGAAATCAAGCCAACGAGCATAAACACCATCCTGGGAAGCGCCCTTCATGGACTGGTTGATCTCAGGGAGAGTAACCTGAAGGTAAGTGCGGTAAGCCAAATCACCATTACGAGAAATGGTGCAGGTTACACGACGACCAAAATCGGCCTGACCGTTAAAAGTCTGCTCGATAGACTCCATTGCGAAGTTGGTGTGACGTTTGTAAGACACCTTCCAAAAGGTAATCTGAGGGTTGCCCGTAAGATAAACATCCTGGGCGCCGTAAGCTACAAGTTGCATAAGACCTCCTGCCATTTTTGTGTATTATAATATTGCTAAAGAAAAAAATTTTATAAAAAATCTTAATTAACTTTTTATAAATTAATAATTAATAATTAATAATTAATATATTCAACAAACTAACATTTTCATACACAGTCAATAAATAATGTTGTTCAAATAATGTTGTTCATATTTGATTTCAAAAAATTTACTAAATATTCATCAGAGTATATCTCCATTTGTTTTTCATGTTTTTTCCTAAAAACATAGTTATCATTCTTTTTCCTTATACTCCATCCATTTTCTAAAGTATTCATTAAAAATATCATCAAATAAATATCATTTTTTTGTTCACTATTTATATCCAATTTACCCTTGTCTATTAACATTTTTAATGTATGAATCCCCTCTTTTAATGGTATTATATCTTCTTTCTTTTTAATTATTTCTAAAATATCATGACTTTTATCTTTTACCTTTCCCTGTCCCTGTCCTTGTTCAGACTTATCCTGAATGCCCTGAATGCCATGGATACCCTGAATGCCCTGGATGCTTCGATTTTTATATATTTTATTAATAACACGCTTGTTTAAGTAGTCTTCTGTTATTATTTCTGTTGTAGAATCTTCTAAATTTTTTAAATAAAATATAGTTTTTCTTTTCTTTATAGCCCAGTTTTTTTCTAAAGAGTTAAAAATAAATTTCATTTTGTAATATGTTTCTCTCTTAATATTTACAATATCTAATGAATCTATATTTATATTCGTGTTTAAAACATTTGTACTAGACTTAGTATTACACTGTTTATTGCCTAGAGCCTCCTCTATATCAGATGTTTTACCATTTTTAGTACATACGTCTAAATTATTTGATAACATTATTTTATTTTTATAGAGAAAACATTAATACATTCCTAACATTATTCATAATTCATAATTCATACTTTTACAGTTTTATATCTTACAAAAATTCCTAAATATTACAGTGATTTATTTTTACTTTTACTTTTATTTTTATTTTTATTTTATATATAATTTAACCAGATATTTGATGCTCTTTTGATAGTATTGCATTATGGTGCAAAGAAAATGTTTTATTTTCACTAGAAAAGTAACTCGGATAAAGGATGCTCCAGTCTAATCCTTCATCAAGTAAGCTTAATTTCGTATAAACATACCCAATAAAAGCACTACAAAAAAATCTAGATGTTTTCTGAGGATGAGGATCTTTCTTACAGTAAGCTTCTATCCAATCTGTAACAACAATATCATACGGTTTATCATATACAACTTTATGTATTTCTTTTAATTTTTCACAGTTGAATATTTTGTTATACTTTTCTATACTTTCAAACTCGATTTTGCGAAGATATATTTTTCCACCATATGTTTTAATAAAATGATCATAAGGAATAAACTGAACCCCGAATTTTTTTTTATTATCTTCCGGATCCGGAACATCTGAAATACCTGATGTCCAAACATATGTCCCCTTTAATGAAATATCCGTAAATTCCGGGTCTACTACAATCATGCCGACATGAGAAAAATCACTCTTTGTCATAAATTTTATAGCCCAACTAAGTAATCCCCATGAATTATATTGGAGATCATCACATAAAAGAAGGTCACCCGTTTTTAACTTGCTTCCTAGTTCAGCCATTTCAGCCATTTTATATTATATTATAAAAAATATAAATAATATAAATAATATAAATAATATACAAAATATAAATAATATAAAAAATACAAAATATAAAAAATACAATCAAATTTATCTGCTAACTAATATGAATTAATTATTACATAGAATAAATAATATGTTATTACTAATATTAATAAGAAACTTAAAACATTTATTATAGTTTGTGATAAATTTGTTACTATATTCTGTGATGTATTTAATGATGAAAAATTTATATAGTTATTTAGTTTGGTAAGTAATATTAACTTTACCATTAAAGGATGAACAATATTAGTTATTATACTTAAAATTAAATCTTTAAATGCTGTTGCTATAGCTACAGCAGCAGCAAAGGTTAACACTGTTTATGTTTTAGTATCTAAAAACTTTCTTATCAAACGTAATAATGAATGGTTATTATCAGTGGTTATTATCAGTGGTATCATGTTTACTATTGTTACCGTTGTTACCGTTATTATTATTTTGTACTTTCATGTTTTGGTTATTTTGTTGACTAGCGTACATTTATAAAATGTTATATAAATATTTATATATAATTAAAAATACTAAAATAGATATAATTATTAAATATTATATATTAAAAAAGTTATACTTATAACAATATAATAGATATATATAGATGCCGTCTTTTAAACATAAAACAAATAAAAAAATTTTAGTAGACAAAAAAAGAATAATGACGCTAGATAGCGTTCATCGTGAATTACAGTCAGAGTTTAACTTAATTAACAGTGATGTATTACCTACATTAATACGTAAAAAAAATGAAATAATGAAAAAGTTAAATAATCCTGAGACTATAGTAGATGTTAATGAAAAAATAGAGTTACAAGATTCTTTATACGATATAAAAGAAGAAATTTATAAAAATAAGAAAAAGATTAAAGATTATTATTTGAATAATAGTAGATTTATTTTTGATTATTTTGAAAACAAAAAAGAAATTACAAATGGGACAAATAAAACCACTATTCTTAATTCGTTCTTTAAAGTTAATGATAAAACATTTGATGAAAATGCTTTAACGCGCGCGAATGATAATAATGTTCAGAAGTTTTTTACAAACCTTGACCAGACTTTTATTAACATAAACGATTACACTTATGCCACCGATATATGTCAATCGTGTAATAAAGGAGAAATGATTCCTGTCGAACATGAGGGAATTATGGTATGTAACGTATGTGCAAAACAAGTTACTTACCTTATTGAAAATGAGAAGCCATCTTATAAAGAACCGCCAAAAGAAGCATGCTTTTATGCTTACAAAAGAATTAACCATTTTAAAGAAATCCTCGCCCAGTTTCAAGCAAAAGAAACTACGCAAATTCCGGAAGAAGTTCTCGAAAATATCAAGCAACAGCTTAATAAAGAACGCATATCTCTTTCGAAATTTACAAACTCTAAAGCAAAAGAAGTTCTCAAAAAATTAGGGTATAATAAATATTATGAGCATATCCCCTTTATTAAAGACAAATTAGGTATTAAACCACCGATTATGACACCGGAATTAGAGGAGACATTATGTAATCTTTTTATGGAGATACAAGGACCTTATGCGAAATTTTGCCCGGATGATCGTGTGAATTTTTTGAATTATTATTATACGGTTTATAAACTGTGCGAACTTCTTGAGAAAAGCGAGTTTCTTTCTTATTTTCCGATGTTGAAAGATAAAGAAAAACGAATCGAACAAGATGATATTTGGAAGAAAATTTGCGAGGAATTAAATTGGGTTTTTATTCCTACACAGTAGTTTAATACAATTATTATAAAGCATGTATTATTTATTATTTAAATAATGAATATTAAATAATGAATATTAAATAGTGAATATTAAATAATGAATATTAAATAATGAATATTAAATAATGAATATTAAATAGTGAATATTAAATAATGAATATTAAATAGTGAATATTAAATAGTCGCTTTTATTTTAACTACTTAAATTTTAAAGCTTAAAGCTTAAAGCTTGAGAGGGGTGGGGAAACCAACAAGGTTAGCACCGATACCGAAGCCAGCACCAGTTCTAGCAGAAACAGCTAAAGTGGGGACATAAACATCCAGGATAGCGAAGGTTGCGGCTGCTACAAGAGAAATCAAAGCAATCTCATCCAGTTTAAGAGAGCGTGATGGTATAGAGTAAGCAACTATCGCGACACAAAGACCTTCGATAATATACTTAATAAAGCGCTTAAAAAGCTCACCAAAATCAAGTGTTCCGTACATTATAAATATAATGTAGAAAAAAATATTATGTAATATTCGATATATTTAGATATATTATATTTTATATATTCTTAAACATGTATTACTTATTTTTAATACGATTAAAATATTAAAAATATTAAAAATATTAAAAATATTAAAAATATTAGTCTAAAACTACATAAATTAATAAATGATTAAACTAACTTAAAATTATTATTCAAATATATTGTATAAAATAATATAATGTCTCAACCAAATAATTTGCCAAAGGGAGTTACTCCTAAATATTTGCCTGACGGAAAAGAAAACCCCAAATATGCCGATCTTTTGGAGGAAGATAAACCTATTGCTGGTCAAAAATTTGTATGTCTTTCATTTGTTTCACCAGAACACATTATTAAACAGAAGGAGCAATTTTTATTCGAGCAGTTTGTGAAGCAATGGGACTATAAAAAGTCCATGGAAAAATTTACACAGTTTCTTAATTTCATATCATTTAAGTATTCTCTTTCTTTCGATAAACTTACCGCTGATTTCCAGGAGTTTACAAAGGAAGAGGGCGAGACTATTCGCGCTACATCAGCAACCCTAGTTAGCGACGACTATAAAACATTTTTGGACAACAACGAGGAGGAACTTGAACAGAAATTCGGCGAGAAACACGAGTTTCAGACATCAACACGAGGTCTAAAAGTTCGAGGCGTTTTTGCTACACAAGGTGAGGCAGAACTTCGTTGTAAATTGCTGCGCGAGGTTGACCCTAATCATGATATTTATGTAGGACAAGTCGGTATGTGGGTTCCTTTTCATCCAGAGGCATACAAGACAGGACGCGTCGAGTATATGGAGGAGACACTTAATCAGCTTATGTCTGATAAAAAGAAGAATGAAGATACAGCAAAACAAGATTTTGAGAAACGTGTGCGTGAAGCTAGACAGAAGGCTATTGAAGAGAATATGAAGAAGGCTGAGGAGTCAGGTAATAAACTTACGCAAACGATTAATGCTGATGGTGAGTTGGTTGGTATTTCAAATGTTGCAAACTTTGATGGATTGGATGAAGACGCGACTGTCGAGGATATTAAGAAGAGCATGTTTGAGGCCGAGAATGTTGTCCTTGATACCAAAACAGATCACGGTTTGTCAAAGTTGACTCATTTTGAGAATTAATATACAAAATAAAAAAATATTAAACCATGATGTTAAATATTATATGTTAAATGTTAAATATTATATGTTAAATGTTAAATATTATATGTTAAATGTTAAATATTATATGTTAAATATTATATGTCACTAATATATAATATTTTGTTGATAATTGGTATGAATAGAAAGGTAAAACAATATGTAGTAAATAATTATTTTAAATCATTTAATTCTGATAACGTTTTTATTCGCTTAGTGTGTTTACTCTTCATTATAGCTGCTCTTATTATATGCTTATACCTGTTATATCGAGCAATATCTAATGCTTTATATATGTATAGACTAAAAACGGATTTTTATAAATTGCGCGACTTGGGATTAAATGTTAAAAATTATAATATAATATATTTTGAAGAGTTTAAAAAAAAACATATAATGAATTTTTCAAAATTAAAAAATACCAAACATACTGAATTTAAAAATAAGAATGCAATTGGTATTATTACTGACAAGTATGTCGTTTTAGATTTTGATACAAAGAAAGGTATTGAAAATGCAGATTTTTTAATTGAAAAAATACCAAAAGATACTGTTTGTGAAAAAACGCCCAATGGTTATCATTATTATTTTGAAAATGATACTGGAAAACCAGTATATACTTATATACAGTTAGTTATTAATGATATAAAATATTCAATAGATGTATTGGGTCTTGATAATCTGATAATAACATCTCCTACAAATGTAAATGGAAAAGATTATTATTGGATAAATAGCATATATACACACAAAGCGGCGAAACTATCGGAAAATACATGGATATTAGATTTATTAAAAAATCAGAAACCATTTCATCGTAAATTTAATAATGCTAATCTGTCGTTAAATATTAAAAATGCTTTTATAATAATAGATAATTTAAATATTGAAAATAATATTAGATTTACACTTGGTATGATGAAGGAGTATTCTATAAAAATGAAATTATTAAATGGTGTTATTTATGTATATGATGATAATTTTTATTTTTTGACTAGAGGTAGTTTTAGTAAATACAAGAATAAAAAATCTATGCTAGAAAAAATAAAAAATATTATTACCAAAATTAATCCATCGTGCATTATAGATTTATCTATTGTATATAGCAACTATTTGAAACCTGAAAATATTTTTCAATTTACATCAGCAGTTATACATAATGACTTTAAAAATTATAAAAATGATAGAGAATTTCCTAACTATGTTGAAACTATCGGTGTGTACAAAAAAATAAAATATTTAATCAAAGATACAATTACTATAAATAATTTTAACACTACAAAAGTAGAAGTAGCAGATACTACTGATATAATATCGAATACTTCTAATACCGATAGTGTTAATAAAATATTGACAGGCAATGAAAGTATTTATTTGGCAATATTACTTTCAAACTATTTTAATATACCATGTATACCACTAGGTGTTACTTATAGTGAAAGCAATGATTCAGATGAATCTAGTAAATCTTTAAACAAAGCTTCACATAAAATTATAAATACTATGTTTTCATTATTTTAAAATAAAAAAAATATATTTTATTAATTTTTTTTATTCTTATTACTTTTTTGTATTTTTATTAATTTTTTTTATTTTATAATTCACCTGACGTGTTTTTTTGATTATATAAAAAACAGTTAAAATTAAAATAAAACAAATTAGGTAAAAATATAAATAATAGTTGCTATATGAAACATAATTCGCGCGACTATCACATATTATATTTACATTTAGTTCCTCTTTATCATCTAATTCTTCTATTAACATACGTCTTCCGGGTTCATACGAAACATATTTATTTACTTTATCGTAAGGAGCTATATCTATAAGAGCAAATTTATAGTGTAAATCATTATACATTAAAATATAATGAAACATTGTAATACTATTAATTATTGTTGGATTTTTTGATATTTCATATAGTAATGGATTAACTATATTTTTAATAAAAAAACTATCTGATGTTTTAACTATAATAAGTTTCGAAATATGCGCTTCGTATGTTTGTTTATCTGGAAAAACTTCAAATACCTGTAGTAAACGACGATTCCCTGCTTTATTAAAATTAATTCCTCTATGATGAATATTTGAATGAAATATTAATATGTCTCCTCGTTTTATGTTTATTGTTATTTTTTTATTATAACTTTCAATACTAGATCCTATATTATTGTATTTATGACTTCCAGGAATTATCTCTAACTGTGCATCATCAAAATAACATAAACAAGTATAAATGGGTAAAATTTCGCTATTTGTATTATTATAAATATCACCATGAAATGTTGATGCATCTGTCGAGTTGTTATTATTACTTAATCTAAATTTAACATAGTATGGATCTGTTATAACATTTGTCATTTTTTTAATCTTTGGAAAAAATACACTATCAATATATTGTTTCATTATTGTGTAGTCTACTTTATTATCTACTATACTAGATAATCCGAATTCCAAATCATTCTCTGTTAATACATTTGTTAATAAAATGTATCCTTCATTTGTTATATCGTTATAACTATCGGTATTTGTTATAAAATTCATAATATAATATATAATATATATTATTTTACATATATTATATAAATAATACTAATAAATACTATTACCATTTATTTTTATTAACTTTGATTTTAGGGCCCTGACCTTTGCGTTTAATATTTGCTGGGTCATATTGTTCTTCTTCATCATCTGAGTGAATATCCTTAGACATCTCCCAGAATTCTTTTGCTCCCAATTTAAATGGACCATGTGTTTGTGCTTTATACCAAAATATCTGGTCATGTAATTTGTTTGACTTTGCGTTATTATTAATTACTAAACATTCAAAATTTTCCGTACACTGGTCCATAACCTGACAAAAACTTTCAAATGTTGGAAACATACCAGCATAGTTTTCGTATATTCTTTTACGATTACCAATATACGGTTCACGCAATATAAATACATAATCAATATTTGTTCGCAAGTTAGGAGGGATACCTAGAGGATACTGCATTGTAATTACCAACATAATCTTCCAGTGTCTTCCGTTCATAAAGAGTAGACGCATCATTACGTCTTTTGTCCATTTATTGTCGAAAAGACAGTCATCTAATACTACAAATGTTCGAGGGTCAATTGTACTTCTTTTATATGTATCAATCTCCTTTTTCATTTGTTTTAATACAGCCTTTTGTCGTTTTAAAATATTTTCTATAATTGCCGTATTGTATGCATCATGAATGAATAATTTAGGAACATGTTCTCCAAAAAAACCATTCCCTGCTTCTGTTCCTGATATAACTGTACCGATAGGAATATCTTGATGATAATACATTAAATCTTTTACTAAAAAACTTTTACCTGTATCACGACGCCCAATAAGAACAATAACAGGTCCTTTATTCTCATCGGGTCTAAAACTAATTGACCTCATATCAAATTTTGCTAATTCTAAACCTACGCTCATTTATTATGTATATATTTACTTATTTATACTATATATTAAAAAATATAATTGTTACAAACGCATATGTATGTTTTAGTATGTTTTAGTATGTTTTAGTATGTTTTAGCATGTTTTAGTATGTTTTAGTATGTTTTAGTATGTTTTATTAGTTTAAAAAATAATAAAAATATGTATTTAAATAATTAAGTAATCGACGATGGATATTTGTGATAGCCAGCCTATTTTTGGAGAAAATACATTTTCGTTAAACTACAGAAAACTTAACACTCGTGAATTCTTTACTTCTTTAGAAGAATCTGAACTTGGTATATTCAATAGTAAAAATTATATTCCCATATATGAAAATTATTTTAATTTAAATGAGACAAACTATAACTCTATAAATTTGAATCAACGTTTTTATGTATCTGCTTTATCAGGAGTTGTTGATAAAAATAACATACAAGCAGCAGTGGTAGATGCTTTTAAAAGTACTCCAGAGTCTTTAACAATTCTTCATAAACCTATTTTTATTAAATTTTCCCCTTTAATCGACCCAGTTAAATACATGTCCGGAAAATATGAAAATTTAAACATAGATGAAGAAGTTTTAAATATTCCAACATTATCAAAACTTGAAAAAAAAGGGCATTTAAAAGCAAATGATAAAAATAACGCGGCTTATGTTGATGGTTTTTTTTCATATTTATCAAGTCAAGTTCTAAACTGCCACGATTTTATTCATGGTCTTAATTTTTATGGTTCTTTTAATGCTATTAAAAAAGATTTTTATTATAACGCAATTGATGATATAGAATATCTAGATAATAATCCTTTTTTTAATAAAAATAAAAATATCCTTTTTGATATCGAAGATATTGAATATTCCGATGATGATGAAAGTATAGACAACGACAACGACATTAGTCATTCAAAACATGTGAATAGACAGAAAAAAAATACAAGAAATAAAAAGGAAAAAATTACCATTACTAAAAATGAAAACATAAGCGAATCGGATAATATTATCGTTCACGAAGACTTTGATAAAATTAACTGTGAACTAAATTCTATATTTAATACATCTACAGAATTACTAGTTAATACTGATAAAAAAGAAGAAGATGTCGAACTGGGTAGCGAGGTTTTATTAACATTACAATTAGATGATATAGTTGCTGATACTGATAATATAATCGAAAGTTCGGAAAATATTGTTTTAAATAAGGACTTACATTTTAATGATGACAGTGATAGTAATGATTCATTTACATCTGCTTCATGTTCTTCTCGTTCATCTTATACAAGTGATAGCCAAACAGACAATGGTTCTAGAAGCGACTGTGATATTGATGATACTATTATATGTCTAGATGATGATATAGGAAGTGGAGATAATTCATATAAAAAATCAAATACTAATAAAAAGGGTAAAAACGAATCAGTATCTATTTCAGATAATTCTTTTACTGATGATGATAATTCAAACCAAAAATATTCCGAAGACAATAATGATAATCAAGATGATGACGACGAATATGATGATGATGACGAATATGATGATGATGAAACATTGTGGGCAACGATTAAGAATTTCCCGGTATCGGCTATTATGTTGGAGAAATGCGATAACACTCTTGATTCTCTCATGATGCAAGAAAAAGAAATGACCGAAAATGAATGGAGGTCAGCTCTTATGCAAATCATTATGACACTTATTACATATCAAAAATTATTTGGATTTACTCATAATGACTTACACACAAACAATGTTATGTTCATATACACAGAAAAAGAATATATATATTATCATTTTAATAAGAAATACTATCGTGTACCTACGTATAATCGCGCTTTTAAGATTATAGATTTTGGTCGCGCTATTTATAAATATAAATCCAAAGTTATATGTAGCGACAGCTTCAGTATGACAGGTGATGCTGCTACTCAATATAACTGCGAACCCTATTTTAATGATAATAAGCCGCGTTTAGAACCAAATTTCAGTTTTGATTTGTGTCGTCTAGGGTGTTCTATTTTTGATTATTTTATTGATGACATGAGTAATGTTGCTACGATATGTAAAAAAGAGCCATTAGCTAAGTTAATTGTAGAGTGGGTTACAGATGATCAAAATAGGAATATTTTATATAAAGCGAATGGTGAGGAACGCTATCCCGACTTTAAATTGTATAAGATGATTGCGCGAAGTGTTCATAATCATACACCTCAGGGGCAACTATCTAAACCTATTTTTGCCGATTATGAGTTTCCTAAGAAAAAGGTTAAAACAACACATCGAATAATAAATATCGATAAAATGCCATGTTATATGGACTAGATAGTTCTCGAATATAAGTAATTATAATATTTATCAAAAATATTATAATTTACACGACTATTTTTTACATGTTTTTTCTACAGGTAAACCATAATCTAACCACCCAGCAACAGGAATTCCTTTTACAGGAGATAAACCATAACCAAACTTAATAGAAACTACATCATAACCTAACAATTTTAATAATGTCATTACTTGGCTACTTGTATGTCCTACATAACATATTAAAAATATTGTCTTATTCTTTGGTAATTTTTTTAAATTTTTTTCGTCTAATATATTTAACCAAAATATATTCTTAGAACCTTTTATATGCATGCTTTTATATTCATCGGCGGTTCTAATATCTAGTAAAAAATAATCTTTTTTTTTTAAATAGTAGTTATTATAAAAATCTAAAGGAGTTATATAATTCCAGCTATCGTTTGTGTCACGTAGATATTGTCTAAGATCTTTAATATTTACCAAACTTGTCATGATATATTATGTAAATATATATTTTTACTTATTTACAAAATATTTGATTTGATTATGTAATATATTTTATATACACACTATCATGTTTAAAACCCTGGAGCACCTGTAAATACGTCTGGTTTAGAACCTAAAATAATAGGAGACTCGTTAAATTGTGTAACAATAAAGTGCCCTAAAATGTAACTAATAAAAACAATAGCGGCATCTCGTAGTGCTGTCTTCATAGGTTTTGAATCAGATACTTCATCTTCGCTTGGTTTTGAAATAAACCTTACTTCTATGAATTTTGCTAAAAGAAAGATACATGCAACAATTCCGGCCGAAACATATAAGTTGTCCATTTATTTTATACGGGAATAATCTATTACAAGTTTTTACGAATAACAATTATTAATTATTACTAATAATGGTTAATAATAGTCTAAGATTAACAGTTAGTTAAAAATTTAAAAGTCATCAATAAGAGGAATATCTTCTATTTTTAAATCAATATTACTATCACTGTCGTCATCATCACTAGGGAATGGATCAACACTTAGTTCAACATTATCTCCTATATTTAGTTTAACATTATCATCATCTTCGTTGTTATCATCATCTTCATCTTCATAGTCATCGTCGAAATCTTTAGATGAATCATCACGTAGTTCACTACTTATATTTTCAATAGGTATTACTCGATTATTATCCATGTTGAAACTTACTCCTGATGCCCCTGATACACTAGAACCCATATCAATAGATGCTTCCGAAGATGTAGCAGAGTTAGAAGCTGCTTTAATTTTTGAAAGTGTTTCAGATTCTTCGGCAAGTTGTTTAGCTGACATATGAGCCGGTTCAGAAATACTACCAGCAACCGGTTTATCGATAATAGGCTCTTGGGAAATAATTTCTTCCCTTTCATGAACCTCGACAGCATTTTCTACTGTTTCATTCATGTATAACTTTAATAGTTCCTCTACAGGTATTGTATCACGAATTGTCTGTAAAATACATTCTTTGATAATAATCTCTAACTCTCTTGAATTCTTTTGCGACTTTAATGATGATATACCCATCTCAAATAAATATACATTTGTATATATTTTACGTGCGACATTAATGTATATATGATGAACAAAATCTTCTAAAGATGGAATATTCACATCAACCTTCTTCTGTTTTGTTCCAACTCGCATACATGATAACATTTTTAATTGAATTATATGAACACATGTTATAAGGTCAGAAATATATGTACAGTTACTTTTTTCTTTAATACGAGCACATTCTTGCGAAATTATATTAGGATTCCACTTTGGAACTCTTGAAAGAAAATTTTGAAACGTCATTAAATATTTAGTTTTCTCATCATTCTCTAAACATAATTTCCAAGATTCTTCAAATATCGATTTAACACCATCTATTATACAAGGAGTTAATACAGTAATTAATCGCGAACACCACTCGTTGCGAGATTCTTGTAAACTATTTAAAGAAAAGTCGTCCATTTACATAAATGAAATATTTTCTAAAGTTGAATCACTACGAAAAAGAAAGAAATTTAATATAAATAACATTAGTAGTTTTTCATTTCTAAAATCCTTCTTTATCTTATTAAATATAATCATGAATTCATATATTTTACTTTCATGTAATGAACTTGTATTAATAAAATTAATAATATCTAAACAACTATATCCACTTTCGTATAATTTTATACAAAGATTAATAATTTCATTTAGTGTGTAACTTTTATCTAACCTTAAATCTTTTTTAAGTTTATCGGTTTTCTTTTTTATTATTTTTCCTAAATTGTATGTTTCATTTAATGCATAGTTATGTAAATTTATTACTTTACCATTTATAATAGGCTCTGGGACATATATTTCACAAAACCTAGATAAAATAGGTTTCAATAACTTATATTTATCTTCAACAATTATAAAAAATCTAGTAGAATGACTAAATAGTTCAATACATCTACGTAATGCTGATTGAGCATCTATCGTTAACTTATCGGCATTTAATAAAATAATAGTTTTAAATATTTCACCGTCTTTTAAATTTATATTTGTTTTTGCAAAAAATTTTAACTCTTCTCTAATAAATTTTATACCTTTCCCATGTGCACAATTTACTTCCATTACATAATTTTTTATCATTTCTTTATCATTATGATAAATATCATGTATAAAATTATTTACAAGTGTGTTTTTACCACACCCTGATACCCCATGAAAAATTATATTTGGAATTTTTTTTATTTCAATAAAGTATTTTAATTTCTTTTTAATCTCACCATGTATATCTAATACTGATGGGTTATGATTATCATTAGGGTTAATTATATTATCATTCGCTTTATTTACTTCGTTAGCTTTATTTACTTCGTTTATTTTATTCATTTTTATTTAATATTAAATATATATTCATTTATTTAATATTATTTATATATTTATTCTCGATTATAGATAATTTGTTATACGTTACACATTGAACATTACAATATATACGTCATATATTTCGTATCATTAATCACCATAAGTTTTATCAACTCATCAAACGATGTTTTAGGATTCCATCCCAATACTGTTCTTGCTTTTGTAGAATCTCCCCATAAAATGTCAACCTCTGCTGGTCTATAATACTTTTCACTTATAAAAATCATCGCTTGTCCGGTTGACTCATTATACCCAATCTCATTGACACCACTACCCTCCCATTTTATCTTAAAACCACACATACCAAATGCTTTCTCTATCATCTCCCGCACACTATGCGTTTCATTTGTAGACAATACATAGTCATCTGGTTCATCGTGTTGAAGCATTCGCCACATTCCTTCCACATAATCTTCGGCGTTCCCTAAATCACGCATTGCGTCTATATTCCCCATAATAAGTCTATCCGTTTCCCCGCGTATTATTTTACCCAATCCTAGTGTTATTTTTCTCTCTACAAAATTATGTCCCCTTCTTACCCCACCATGATTAAACAAGATTCCATTACAAGCAAACATACCATATGATTCCCGATAATTTTTAACTATCCAATAAGCATATAACTTTGCCACACCATATGGTGACCGTGGATAAAAAGGTGTATTTTCACTTTGCGGTGTTTCTTGTACTTTTCCGAATAATTCACTTGTTGATGCTTGATAGAATCTTGTAATATTTTCTAAATTATTATTTCTTATCGCCTCTAACAACTTAAGTGTCCCAAAAGCATCTGTATCTGCCGTATATTCTGGCATTTCAAAAGAGATTTTTACATGAGACTGAGCTGCCAAGTTATATACTTCTAGACGCGACATATTAGGATACGATTTTTTAATTAAATTAAGTATCTTTTCTAAACATGAACTGTCCGTAATATCACCATAATGTAGCTTTAAATCTTTATTGTCAAAAATATGACTGATTCTTGCCGTATTTATAGTAGAGGCCCTTCTTACTAAACCATGAACCATATAGTTTTTAGATAACAGTAGTTCTGCTAAATATGAGCCATCTTGACCAGTAATCCCTGTTATAAATGCTATTTTATCTGTTATTGACATATTGAGTATCGTGATTTGGAGGTGACTAGATTGTAATATCTTTTATATATCTTTAAAAATTATTTTTATATGACTTTTGATATTATTTTAATATTAAAGGTTATATGCTATTTTAAATGTTTAAAATGTTTAAAATGTTTTGTTGTAATTTTTTAATATGAAGCATCAGATGATACTTTTACTAAATCTGAATTCAAGCAACTTTGTACATTATTTGTTTCCTCTGGACGATTTACTTGTCTTGTAACACATCTTGTTTCTTTGCCGGTATCAAATGGTGGTATATATACAGGATTATGTGAGTATACTTCTGGACGTGCTTCATCTTTTTTAATGAATAACCCTATTTCATCCCGAAAAGTTTCTGTTACTGTGTTAAAATCTGTATCAAATGACTCAGTATTCTCACTATTATTTATATTTTTAATACCACTACTTGTAGCATCGGTTGTTACATTTGGTATATTTAACTCATTTTTTTCCTCTATTATTCTATTTTTTTTTTCTAACTTATCTTGTTCTTGCTTTTTTGTTGTTTTTTGTATAAGAAAAAACATACCAACGGCAATAAAAAGGAAAACAAAAATTATTAATACAACTGAATTATTTGCTGTAAATATAGATGATGATTTTAAACTTTTCATATTTTATATATTATTTGTATTATATAATATAATATATAAAAATTATTAAAAATATCCTAAGAACACAATTTTGTCTCAATAAGCTCAAGAAGTGGACATAAATCTTTTGGATCTATATTTTCTTTTTCTGTTCCCGTATGTACACTTTTACCAGATTTGCAAAATGTCTTGTCTACTAATTCCAATAAAGGACACAAGTCTTTTGGATCTAGTTCTAAATTAAATTCAAGAGAACTATTTTTGTTCTTAATATTTTGAAAATTATTCTTAGATTCTTTTGTATCATTTTGATTTCTGTTAAATGACAATGAATCCGACTCAGTATTGTTACATAATACCGTATCTGCATAGTCTACAAAAGAGCAGATTTTTGAATTATGTCTTTGAAATTTTGTAGCTTTTTCGATATTATCTACATGAGAGTAATGCGACATTCCGCCCTCTTGCATTTTTGAAGAATCTGGAACAGGACCCGACATTGGAAAGGGAATAAAAAAGGCAAATGTAAGTGCTGGTAAAATAGCAAGTAAGCTAACTGTTTTCAACATCTTTGTATATAATATATTAAATATTTATTTTTATGTGTTTATTTTTATGTTAATTATATTATACTAAAAATATAATTAATTATTCCTCTAAAATATATAATTTATTTTTATTATATTAAATTTAAAAAATAAAAACTAAAAATCATAATTTATATACTTAGGGGGCCGCGTAACTATGTAAGCTCTGTGTATAGGGGTTACGTTTAAAAGCATCTAAAATATCCGGTTGAATTCTTTCGCAGTAAATAGATTCCTGGTAATTCTGTGGCATTTTACTTAATTTACCAAATTGGTTTGCTGATGGGGGCATTCCACCTAAACCAGAACCAGCACTTGCTCCCGAATTCCAAGGACAGTTGTCATTATTTTTATCAGGTCTTTTAATATTTATATTTTCAGTATGATTAAACATAGATATGTTCCCTGATGGGGTGTATTCCTTACTTACTTTATTTATATTATTATGCTGATTTCTTGCCGCCATATTAGAACGATGTCCTTGGTTAGTTGCTCCACCGCTTGAACCAAAATATTCCGGTTCAGTTGTCTCACGTTGTGTATATACTTCTTGTTGATCGGCAACTAAATAACCGGTTCCGTCTGTTAATGGAGTAACATTCAGATGATTAAAATCAAGTAAACTTTCGGTTGTTTCCTTAATAGTAGTGGGCATTCTATCGGCTGGATTATAAGCAACACCGGCAGAAACGCCATTCTGGACATTACCATATGGCCGAATTGCTCCTACAACATTTTCTTTTCTAGAGGGACGAACCACTTCCAATAGAGGCGCAACAAATGATTTCATTGCGCTGCTAATAGATGTTCCTAAAAATGGAACAGACTTCGTATTTGAACGATTCGTAGAATTAAGTCTCGTTCTACCACGACCGTAATCAAATTTAGTAGGCTCGCATTTACCGGAACCATGAATATTTATAATAGGCTTTCCTTCTATTACTGCCTTTTTAGAAGGTTCATAATTTTCAGGAGCATATTGCGATGTTCCATTCTGGTTAGAGTCGGTTCCGAAATATTCGGTAGTAGTACATATACGATTCTGATCTTTTAATAACTCCTCTGGGCGACCAGACTGCGCTTTCTCTAAACCGGTCGTAGTAAACCATCTATCAGGAGTATTTAAATAGAATTTATCAGGCAAGAATTTCTCAACATGTCCGTACGTTTTGGCATTGGGCGGTTGTTGTACATTCCATTCATATGAAGGTCCCTCGTGATTCTCTAAACTATATGTGAGTTTGGGATTATTAGTAGTTCGCAATTCATCAACATTCCTGTCCACCCATAAATCACGAGCTTCCATACCTGAATTAAAACCATTGCTTCCACAGGATGTAAAACCCTGATTTAAACCAGGCGCAACATGTACTTCTTCCCATGGTTTTACATTCGCCATTTGTGTACCCGGATTTACACGTGACTGAAAAAATGATGAAAAATTCGGCATTCCGTTAGGATACTGGATATTCGCCTGCGGCGCAAACAAGGGTGCGCGTTCTTCTTTACATATTTTTTGACTACCAGTGCCACTATAGCTATCTAAAATAGACTCGTGAGTATCAGCATCAGTTGTTCTTCCTCTTATTTTAGCACCAAAAAATGGTACCATATTATTATGCTCAAAATCAGATACATTTATTTGTTTACCAGTTAACGATGTTACATTATCGTCCTTAGCTCCATTTTTATCATTATTATTGTAGTATGGGTTTCCGAACTGGTCATTATGTTGTAATACTCTCTTATCAACTGATGCATTATAGTATTTGTCTGTTACTGCTGAACCACCATTAAATCTATTTATATTGCCTTTTGTAGAAGTATCTATTGATGGATAATTTGTATTAGGTATTTGAGTATTTGGTAGATAATTTTGTGGATTTACTCTACCTGCACCCATATTCGTAAATGCTTCTTTTTTGAACATTTTTGCTCTTGTATCATCAATATTATTTTCATTTTTTTTATTTGCCGCCATAAATAATCCTGTAGCCGCCAATATTGGGATAACAACTTCCATTATATTATATGTTTATATATATGTAATATATTTTTTAGTCTCTATTAACTCTTAAATATTACATATATAGTTTTTATCTTTACCTTTTTAATTTTTATCTTTACCTTTTTAATTTTTATCTTTACCTTTTTAATTTTTATCTTTACCTTTTTAATTTTTATCTTTATTTTGTAAACAAGTTTTGGGTATTATCTATCGTATTATAATTAAAACAGGGTACTTTTGTAACGTAATTATCTTTTTCTAAAATTCTAGTGCTAAGGTTATTTTGAAATGACATACATGTATTCTCTTGTGGATTCAAATGAAGGTAATCCCAATTTGGTTGTTCTAAATCTCTATACCACCACGCCGGGTTTGTAACACGCGATTGATCTGTAAATGGAGAACATACAGGATATTCAATTGGCGAAGTAGGTATATTTACGTCTTTATAATTATTTTGCGGATTACAATCTCTTGATAAATTTCTATCAAGACCAAAAAGAGAACTTTCAAGATTTGTTGTATTTGTCATCAAATTTGCACCCCATTTTTGTAACCTAATTGAGGGGTCTATCATAAAACATGGTTTGTCTCCATTACCAGGAACATTAAGTCTCCACTTCCCTTGGTCTGTGGACTCTTGTTGCTGTTTCATTATTCTACATGGGTCGTCATGAAAACGAGTAAATGACATTTATTATAATGTAATTATATTATATTATTATATTTATTTCTATAATATTATTTATTAACATAAAATAAATATAAATATATTTATCGTATGATTCCTAAATACTTATTTATAAGAATAATACAATTATGAAGAATCAAAAACAAACAAAACCAATATCACTACCATTATCGAAAAAAACAATATGTTTAAATATGATTGTTAAAAATGAAGCACATATTATTACCAAAACATTCGATAATATTTTAAATTATATTCCTTTAACTTACTGGGTTATTTCAGATACTGGTTCTACTGATGGTACGCAGCAAGTAATAAAGGATTATTTTAAATCTAAAAATATAAATGGCGAATTATTTCAAGATGAATGGCGAGACTTTGGACATAATCGGACTGTTGCTTTACAACACGCAAATAAAAAAACAGATTACTTATTTATTTTCGACGCTGATGATAGTATACACGGAAATTTTAAACTTCCAGAACCTCATTTATTTAATAAAGAAATGTATAACCTAAAATTTGGAGGAGATAGCGTAGCATATGTTCGCCCTTTACTAATAAATAATCAGCTTGAATGGCGATTTAATGGTGTTCTACATGAATTTTTGACATGTGTAAATAAAAATATTGAAGGAACGGTATTAGATGGAAATTACTATGTGGAGTCTGGTCGTAAAGGAAGCAGGAGTAAAGATCCTGATAAATATAAAAAAGATGCCGAAATTTTAAAAAGGGCATATTATATCGACCTGGAAAAACCAGATAAAGGCTTATCTAATCGTTATGCTTTCTATTGTGCCCAAAGTTATAAAGATAGTGGTATGGTTAAAGAAGCGATTGAATGGTATAAAATGGTAGCCGATAAAATAAATACATGGGTTCAAGAAAGATATTATTCTTGTTTTGTTTTGGGAGATTTATATTTGCGAGAAAATGATTTTGAAAACGCAATCCGGTATTTAACAAAATCGATTATTTTTGACCATCAAAGAATAGAAGGAGTCGCGCTAGCATGTGAAATCTTTTTACAGAGAGAAATGTATTTATTATGTTGTTCTTTGGGTGAACAATTCTTGGGTCACATGTCACCACCACCTAATAAACTTTTCTTATTCGAACCCTTTTACTTTAATCATGTAGAATATTCGTGTAGTATTGCCGGTTTCTATTGCGGAAAACACGATTTAGGTTATCAGTGTTGTAAAAAAATTATTACTACAAGATGTATTGATAATATTGATAAATATATTAAAACATGTATTAATCTTGCTTTTTATAAAGAACAATTGTTACATGATAAAGCAGATACCCTTGAGTTTTTTTATGAGTATAATGAAAATATACAAAAATTATTAAACGACGGTATTGATGTAGATAAGAGAATACATGAATGTTGGAACATTTTATTTGAAAAAAACCGTTCTAAATTATTTGAACTGCCTAAAAATGTTAAAACACTATTTAATAACAAAAGTAAAAATATTAATGTTTTTATTTCTTTTACTACTTGTAAGAGACTTGATTTATTTAAACAAACATTAGGTTCTATTCTGAACCATTGGTTGGATAAAGAAAAGATTGATTACTGGTTTTGCGTAGATGATAATTCTTCTAGAAAGGATAGGGAATTTATGCAGACTACTTTTCCATGGATTAAATATCATATGAAATCCGAATCGGAAAAGGGTCATCGTGAAAGTATGAATATTATTTGGAATAAACTAAATGAACTCAAGCCTAAATATTGGATACATATGGAAGACGACTTTTTATTTTATACAAAAAGAAATTATATAGAAGACTCTATAAAAGTTCTTCAAACGTATCACACTTCTAAAAATGTACATCAAGTTTTATTCAACCGAAATTATTCTGAAGTAATAGAGAATTCTTCTACAAAAGGGCACGTTGTTTTGCCTACTGTTGATTGTATTCCTGAAATTCCTATTATTCTTCATAACCATAATACAAAGGGTAATTTCTTTTTTCAAAACTGTTGTTACTGGCCGGATTATAGTTTTCGCCCATCCATGATAGATGTAGAGACGATTTTAAACCTAGGTAATTATGATACAGAAAATCAATTTTTTGAATTAGATTATGCAAATAAATGGTACAATGCCGGACACAGAAGTGCTTTTTTTAATATGATATGTTGTCGTCATATCGGTAGATTAACATCAGACCGGCATGATAAAACAAAACCAAACTCGTATGAATTAAATAACACTTCACAATTTAATTTACCTAATTCTCACGAATCTCATACGTCTCATACAAGTTACGACTCTTGTGACTTTGATAGTCACACAAATGAAATAGTAACAAATGAAAATATTAGGAAATCATACAGCCCACCCATAAAAGTATATACTTCATCGATAATTAAAGTAGTAAACTTAAAACATAGAGACGATCGTAAGAAAATAATAATAAATAAATTAAAAGATTCGGGTTTTTTTGATACAGAATATGAAATTATTGAAGCAGTATATGGTAACGATTTGGTGATGTCATCTACACCAGAATTATATAAAATGTTTGAAGACAATGATTTTGGAAGTAGGTGTGGATTTATTGGATGTGCATTATCACACTATGGACTATGGTTAGAGTTATTAAAAGATACGACAAATGAATATTATATTATTATGGAAGATGATGTTATATTATGTAATGGATATAAAGAACAAATTTCAAAACTGGAAAGTCAGTTCAAAGAAAAAGATATTTTATATCATGGTTATACAATGTTTAAAAATAATCGTGTAACTAACAAAGAAAAATATGAATACAGATCTGTAAATAGTGAAACGTGTGTATCGGTACATCCTCTTGTTACTGATTTTTATGTTGGAGGAATATTTGGATATAGTATAAATAAAAATGGTGCAAAAAAAATGATAGATTATATCCATAAAAATGGAATAAAACATGGTATCGACTATGTTATGAAAATTGTAAATAATGTTAACTGTTACGAAACACAACCAAATTTATGTATTTCATTATGGCATGAAGACGATATGAACTATGATACAGATATACAAAGATGTGGTAACTGTATCGACTTTAGTATACATGAAAATTACTATTTGAAATATATAAAAGATAACTTTATTTTTATTCCTACAGGTGACCAAATAGGTCATGATTTATACCACAAAAAAAGTAATCTTAAAAATATGGTTTTAAGAGCTATAGATGATAAAAAATGTGTAGCATTTAATACACTTGGTTTTTATAAAAGTGAGGTTATACATATTACGAAATCTGTTTGGTTTAATGAGCATGATGGTATATATATAAAAAAAGAATACGCTTCTAAAATTATAGAAAATCTTGATGACGATTTCAATAACCTTATTGATAATTATCTTTTAAGAGAGATTAAAAAACATGAGACGCAACAGATGCGTGAGATTAATGATAATTCAGAGAAATCAAAACTCGAAAATAAAAAACGCATAAAAATGTTATGTAATTGGTGTTCTTCTCACGATTTATGTTGTGAATTTTCAAAAATGAATATTGGTGGAGGGGTTTTCAAAAATAATACTATCGAGCTTGTTTCTGATAATGAAAATATTGATTATTACGTTATTATCAACATGCCTACGTATGATTCATTGGTAGACTATGATCCAAAAAAGACGATTATTTTTCAGATGGAACCATGGGTATATGATAATACTAAAAATTGGGGAGTTAAAACATGGGGCGACTGGGCTATTCCGGACTCAAATAATTTTATGAAAGTTTTTCGACATACAGAAAATCTTAACAACGTACAATGGCAAGTATCGCCCCCTGAACAAATTCCAGGGGATGAGAAAATAAATAAGGTAATGTGTATATTAAGTGAGAAAACACACGATGATGGACACAAGAAAAGGGTTGACTTTTTGAAACACATTGATTTATGCGAAAATAATAATATGGAGGTATATGGTCGTAAAAATTATCATGGGTTAAAATCATATGTTGGCGAAACCGATAATAAAACAGAATTAGTAAAGTATAAATATTGTTTTTCGTGTGAGAATAATACTGAAAAAAATTATGCTACTGAGAAAATATGGGAGCCTATTTTATTTGAATGTCTTTGTTTTTATTGGGGATGTCCTAACCTCGAAGAGTATATAGATTCGCATGCTTTTGTAAGGCTGCCGCTTGATAACCCCGATGAGTGTATATCTATCATTGCGAAAGCTATCGAGGAAGACTGGTGGTCTCAGCGTATTGATGTAATAAAGAAAGAAAAACAAAAAATATTGAATGAACTGGGATTTTTTCCTAGATTAAATAAGATAATTAGTGATATTTAATATAGACAATATAGATAATATAGATAATATAGACAATATAGATAATATAGACAAAATATATAATATAGACAATATAGATAATATAGACAAAATATATAATATAGACAACACTAAAAAATATATTTCAATAATAATTATTCGTTTATATTATATAATATTTATAAAAATATTATATATTAATGATACCTCAACATATATTAAATTCATTTTATTATGATGATGCAAGAAAATTAAATAAGTCACGAATAAACCATTTATCAAGTTTAAATATTGATTTTAATAATAAAAAAGTATTAGAAACAGGTTGTGGTGGTTGTGGAGATATTACAAATTTTTTATTAAGTAAAAATGCACATGTAACGTTGAATGATTATAGAAAAGAAAATATAGAATCTTTAATGATTAATATAAATAAAGTTTTACCATTTAATACATATGATTTAAATTTAATTATCGATGATAACGATAAATTCGATACAATTGTATGTTACGGAACATTATATCATTTAACAAATTTAGAAAATGCTTTTATAAATTTATCAAATTTGTGTAATGAGTTTGTTATTATAAGTACATGTACAAGTGGGCAAAATGATGAAAATAAAAATATAGTATTTGAGGGAGGAACAAACGAACAATCGCATAATCAATATGGATCAAGGCCGGGAAGATTATATATTTGGAATCAGTTAAATAAACATTTTAAATTTGTTTACACGATTAAAACACAACCGGATCATATAGATTATCCATTACATTTTCCATGTAATAATAGTGCATCTAGAAATATATTTATAGGATCACATATTAAATTAGAAAATGATAATTTTGTTAATTTTTTATTGAATGATTATGAAAAAGAACAAGAAAAAAAACAAGAAAAAGAAAAATTAATATTCATTGATAAAACTGATGGCTTCGGTTCTCAGTTTCAATCAATTATTTTTTATATTTTATATGCAAACTTTAATAATTTAGATTATATTCATAAAAAAATAAAAATCATGGATCATAATTATAATGCTGATGTTAATTTTATAGAAAAAGCAAATAACTGTATGAATATACAAGGAAATTATGATGATTATGATGATATAAAAAATATAGAAGATTATAAGATTAATACTTCCAGTAGAGGGTTTATATATGAATTTATTGATCAAAATGTAGATTTATATACAACTAATAATCCAGCAATTAATAAAATCAAAAAATGTTTTTGGGAAAATAAAGATAGAGACTGTTATAAAAATAATAAATTTAATATTGCGGTTCATGTTAGAAGACCAAATATTCACGATAATCGCATTGAAGGTACAAATACAGAAGATTCATATTATTTAAATGTTATTAACCATATTCGTGAAAAATATAAAAATAATGTAAGTAAAGATTTATGTTTTCATATCTATTCGCAAGGAAATATTGAAAATTATAACTGTTATAAAAATTATGATGATGTTATTCTTCATATTGACGAAGATGTAACTACAACATTTATAGGATTAGTTGGTTCAGATATACTAGTAACGTCGGCAAGTTCTTTTAGTTATATTGCAGCAATATTAACTGATGCTGAAGTATATTATTTACCATTTTGGCATAAGCCAAAAAAAGATTGGATTATAATGTAATATAATGTAATATAATGTAATATAATGTAATATAATGTAATATAATGTAATATAATGTAGTATAATGTAATATAATGTAATATAATGTAATATAATGTAATATTATACAACCCGAATATAAAAAATATAAAAATTTAAAAATTTAACAATATAAAAACTAGGTATAAAAGTATATAAAAATAATGATAAAGATAATAATATTATAATGGAAAAATATTACAATAATATTATTATCAAAGAAAATATAAAACATATAAAGTTAGATATTGGATTATCATATAATGCCCCTCATTCACAAAACTGGTTGGAAAATGAACCAAATTTATTAGTTATTGGGTTTGAACCAAATCCAGATTTTTTAGTTAGTATTTTATCAAAAGATAATATCGATAAACGAGAATCATGTCATGGTGATCCTATAAATAAAAAATATGTTAACGACCGTTTTTTTTTATTTCCGGTTGCTTTATCAAATGTAAATGAACCAACAGAAATGATATTTTATGAAACACAAAAAGATGTAGGTTGTTCTAGTTTATATAAACCAATTGATTTAAACTTGGGTGAATATAAAATAAAATCAAATGTTCCAGTTTATTCTTTAAAACATTTTTTTGATTTATTTCCATTTGATAAATTTGAATATATCGATTATATTAAAATTGACGCTCAAGGTTCTGACTTAGATATATTACAAAGTGCAAGTTATTATCTAAAAGAGAAAGTTGTATATATAACAGCAGAACCAGAGTTTTATTCTTATGAAAATTGTAGTCATAATAATGAACAAAATATAGAAAAATATTTACTTTCACAAAATTTTATTAGAGTTTTTAATAAAAATACATTAGATCCAACATATATAAATAAAAAATTTAAACACTTGGAAAACGAAATATATATTTTTCAAAACTAATTGATTTATCAACTAACTACTTTTAAAAATTGTTGGTTATTATTAAAAGCATCATCCAGTATATAATATTATAAATATATATGAATTTTAATATTATATGAATTTTAATATTATATGAATTTTAATATTATATGAATTTTAATATTATATGAATTTTAATATTATATGAATTATTTATAGTTTACATTTTAGCGTCTTCTATTCTTCCGCCTCCTCTTCCTCTTCATCAGCCTTGGATTCCTTTTTACTTGAACTTAATGCTGATGGAAATTTAACTTTAGATAAATCTAGTGTAATATTCGATGCTTTAGACTTTTTAGGTTTTTGTGAAGCTGCTACCGATGCCGCTGTCGCCTCCACTCCTGATGCTTTCTTAGGGCTTTCACTTCTATTACTAGCCTTTGACATAGACATAGACAATGCCCCAGATAATCGTACCCTTTCTGTTTTTTTCAAGTCACCTCCCATCTGTTCTACTAGTTTTTTAAATGCCGTAATAGCATTATGCGCAGCACCTTGTATATATCCAGACACGCCAACAGGATCTATTTCACTATGAAACGCAAGACGAATAATGCTATCTGTAGCATGAGGATGCGGTTTTCTAAAACCACAAAATGACAATGTTTTATCAGCTATAAAATTTTGCTGGTATAAATAAAATTCAATTACCTTTCCCAATGTGTAATCCTCATTTACTAGTGTAACATCAAACCCATTTTTCAGTGTTGTTTCGGAAGGAACAATCGACACCTTTCCATGCTCCAAATCATATAAGAATTTTTCACATTTTGAAACCATAATTTCACACGCCTTTATAACAATTTCAATATTATCAAAAACACCAACAGTCTCAATTATGAAATCATAACTGTTTGGTTGGTAATAACGCTTTGCTTCTAATAGAAACCAATTACGTTTTTCAAATTCAATTTCATTTTCACTCATATCGCTTTTTTTCATAGCTGCCTCTTTTTCACCCCATACTTCTGTTGCCTTTACCGTATCAGGTGTACATTCATAAGCACACGTACTAATAACATTGAATGCTCCATCTTGCGACGCCTTTCCGATATCCAATCCACAACGTAATGTAAGACGTTCTCCTTCAATATTTTCAGATAATTTAGGCTGAAGTCGAGCAAATTCAATATAGTCACCTGTTTTGGAAGATGGAGGGAATATTGCTCTAACTGCCGATTCATCGGAATATACTTCTGTTTTAATATTTTTTATTTTGAAATCTTTCGTGGTAACATATACAATATTATCTGTATCATTTTTGACATCTACTTCTACAACATAATCTTTATATGGGAAATCCATATCATCAATATGGATGGGAACACAACTAAGTCGCTGCTTAATAATTTCATTGTGAAACCTAGTTGTATTGTGGGTAATTTCGGCCTTATTTTCACTATACGGATAAGTTCTAAATACAAATGTAGGAATATCTGATATTATAATTCTTCTCAAAGCGTTTGCGATACTCATGTTGCAGTCCAATAATGTAAATTTTAAAAAATCATTATCGCTAATAATATTTGAAATACGAGGTTCCATTGTTTGTAAATTTGATGTTCTTATTATATTATTATTATACAATTTATTAAATCAATTTTTCATTAATATAATTAAGGAATTTAATAATTAATATACATACAAATATTAAAAATATTAAAAATATTAAAAATATTAAAAATATTAAAAATATTAAAAATATTAAAAATATTAAAAATATTAAAAATATTAAAAATAATATAAATAACTTAAATAATAAGTTAAAATAAACGATAAATACTCGTGGTAAATTATATTATGAGTAGTATTTTATATTATAGCAACTTTTGTGAAAAATCTAAAAAAATTCTTCAGACATTAGCGAAAAGTAACATTAAAGAAGAATTACATTTTTTGTGTATTGATAAAAGAGTTAAAGGTCACACTGGTTCATGGTATATTATTCTTCAGAATGGGGAAAAGATTATTATGCCTCCTCAAGTAAATCGTGTACCTGCTTTGTTGCTTATGAAACAAGGTCATCAGGTATTATATGGAGACCAAATTTTAGGGCACCTTCAGCCACGAGAAACAGCAATAAATATGGCAGCAACAAATAATAATGGTGAGCCATCTCCTTTCTCATTAAATAATGATTGTATTGGTGGTTATGGTGTGGCTTCCGATTCATTTAGTTTTTGGGACCAAACAAGTGATGATTTGTCAGCGAAAGGTAATGGAGGAATGCGACAATTATATAACTATGCAACAATTGATAGCAACATGAGAATAGAAGCTCCAAAAGAAGATTATGCTCCTGACAAGATTGGTACTGTTTCGCTGGAAAATTTACAACAACAACGAAATACAGAAATACAGTTTAATGCTGAAAAACAGGCCAAAGTGGGCGAACATCCTTCACAACAACAGTTTATTCAACAACAACAACAAAAACAACAATTTCAAGCTCAGTTTTCACAACAACAACAATTTCAACAACAATTACAAACAATTGGTCCGCAAGTAGCACAGCAACAAGAACAACAAAGACAACAGCAAAAAAATGTGAGATTTAGTTAGTAATGCTTACATTTTGAATAATTAAACTTATAAATATTTATAATTAAATATTAATAATTAAAAATATTTAAAACCATAGAATAATATTATATAATCATATACATCCTAATAAATATATTATAAAAATGTCATCAGTAGATAGTTCTGATAAATCATTATTATTAAATGCTTTTAATACACAGTTTTTAGATTTTATAGAAGATGTACAACGTGTATTTAGTGAAGACACTTCAATAAAAAAAGCAAAAACAGCTCTTATAATGATAAAAAAAATAAATCCAGTACTTATTATAAAAATATGGTATACATATGTAGCTTCTCCATATGAAACCGAAATTAATAATAATAATATTGATTTTTTTATAGAAAAAGATTATAAAAAAGATTTTGTATGCGTAAAATATTCTGATGATATTATTAACCATATAGATAAACTTCGCGATCCAGTAAGAAACATGAGTAAAGAAAATCAAGAAAAATCACTAATGTATATTAAAAATTTATGTATTTTGTCTAAATTATATACCGAATAAAGGTGTGATAAGGTGTGATAATGTATGATAAGTTTTATTAAATTTTTATTTAAATTTAATAAAAATTAATGTAATAAATAATTGTAATTTTATCTTCCAGTCCAAACTTTTACTATTGATAGTTTATCTTTATATTTTTCTATTTCATTAAACTTAGTTCCATCTTTACAATATTCAAAAATATTTCCAAATAATGATGGATTTTTTAAATTTTTTTGTAATAAACAGGCAATTACTCTTTCAAAAGACATTCGATTAAACCTTGTTAATACATGATCCAATAATTTACTAATTTCATATTTACTATTCATAAATGTTAAATAGTCATGTGTAATAATAGACATACCTCCAAAACATCCTTTCCATAAATTTTTATCTTCATAAAATGCTAAAAGTTCGTTGTCGTTAAATAATTTTATCATTTTTGTTTCATCTTGAATTTGGTCCCAATGATGTTCAAAATGCCAGATTATTTTATAATTTTCTATTGGTGAAAAATCAATATATTTACATATAAATGCCGAATCGTGTAATATAACGGCAGTATCGAATAACTTATTTTTCAAATAATAATAATAAGGGAGCAACTCACCCCTTCCATGATATTCACTATTTATAATTGTAGTATTATATAATTTTTTATCTGTTATAAATTCACTTTTACTATTATCATCTATAATCATTATTAAATTTTCAGAATAATATTTTCGAATACTGTCATAACATAATATCCAATAATTGTTTGTTATTTCATTTGTTACGTGTCTTAAAATGATAAATCCTACTTTTTCCATTTATATATTTTAATTTATATTTTATAATTTAGTATTTAAATTAAATTAAAACTAAATTAAATTAAATTAAAACTAAAATTAAATTAAAACTAATATTTAAATAATAAATAATTTATGTTTAGTTTGATTTAAATACTAAATTATAAATTAACAATATAAATGGGTAAAAAAAATAATTCTTCTTCAAACGGTAATAAAGCAAATGTAAATTCCGGGACAAATTCTAAGTCAAATCCTTCTGTAAATCCTAGTGAAATTCCTGAAAAAGTTCCTGATGAGTTTAAGAAAGTAATGACAGATTTCATAAATGATTTTACTACAACTTTTCCAGAATATAGTGATAAATTGAAAGATAACTTTGTAGTGGTTTCTGTTAAAACAGATGGTAATGTTGTTGCTGAAGAAATGTTGGACGAAGGAAGAGTACAAACATTATATGAATACTCTAAGACTGTATATCCAGCACGGTTTTTTGATATTTTATATAAAAATGCCGATATTTTCAAAAAAGAGAGTGGAGATAGTGGTGCTGGTGCTGGTGTTAACGTAAACTTTTTACCTGATATCAACTTTAGAGAAGTATGGAATACGCCGGATATTTCTAATAATACGCGCGACACTATTTGGAAATATTTACAGCTTATTCTTTTTTCAATTATTACAAATATTTCAGATAGAGATTCATTTGGAGATACTGCTAAACTGTTTGAAGCTATTAACGAGGATGAGTTGAAAAACAAATTAGAAGAGACAATCAAAAACATGCAGGACCTTTTTATGAACGGAGCAGATGCTGGGGATGGAGCAGGTGAAAATACAGGAGAAGCTGGAGAAGCTGGAGCATCGGGAGAAAATACGAAATTCGGGGATGGAATAGATATGAAAGAATTTGAGAAATTTGCCGAACAGTTTAAAAATTTTTCACCGGATGGTATGGGTGGAATTGACATGTCAAAGTTCCCAGGATTTGCTGGATTTCCAGGATTTAACTCTAAGAGTGAAGAAGGTGGTGCCGCTAAAGGAGAAACTGATAATAATAAAAAACCTGAAATGCCTAATCCTGAAACAATTCATGAACATATTTCAAAACTTCTTAATGGTAAAATAGGAGCACTCGCAAAGGAAATAGCAGAGGAAACAGCTAAAGACTTTGATTTTGGAATTGATATGGAAAATGCTGAAAATATAAATATGAGCAATGTATTTCAAAAGTTATTTAAAAATCCTGGGAAACTAATGAACATGGTTAAAAATGTCGGCGCAAAACTAGATGATAAGTTTAAAAAAGGAGATATCAAAGAAAGCGAGCTTATGAAAGAAGCAAGCGATCTTCTTAGTAATATGAAAAATATGCCTGGTATGGGAGACTTGTCAAGTATGTTAAGCAAAATGGGAATGTCCGGTTTGGGGGGATTAGCTGGTTTAGGAGGAAAAGGAGGCAAGGTAAATATGGGCGCACTACAGAGTCATCTACAACAAAACATGAAAAATGCCAAAATGAAGGAACGTATGCAGACTAAGCTTCAACAGAAGCAACATCAACAACCCCAGCAACCTTCACAACAAAAATCACCTGCCGTGACACCGTTAACTACTGGACCCGCAGCAAACAACATTGTTCGTCCAACTACTTCTGTATATACAGCATCATCGGGTGACCAAATTCAGCAAACCCCTAGAACCGCTAAACCGACAAATGTGTGCGAACCTGGTGCGAATGTTGTTGTAGGTACAAACGCGACTACAAGTGAATCTACAGAAACAGGATACGAACAATCTAGTGACCAGCAAAAGAAGAAAAAGAAGAAGAATAAAAACAAAAAGTAACAGTATAACGAAAATATAATGAAAGATTGTGAAAATATAAATAAAAAATAGTTTAACTATTACTAATATTACTAATATTACTAATAATGATTAAAGAATAAAAAATAAGAAAAAATAATTAAGAATATATATATAATGGACAAAATACCAGCAACACCATTTTGGTTAAATGAACCTACTATTCTATTTGATAAAAAACAGATAACGGAAATATGGCCAAATCCTAATATGAGCAACATGGAAAAATTAAATGCTATTAGCCGGTTTGTTATTATTGCATCACTTTTAGGATATTTGATTACATTGAATATTGGAATTATATTTGTAGGTATAATAACTTTAGCTGTAATTGCTATTTTATATCATGTACAATCGAATAAAGCCAATGCTGATGAAAACGCAAAAGAATTACCGCCCAAAATAAAAGAAAGTTTTACTAATGCCATATTATACAATGAAGTCAAAGACGACTACACTAACCCAAAAGAAAATAACCCCATGATGAATGTTCTTTTACCCGAAATAAGTTATAATCCTACACGAAATGAAGCTGCTCCAGCATTCAATGTCGAAGTAGAAAAGAACATAAATAACAGTACAAAAGACTATGTCGTTGATACTACCTTTTCAGATGAATCGGCAAAACAGAAAGAGTATATTAAGCGTAAATTATTTAGTGATTTAGGCGATAGTTATAATTTTGATTATAGTATGAGGAATTTTTACACGAACCCAAATACAACTATTCCCAACGATCAAGGGGGGTTTGCTAACTTCTGTTTTGGAGACATGATATCAGCGAAAGAAGGCAACGAATTTGCTCTCGGAAGGTGGCAACCAAGAGTGGGTGGAACGTATAATTAATTTTTTAATTTTAAATATAATATATTAAACTACATTTGAAAATATATTATAACATTTAGTAAATTATATTTTCAAAAATATATATATATATACATATAAATACACAAGTATGGCTATTGTAAAGGATTATGTTTTTGACAACTTATGCAGAATAGGTAATGATAACTGTGGAATGGATCAGAGAAATATACAAAACCTTAACTCAAGCAACTATATGTTACAGAATTTCTTTTCTGCTGAGTGTAACATGAAACGCCCGATCGATTTTGCTACCGCTCAACCAGGTGTAAATTATACCGGTAGCCATCAAGTCGGTGTCGGTGGTTGCAATGTTGACACAAATAGTGAGCTGTTTAATGGCAGTATTATGACTCACCCACGTTGCCGCATTAGTTTGTTTGAGAGACCTTTCAAGACTGTCCCCTTTCTTGGAAGAGGTGAGTCGAACCCTCTTGTCGAATCGCGTTTGTGGCAAGGTGACTACAATATCAACAAGAAGAGTGTTAACCCTGCTTCTGAGGTATGCTTTGTGAATCACGAAATGTATCCCCTTATTCCTTCTATTGCTGCTACCATTTCAAACCCTGCAAACTTAGTGGAAGGTGTTGCCGTAAATGGCTGGATACGTGGTGGTGTTCCTTCTCGTGAAATTGAACGCGAGACCAAATATACTACTTGTAGTTCGTAAAAATATTTATATTAGTATATTTCATAATAAAATAATTACAAATAAAATAATTACAAATAAAATAATTACAAATAAAATAATTACAAATAAAATAATTACAAATAAAATAATTACAAATAAAATAATTACAAATAAAATAATTACAAATAAAATATATTAAAAGTATTTTTACTTTCAATTTATATGTATAATACTACATTTTTATGCACATATAAATTACACGATGATGAAGAAGACCAAGATACATTATATCGTCATGAGTACTTATATGCTTTCGGCTTAAAAGAATATGACTCCGACGCAATTGTTGTAACGCTGGATAACATATATCAAAAATTAAAAGATAATAAAGATTTTATTGAAATCATTGAATCACATTACTATTTTAATCGAGAAAATAAAAACCATGAAGTCATTTTACAGTTTCTTTTTTCATTTCATACATTCGATTTATTTCATCATTGTTTAACTTATTTATTAAGCGATGAAAAATCTGACACGGTATTAAATGACGAATATATTAAAAATAAAAAATTATTGATTGATAATATAACAAAAAGGTAGAATATATTTTGAATATATTTTGAATTTATTAAGTAAATTAATTTATCGAAATAATTTATCGAATTAAAATATAAAATATATATTATATTATATTATATAATATAGTATAAACTATGGCTTCTACACAAAATAAAAATACAAAAAGTGATTATTGTTATCAACAGCGAGATTTTAGGGGTATATTTAACCATGTAAGTTATGTAAATTCTCAGAATGGTCGTGCTTATACGGACGCCCTCCCAGATGTAGGCTATATGCCTTCTCATATGTCTCGCGAATCATTTTCAAAGAATTCTGTAGATATTGAGTCAGCTCTTTTTGGTATTAATTCAACAAATCTTGTAGATCCTCAGGCACCTGTTGTTCCACAATTGAAGGAACTTCCGTATTGTTCTTTCTTTGATAGAATACCTCTTATTATGCCTACACCACTTGTAGTTGAAAAAAATCAGAGACCCTTCCCTATTTAATTTTTAATTAAGTTTTATGAAATATATAATTATATTTTTGTATTATATAATTATATTAATATGGCTTCCAATAATAGTAACATAGCATTTGGGTATGTTGGATATTTAAGACGTCATGGAGATGATTATAATTTATCAAGTTTCTCTAATGGTATAACAGGCTATACAGGTTATACTGGTGTTACAGGAGCAACTGGCTGGACTGGTGCTACAGGAGCAACCGGTTACACAGGATACACAGGGTATACTGGTTACACAGGATATACAGGGTATACTGGTTACACAGGATATACAGGGTATACTGGTTACACAGGATATACAGGGTATACTGGTTACACAGGATATACAGGGTATACTGGTTACACAGGTTACACAGGGTATACAGGATACACTGGATATACAGGGTATACCGGTTACACTGGTTACACAGGGTATACAGGATACACTGGATATACAGGGTATACCGGTTACACTGGTTATACTGGTGTTACAGGAGCAACAGGATGGACGGGTTGGACTGGCGCAACAGGTGCAACAGGCGCTCCTGGACAATCTAGCACATATTATAATTATAAGGCTCAAACAGGAGACACATCTCCCCCTCCTAATTTTGGTCATGTTAAGTGGAATACGTCTGTACAAACGGCAGCTACAGAAATATATGTAGCAAATATTGATGGTGATGGGGTAGATGTAGGTGTATTACTTAGTTTAGTAAATGCTGGTGATGATATTATTTTACAAGATAAAATAAATTCGACACTTAACCAAACATGGACTATAACAGGAGTAGTAGCTAGTGTTGGTTATGTAACATGGACTGTATCTGGTTCAAATACATATACTTTTGGATCAGAACAAGATCTTATTTTAATTATTTATGCTGTGGGTCCACAAGGTCCAATTGGTCCTACAGGTTATACCGGTTACACAGGTTATACCGGTTACACAGGTTATACTGGTTACACAGGATACACTGGATATACCGGTTATACTGGATACACTGGTTATACGGGATATACTGGTTACACAGGATACACGGGCGTTACAGGAGCGACTGGATGGACAGGCTGGACTGGAGCAACAGGAGCAACCGGTGCTACAGGGTCTTATGTAATTTTTACAGCAACTGCTAGTAATTCTGTTAATTCAACTGGTTCATCGACCATGGATGTAAATTTATCCGGAAATGCACAATATGTTGGGGTTGGTTCTGTATTGTTTGTTGATAGTTCATCATCTTTGTCTGGATATGTAATAGTAACAAATATTGTTGGTTCTCAGTTTACGGTTGAATGGTATCCTGGAAACATAAATTCAACAGTATCTTGGACTGTAGGTATAACACAAATTATTTTAACAGGACCGAATGGCGCTACAGGAGCAACAGGCGCAACAGGTTATACGGGATATACTGGTTATACAGGTTACACGGGATATACTGGTTACACAGGTTATACAGGTTATACTGGTGATACTGGAGCTACAGGTTATACAGGTTATACTGGTTATACAGGATATACTGGTTATACAGGTTATACTGGTGTTACTGGAGCAACAGGGTACACGGGATATACTGGTTATACAGGTTACACTGGTTATACTGGTGTTACTGGAGCAACCGGATACACTGGTTACACAGGTTACACAGGGTATACTGGTTATACTGGTTATACTGGTGTTACTGGAGCAACCGGGTACACGGGATATACGGGATACACTGGTTATACGGGTTATACCGGATATACAGGTGTTACAGGACCAACCGGTGCAAACGGTGTAATTATTCAGTATAAAACGACCGACTTATCATCTACGGCAAGTTCTTATGCTACAGGAACAACCGAAGTTGATTTAAGCGGTAATTACTTTTGTTCTATAACACCACAGTCTTCTGCGAGTAACATTTTAACACAGTTTCGAATAAAATATGCAAGTAGTTATAACGCAAGCGATAGATTAACAATTAGCGTTAAAAGAAGTATAGCATCGGGTCCTCCTACTACAATTGCCAGTGATACATTTCTTGGACCACAAATAGCTACTGTATCTAATAATGATTTATATACATTAAACTTTGTAGACATTCCGGCAACAACTAGTTCTATTAAATATTATTTGACCTATCAAGTAGAAGCTACTGGTGGTGTGCCTCCAGCGAATACGATTGGTATAGTTCAGAGTCAAGGTAATAATATTGTTTTACAAGAATTGTTAGGTTCAGGAACAGCAAATCAGGGTTCTACAGGACCCACTGGTTCTACCGGATATACAGGTTATACAGGTTATACTGGTTATACTGGTTATACTGGTTATACAGGGGCAACAGGCGCGGCGGGACCTCAAGGCGCAGGAGGTGCTACTGGATATTACGGGTCATTTTATGACACATCAACACAGGGACCATACACAATAAATACTGCAAACGCAATTACAATAAATTCAACCGATGCAACTGCCACCAATGGGGTGTACATTGGGTCGCCAACATCTCGTATTTATAACACATATGCAGGAGTATATAATATACAATTTTCGGCTCAGGTGACAACAACATCAAGTGGAAATGGTACAGATATAATGAACATTTGGATTAAGAAAAATGGTTCTAATGTGCCAGACACAGATGGGCAAATAAATATTGCCACAAGAACAGGTGGAAATATCACAAGTTGGAATTATCTTTTAAATTTAAATGCAGGAGATTACATTGAATTTTATATAAAATGCATAACTTCATCAAATGTTTCTTTAACGAGGTTTGCAGCAGTCGGTACTCCTCCAAATGATTCTCCAGAATCTCCATCTATTATTCTCACATACATGCAAGCCGCATACAATGGTAATACAGGCGCAACGGGTGTTACCGGAGCTACTGGCTACACAGGATACACAGGTTATACAGGTTATACAGGTTATACAGGTTATACAGGTTATACAGGTTATACAGGTTATACAGGTTACACAGGATATACTGGTTATACTGGACCAACAGGGGCAACGGGAGCAACGGGGGCAACAGGAACAGTTGGTATAACAGGAACAGTATGGGGGCAAGGATTGAATTGGAATAACATAACAAACGCATGGCAGATAACTGGAAATGGACCGCTCGCTTTTGGTAATAATGCCGGACAAACAAGTCAATCAACAGCCGCGATAGCTATTGGTATAGAAGCGGGAAGAGGAACACAACAATCTGGTGCTATAGCTATTGGTGTTCAGGCTGGTCAATATTCTCAAGGACAAAGTGCAATAGGAATTGGAACAAATGCGGGTGCTACAAATCAAGGAACAAATGCTGTAGCTGTTGGTGTAAATGCAGGTCAAAATACACAATCACAAAGTGCAGTAGCAATTGGTCTCAATTCTGGTCAATATACACAAGGGACAAATGCAATTGCTATCGGAAATTCGGCAGGCAATTCAAATCAACAACAAAATGCAATATCTATTGGTAGATTCGCAGGACAAGTTACACAGGGAGCTTCTGCAATTGCTATTGGAACTAGTGCAGGACAAACTAATCAAGGAGCATCGGCGATTGCAATTGGTCAAAATGCTGGTTCAACTGGTCAAGGAGCAAATGCGATTGCAATAGGAGAATTAGCAGGTCGAACAAATCAGGCAGCTAATACGATTATCTTAAATGCTTCTGGTTCTGATGTTACAGGTGCTACTGCATCTGCTTTTTATGTAAATCCAATAGCTACAACTCAACAACCAGCTGTAACTGTCGTCCAACAGCGTCAATGTCTAGTTTATAATACAACCTCAAATGAACTCACTGCCGGGGCATTCAATACCTATTCAGTTTGCTACAATACGATTACATCGTCCAACCCACCAGTATATACGGCTGCTGGTGCTGCAGCGTCTTTTGCTCTTACTCCACTCGGGTCTGGTATAACAGCTACTATTTGGCAGTGTACGTGTATTGGAACGTTTGCTGCTGGTGTTAATATAATTACTATTGGTACCCTTTCTTATTTTGGTGGGGCAATGAATGGGCTCAGTAATGTATCTGGTGATTATGGAAGCCCAACAAGATTTTACGGCGTAGCTGGTGATACCAATCTTTATTTTAGTTGTGGTGATTTTATAACTTTCACTAATGTTCGCTTTACTTTTACGCGTCTTTATTAATGTTTCATAATTAAGAATATGGTCTAAGGTGTAAGTTATATATCGGATTTTTAAATCTTCAAGGGTGAAACCTTTTGTAAAAATACACGATAGCCTTTGTTTAATAAAATATATTCATTTTCATATTTTTTTAAAAAATGATTTACACCTTCAAAAGGTGAGTCTAATTTATTACCACTATCAATATTATATGTATAATCATCTATCGCCAAAATTCCTCCCTTATTTAGTATTTTCCATGATAAAATCAAGTCCAAATAACAGTCCAGCATTAAATGACTTCCATCAACATATATAAAATCATGCATGTTATTTTTAACCACCATATCCATTAATACTTTACTCGAATCTCCTTTAATTCCAAACACCCTTCCCTTCATTCCTTCGGTTTTAATATTTTTATGAAATGACGACTCGATCTGAAGATTATCCATATTGTTTAACAGATTATTCTCATTATAACTACTCCACAAATCTACTCCATAACCCACAGAATTAGGAATAAGTTTTACAATATTTATAAGCGATATTCCTGTATATGTTCCGATCTCTAATACCTTTATCGGTTCATCATCGTTCTCTTTCTCGTAGTTTTTATTAAAATATTCAATCACTTTTACAAAAATCTCTCTACTACCGTTCGGTGTGTCATTCGTCCAGTTATACATTCCTTTATACTCCAGTTTATCTTTTAATATATAAGTATCGAGTAATAATTTTGCTCGATTCTCCCACGACAAATCCATTGCCCATTCATAATTTGTCTCTATAAGTGTCCTCTTTAAACTTTCATTCGTTATATCCATTATTTTAAATACCTTCTTTAATGCCTTTTCACACCATTCCTCAGTCGTAGGATCTCCCTTAATTATAACACCGCGATTCCCTACCGTGTTTTGTAAAGCGGCCAAATTATTTGTAATCACCAATGTCTTTGTTGCTGCCGCCTCAAGTGCCGTAAGACAAAATGTCTCCATAAATGTACACGGATAAAACCAGATATCTGCTGTTATCCAAGCATTTGCTAGCGTTTTCTTATCAACCCATCCATGATAATATATATTCATACCGTTTGTATCTGCTCCATACCTGTATAATAGTTGCCGAATATCATTCATTTTTTGCGGTTCTACATCATTTGACCACTTGTTATTCACATCGGAATAAATATGAAGCGACGCAGAGGGCTCATGCTCATATATTTTAGGCCACATTTTCAATAATTCCAGCAGACCACGATTCGGAAATGACGAATATATAAAACTATGAGGGACTTTATTATGTTGTTGCTGTTGCTGTTGCTGTTGCTGTTGCTGTTGCGCTTGTTGATTCTCGATGTTTTTTATGAGAAATTTGTTTACATCTATACCATAATAAAAAGGGACTGTTATACTTTTTAGTTGAGAAAATATATTACAAAAGTATTCGACATGCCATTCCGTTAGACAGAATACTTTCTTTAATTTTATATCTATTGGTATTACAACACCCGTTGGCGTCAAGTCATGAACGACGAGGTATACATTTTCAGTAAAACTTTTTAGGGTAACAGGAATATACTCCGAAAATCTACTTACTATACACGTATGAACATAGTTTTCTTTAATAAATCTATAATATTCGCTTATCGGTTTATAAACGACACCCTCAAATACTTCACCTCCATCTTCACAGTTACAAAATACATATACATCAAATTCTCCTGATTTTTGTATATAACGCGCATGTTCTATAATATACGTCTCTGACCCTCCCACGCCAATATTTAATATACTGCTTCCTGACCATTTATTAAATCCTCCATCCGCCAAAAAACAAAATATCTTTTTATCAGGAACCATTATCGGTCGAGGATTCAACACATTTATGTAATTCAACATTTTGTCGAAAATATTATACCACGATGCTATTTCGGCATATGAGTCATCGCTAGGTTTATTATTCTGTAAAAAGAAATACGCCACCTCTTTCCCTAACTCATAATTTTTCAAGTCGTAACATATCTTAGTAAGAAACTTTGGAAGAAAATGATAACTAAGCGTAGGTTTTAAACTATATTGACAATGAAGTGGGAACCCAATTTCATACGCCTTTTTGAATTTCTCATATGCTATTTTTATATTAGGCGTTCCTCCTTCCAAATAGTAATGAATGCCGATAAAATATAATGCTTCAGGTCGCGTTGGGTCGGCCATGTAACACCTATTATACATATCTTCGCATTCACTCCATGGATAATTTAATTTAAAATTCATTGTTCTAGCCGCCTCAAAAAGTGAATCTACATATTCTTGATGAAACCCGCTGTTTGGATATTCGATGCGTTTTAAAAAATATTTTAATGTATTTTCATGGTCATTTAAACAACAATATGTCTGTGCTAAATAATAATATGCTCTAGGATCGTGTGGATTATTAGCAACCTCGTCAAATAGAAGTTTCAAATCTAAATATTTCCTATTATATGTTCTCTGTTCCATATATTCAAATCTTCCATCTATTATATTCGTTAATTCTTTCGGAATAATTATATTAACATTATTTTTGTCCGATATTACCTCATGAATTGTATGTATATAGCGCAATCCTGTGTCGCTTTTTATTATTCTATTAGAACCATAAACCGTGTCTTCGCTTTTAATATACATCGTAAATGAATCAGCGAATTGATCGCCTCGTACTTCCATTAAAAAACCGCGAAGATTTCCTTCAATAACATACGTGTCATCCAACATTATTATGTATTTTTGTGATGTTCCAGCCAAATCTAGCAATCGATTTCTACTGTCGCGAAAATTGATAAATGGTTCTTCGTATAATTCTCCGTTTTTTTTACCTACCAATGTTCGCTTTATAATATCCAATGTTTCATCAGTGCTTCCCGTATCTAAAATAGTCCATTTATCAATTATAGGCATATTTTGTTGTAACATTTGTTCAAACTGTGGTCCGGCATTTTTTACCATAATACATAAATGAATTAAGTTATCGTAGTTAAGTATGTTACTGTCATCGTTCTTGTAGTACTTAAAAACTTCGTTGAATGCTTCGTCGCATAATAAAGGCACTTGTATTTTAATACTACTATTGCTCAGCTTATATTCAGTATGATTTTCTAGCCTGATATCCGTGTCAAATGTTGTGTCATTATTCGTATGTGTATCCCAAACGATACATGGGTTATATTTATCAATTAAAGTATTAATCAATGTACTAGCGTTGGTGTTGTCGTTGGCATTGTCGTTAGTCGAAGATGTTTTTTCAATATATATAATAAGGTTGTTATCAGTAATATTATCGGTAATATCGTCTATAATTTCTTTATAGTTTTTAGTTTTATCTGTAAAAAAAATATTAGATGTGTTAGACATATCTTTTTTTTCAAGATTTTTGGTAGCGTTGTTGTAGTGACTTGACACTTCACATATTCCATATACTTTTTTAAAATGTTTACTAGAGTTAATTGCTACAAATCCGCCATGCGTTACATTGATACACAATAATATATAATTATGTGCCGATGTAACATTTGTTAATTCGTACAGTAAACCCATAATTCTTTCATATTTACCGACATCTTTTAATATTTTAAGATTTGAAAATGTTTCATGTTTTATTTCCGAAAATTCATAGTTTTCAACAAAAAAATCTTTTTTATTTATAATAACATGTTTGGTATATTCAGTCATTTAGTCTATATAAATAATTTATAGCCTATTTGTAAATAAATACAAATATGTTTAAATAATTATTTATAATTATATATTATTATATTATATTATCAATGAGTATAAATAATTTTATACCTGACGATGGTTCATTATGGAGTATAAGAGCTGTTGACATATCTGGAAACTATAATCAAAAATTATCTCTTGATGCATCTGGTAATGCAATAATTAGAACGGGTAATATCGACCGTCTTACTATCAATAGCAGTGGAGCGTGGACATGTCAAGGTGGAATGAGTTATAATAATGTGACAAATGCTTTAACAGCTGGAACATTTAGTGGAGCAGCTACAAATTTATCTGGAGGATTAGGTGGACAAATACCATATCAATCAGCAACAAGTACTACTGCTCTTTTAGCAAATGGAACATCTCGACAATTTTTAATTTCTAACGGTGGAACATCCGCACCATCATGGAGTACTCCTACTGTAACAACTGGTAATTTTCAATTTGATGATATGTGGGGTTGTGGTGCTACTAATAATGGACCATTCGGAATGAAATCCGTCGGAACTCCAGCAGGTTCTTCGCCTTCATCATTAGGTGCTGCTGATGGATATAATGGTATAACTAGAATATTAAATTCAGCAGCAAATACATCAGTCGGGTGGCAATCAGGTTCTCCTACCATTTTTAGAAATCTTCTTACAACTGGACTTGGTTTTACGATGATATTTAGACCATGGTCGGCAGGAACCGCGGTGTCAACTACATTATATTGTGGATTTAGTAGTGATTTTAGTGCTGGAGCACCAGCAAGTCAACTTGCATGGCAATATAGTACAAACCAGGCTCCAACAAATGTTTGGAATTTTAGACAAGATGGTGCAACAGTTAATACGGCAACCGGATTAGCACAAGGAGTGGGTGACTGGTTTAAAATTACACTTGTCAGAACAGCAAATTTAACATATACAACTACAATACAAGATATAACGACCGGTTCAACAATATATTCATATTCAGGAACTGTTGCTGCTAGTAATCTTATATTATATATGGGTGGTTTTGTATCTTGTACTGCTGGAGCAACTAGTAAATATTTAGATATAGATTATATATCATGTGAATTTAACTCTACGCATTAAAAAATATAAAATTCAATCTATCAAATATATTATAACTATACCTATACCTATACCTATACCTATACCTATACCTATACCTATACCTATACCTATACCTATACCTATACCTATACCTATACCTATACCTATACCTATACCTATACCTATACCTATACCTATAC